ACGAGATAGGCTCCGGTCTCGTGGGCTCGGAGATGTGTATAAGAGACAGGAGCTTAATAGATAAACTAGAAGACTTGGTGGCTAAGGTAGACACCGAATACCAAGAGAAGATGGAGGCGGTGATCCGGGAGATAGTTCCGGGGATGCCGGAAGGGAACGTGCGCCATGCCGCCGAGTGTATGTGTACGGACAGGATGGGGAGCATGATGGATATCGATATTTATATATTAAAGGAAGAGGATAGACCTTACGAATGCCATTATCTAAAGGATCTGCTGGAGGATAGGGTAGCTAGAATAGCCAAAATGCATGAGGATGAAAGTTATACATACAATATGGATGATAATTATTGGTGCGCCACATGTGGATCCCATTCTCATAAAAAGGATTCCAAGACAGGGTATTGTTGGTATTGCGATACAGTTAATTGGGTTAAAGAGGATGGGAAGGATGTTGGAATATAAAAACAAGCAATTATATAACAAGGAGGAATAAACATGGGAAGAGGTGTTAATACAGGCGCCTTGTCTCCGGTCGGCGGTATCGGGGAAATACGAATGCGAGCAAACCTGCGAAAAATAGTGGCGTACAAAGATTTCGCGAAACAGATGGTCATGGCGCAATACGAATGATAGAGGAGATTGGTGATTAAAACATTAAATAACATTAAACATGAAAAAGAGTAGAAGAATTGTAAGGAAAATGAGCAAGAAGAGCCTTATCAACAAGAAGGCTCTTCGGTATATTATCGCAAACAGTAATTTATGTAAACATGCGATAAGAGAATTGGAATTAGCCGGATATGGCAAAGAAGAGGACGGTCCTAACAAATGGATGCGCGAACAGGTAATAGAAGCTGTCGCACTGTTCTCTTCTCATGGGAACAGCGGGTTCTCGGCACCATTTGAAATCAATCTCGTCAAGAAACTTTGCAGTTTTGATATAATCTCTCCTTTGAGATTTGATGATGGCGAATGGGGAAAAATAGGCTTAGACGGGAGTTGCCAGAATAAAAGAAAATCATCGATATTCAAAGAGCCGGACGGGAGTATCCATGATGTTGATGCATTTTCAAAAGTTCCTGTAAAAAAGTTTTTATTCGCCACTCGAACGTGGACGGAGAACATTCATAAGATAGGATGGATAGGAGGGTTGTTTGAGACGGACGAAAACGGAATACTCACTGGAAGATATTTTGGTAGATGTAATGTAAAAGACTATCAGAACGGATATATGCCAAAAGGCAAGAAAGAAATACCATGCAGGGAGATAGAGATATCGCCGGACAATTGGATTATGACAGTTGAATCAAACAATGAGGCTTTGATTGAATTGTCAAAGATTTATGATATAGTCTGGCGACAATGCCCTTGCTTGAAAGGCATAATGGATACCAACGTTACACCGGAACTTGAAAGATTGGCATGCGAACAAATGAAGGGATAAACAATGAATGACAAATTTGTAGACATGCCGAAATGCATGGTGGACAAATACGAAACCGCCGACTTTATTGCCAGCGACCCCGTCCAGTTCCCAAGGCGGTATTCCGGGCGGGACGCGGAGGTCAGTGGGCTCATTACTTCGTGGCTCTCGTTCGGGAATCGAAAGGCGATCATCGGGGCGGCGGAGCGGATGGACAGGGAGTTTGGTGGCAGTCCTTACGGGTGGCTGATGGATAGGCAATATGTGAAAGTATATAATTACCTTACTAGATATGGGAGAGAAGAAGATAAAAATGTGCAAAAAAGACGAGTCTATTAAAAAAGTGCTTGAGGAGATAGAGGATAAGGCTATTGAATCTCGATATACGAATATGTATGATTGGCAGCGCAGGGATCTTTCAAAAGAGGATCTGTTTGAGTATGCGGAGGAAATGAGGAAATGTCTTGATAAGATATTTGATTTGGCAATTAATGAAAGGCTTAAATAATTCAACACAAAATCATATAAGATGATAACTTCTATAAGGATAGACGACAACAAGAAGACTCCATTTAAATATATCCCAAAGATAAAAGCGTTCAAAAATGGCTCTGAGTTTATATTCAAGCCCGGCGTGAATGTGATTGTAGGCAAGAACGGGAGCGGGAAATCAACCCTCCTGAATATGATATCGAAGTACATGTTGTGCGAGAAAAAGATGTGTTCTGAATTACCGTCAGAAGCATTGTATTTCCCGGATATATTTGATGATGACAAGGTGCTTGACGGGATCAGTATTAAGTCGGATTATATTGGGAAAGTCTTCTATCTCCTACAGCAAACTGAAATGAGAAAGGATGATATATTGGATAATATCAATAATTTAAGTTTGTATATGAATGGAACATCTAGATCCTCTGGGGAGAAGAACCTTCATGCCATGAACTCGCTTTTTGATTTTGTGTTTAACCAAGATGAGTATGCGTTTCCGATACAGAAGCTTATGGAATTTAAGAAAAAGTCAAATGAGTTCTGGGCAAACAGGATCGACAATCTTTTAAAATACTACAAAGACAATCATGTGGTATTAATGGAGAAGGATTTTGAGTATACAATCCTTATGGATGAGCCGGACAGGAATTTAGATATTGACAATATCATGGATCTGTACAAGGTATTGTCATTTCATAAACCGCAAACACAAATTATAGCCGTAATTCATAACCCGGCTTTGATTTACAAGTTGAGCAAGCCGGATTGCGTGAACTTTATTGAGATGACAAAAGGGTATTTGAAGAAAATTACTGGTTTTATGAATAAAAAATAAGAAAGGAGATGAGAGAAGAATTGAGAACAATAGGATCAAAAGGACGCCATGTGTTTACAGCAACCTTTGTTAGATTTGGATTTAGGAATGGATACATTGGACCTGTAAAAACGATGCTTTTACAAGATGTGACACTTGATAGCAAAATAGTATCAGATCATTTGTGGTTCGATTTAACAAAAGGATTTAGTGGTGCTAATTTATCGCCAGGCGATGTGGTTGAGTTTTGCGCAAGGGTTAGTGCTTACGAGAAAGGATACAAGGGGCACAAGGATGATGTACTTAATAGACCGATAGAAAGAGACTATCGATTATCAAGACCGACAAAAATTAAAAAGATCGGGAAGAAATTAATATTAAAAGATGAGGGGAAATAATACATGATAATTATATGCCTAAAAAATTTATAATTTATTAAAATATAATGATATGAAAATTCAAGTAGAATTAAATTTGGAAGATGTATTTGAGGAAGCTATGTACAATGAAGCGACGTTGAAAGAGGAGTTTACCAGCTCGGTCAGGTTAGCCGTAGTACGTGAACTTAAAGAAAAGTTCAAGAATGAGTTGATGAGAGAAATATCCAATCCGATATCACAGAAAATTGAGGATATAGCGAGGGAATCAATGAGCGATCTCATTGAGAACGCCAGCGAGAAGAAATATAGATTCAGGTTAGATTATATGGATGAGGAGTTAACAGTAGACGAGTTTATAAGAGGCATGATTAAGAAGGTTGTAGACAGCAACATCGAGACAATGGTAGAATCAAAAGCCAAATCTTTTGTCAATGAGTTAAGGAGAAGATATGATATGGCGTTCGCTGCCTTTGTCGTAGATAACATGAGAAAGCAAAATATGTTGAAGGAAGATAAGATAGCTGAGCTGTTAAAGGATAACCCAAATGAGAAGTAGGGAAGATGCCAAAGGAAGACGGCGATCTGTGCTCATGACACCGCCCGTACCGGAGAAGGTCAGGGTATTATCCCCGGCATGGTATAGGGCGGCAGTGGAGTTTCAAGGTAGGCCGGAGCAGGAGCGACTAGCCTTTTGCTCGTGGTGTTGTTGTCATGGAGGGTGTAATTTGTGTATGGATATAAGCAAATACAACATAAAAGGGCTTAAGATATATGGAGGATAAGGTGATTATATACCATTTTATGATTTTAGTGTAAAATGGTATATAATAACCTAAGCGTATTAACTATTAATAATGTTTATTTAATTTAATTCAAAAAACAAAATGTCTACTTTTGTAGACACATAAAAATTACACATATGAAAAAGAGTAAATTTGTAAAGGAGTTAGAGAAGATCATCGATATGGTTAAGGCCGAGGATGATGGTTTCGAGTATGGTGGTAAAGTCATTTTCTATAAAGAAGATGATGATAACTATGAAATCTCGGTAAAGAACATCGAGATGGATCTGACGGTAGAGGCCAATACTATGGCTAGTATGGATGATAGGACTTTTGCCTGTCTTATGAGTGAGGTCTATAAACAAAAGTTTACAAAGGCTATAACGATATCGGAGGATGAGGATGATGAAGACAATTGATAAGATGACCGATCAGGAGATATATGATCTTACTGATAAGCAGGTAGAGAAATTGATCGTAATAAGATGTGCGGAGGAAGGTGTCAGGTTTATGGATGAGCCTCCAGTTATGAAGACGTATGGCTATAAATCTATTTCTCCATCTCATTTCTTCTACTATTTGGAGGGCTTGAATATAGCCGTTCTTGATCAGAATGATGCTATTAAAATAGCTAAGTTATTAAGTGAATTTGATCTATACAGGACTAGATATGATTTCGCCGTATCCAATGAAAAGCTATACAGCAAATTGAATATAATTAATATCAAACATACTCCGATGTTTGATACGAAAGACGAGGAGACCTATAAGTCTATCAAGGATAAGAACGATAAGATTGAGGCGGAATATAAAGACCAGCTGGAGAGATATGAGAGAAATATGAAGAAAATGAGTAAGATTCGGGCCGAGATATGGGATAAAGTAGCCGATATAAGACATAGGATTGATAATATGAACTATCTTAGGTCGCTTTTTGTAAGGGAATATCTACCACTGGTGGATAATGATACGGATAAGGCTATGATATTTTTCAAGAAGGCTTATGGCGTGGATGATGATACGGAAAGATATATTCGTGAAGGAATAAAAGATTATCCTTTGTTTAACAATAATATAGATTAAAATGCACAATTGGTTTAAATGTACGGTTTCTTACGAGACCGATGCCGAGAACGGCATGAAGAAGAAGGTAAAGGAAGAGTATTTAGTAGATGCCTTTTCTTATACCGAATGTGAGGCTAGAATCATAGAGGAGATGAAGCCATTCATCTCCGGTGAGTTTAGCGTTGATATCAAACGATTCAGGATAGCGGAATTGTTTGCCATGGATGGAGACCGGTTCTATAAGGTCACGGCTGATTATATTACGATAGACGAGAAATCGAGCAATGAGAAACGCAAGGCGTTTAACTACATCGTTCGGGCCAATGACCTTGATCATGCCAAAAAGAATTTCGAGGAAGGCATGAAAGGAACCATATCAGATTTCGTTGTCACTTGTATCAAGGAAGAGAAGAAACTGATGGACTTCTACGAGTTTGATGGTAAGATCAGGAATCCGGAGAAAAATGAGGATAGTAGGCAGTAAAGCTAGCTACGAAACCACGTCGTCCATAGCCGAGAAGTTGATGGAGATAAGTAAAATGGAGGGTACGATTTATCGTATCCTCACATTGTCTAACAAAACTTATCTAGCTTCTAAATTAGGATATAGCAGATCGGGGTTCTATAAGAAGATACAAAACAGGAGTTTTAATATCCGGGAACTAGCTCAGATATTCGATACGATCATCAACTTCAAGGATCAAGATTGGACTGAGGGTAAGATTAATAGGCTTAAGAGGTATAGGGCTATGAGCCTTATGGAGTTCAACAAAAGTTATAAAAAGAAAAAGGCATGAGAGGTAGGATGTTACCGTGTGAGAGATGCGGAAGGATGGTAACCATAAGGAGTAAGGGGTTGTGTCCCGCATGCAGAGCCAAGGAGCTACCACCAAAGGAAAGGGCGGCGATACGGGTGAAGGCCAAGCCAAAGGGGAAGAGCCTAGCCGTTTTCTTTGGCGCCCATGTGGCTAGATTGAGTATGACAAGGAGATCTGCTACCGGCGCATACATACCATGCCCGGGGGTAAGCAACATATGCCACTTATACCCTAAACGGAAATATAAATCAGTTGCTGAGGATAATGATAACATTATCTACTTGACGGCTGATGAGCATACAAGATTCGATTATCTATTAGATACGATGGATTTCAGCCGGCTCTTGGACGAGTTTGGCAACGTATGGCTGTTGGCAGCCAGAAGGATGAGGGATCTCGCACCTAGAGTCGAGGAGGATGGTAAATTAAAAACCAGATTATTATCATGGATAGAAGAAAACAAAGATTACTTTTAGACCTAGGATATAAGGCTATAAGTGACACAGTATATAGTTATGGGACGATCATAGAAGTCATAAGCGATCAAGAATTGTTTGATGAGATGAAAGTTCGTTTATCCGAGAGACACAATGTGGCTATTGCGGATGATGGAGAGATAGGATGTTCGGCTTTAGGCAAGATAAAGGACGAGAATGCGTCGTCATATTATTGGCGATCATCATTACCAGTATTAAGATCATATCATACAGATCCTAAATTTACCGCTTTCTTTGGCATATTAGACGTTTTATCAACGGTCCCGAAGAAAGATATGGTCGAGGAGAAAAAGCCTATTGAAGAGCCTAAAAACGAGCCTAATGAGGAGATGGAGGTTGAGTATGATCTGGAGACAGAGCAACAGTATTATGCCGCTGAATGGATAAAGGATATCCCGACACCTGTGTTATATAGAATGACTGTCGCCGGCAAACGTGTGTATTATGAGATGGATGTTGATGGGTATCCTATCATATACGATGGAGCCACTAACAATATCGCCAATGGGTATTGTGATACGTCCGGAGCCTTGGAGAAGTGGAAGAATGAGATGAGGCTCAAGGGTAAGGATCCTGATGAGTACGCTAACTACAGGGCTGATCTGGGTACTATCATGCATTATCTATTTGGGTTGTATCTGACCGGGGTTAACATAAAGCTGATCCCGACATGGATCAGGAAGGTGGTCAAGGAAGCCAAGCTAAGAATAGACAAGTATAGGATGGAGCGGATATTAGTGGATAACATTGATGAGCTGATAGAGGATCTGATATCATTCGCTATATTCTGCAAGGAAAGACATGTTAAACCGGTATTGATCGAAAAGATGCTGAGGTCAAGCAGATTGAAGGTGGCTTCTTCGGTGGACGCCGTGGTGGAGATGGATAGCGAGCCGGAGATGGTGGAGATAGAGGTCGAGACAGGAGAGCTTTATAAGGTGGGAGCCAAGAAAGGCCAACCTAAAATGGAGAAAAAGAAAGTAAAAAGATGTAGGAGGATATTCGCTATATTGGACTTCAAATCAAACAGGAAAGGCAATTTCTATGACGAGTATGCTTTCCAACTTGAGTTATATAGAAGAATGATACAGGAGAACTATGGAAAGATATTGGAGATAGAGGAGATATATAACTTCGCTCCGGGTGATCCTACCGCAAAGACCAGCCAATATAAGTTGAAGAGACAGACTGACAACCCTATATTGAATATGGCTACCGTAGTATATCTTCAAGGTAAGTATAAGTTTGAGAAAACCAATTATACGGTTACGTCAAGGATCGGGTCTTTAGATATAGAGGGTGATTTTGAGTTGAATGGTTTGATAAGAAAAGAGTCGCTGAGAGATTATATATATAGAGTGATGAGTGAGAGGAGAGGATGATGGAATTTAGGGAGTTCAATAAGAGCGTTCATCGGTATGAGCTGGATCATAGCAAGCCAAGAAGGAAGCTGACGTGCCCTCAATGCGGCAAGGATAAGTGTTTTACGCCGTACGTGGACGTAACCACCGGTCAGATCGTTGGAGAGCAGTTTGGGGTGTGTGATCATAAAAATAAATGTGGTTACTTTAAATATCCAACAGGGAGCGAACTTGGGAACAATGATCTTTTTACCGATTCAAACAAAGTATTAAGGAGGTACAGACCTCCTATGGATCCGGATATAGCCAACTGCATTCCGGTAAGCAAGATGTTTGAGACGCTTAATCCTTTCGAGACATCCGATCTTCAGGATTATCTATCCAATATCTTCGGATCGTATCATACCAATAGGGCATTTAGCTTGTATAAGGTGGGGATGATGAGATTCGGGGACTGGGGTAAGTGCTGTGTGTTCTGGCAACTGGATAAGAATTGGGTAGTGCGGACCGGGAAGATAATGGACTACGGGCCTGACGGGAAGAGGGTAAAGGTTCCCATGGATCATGTATGTTGGGTGCATATACTGGACGGTCAGGATTACCTGCTTAGGCAATGCCTGTTCGGGGAGTTTCTTATCAACTTCTATCCCAATGACGCTCCGGTGTATATAGTAGAGTCAGAGAAGACGGCTGTTATCTGTAACATCGTGTACCCTAGTAGGTTGTTTATGGCCTGTGGCGGTATCCATATGCTGAAAAGGGAGATGATAGAGACATTGGGTAGGAGGCGGATAGTCCTGTACCCGGATAAGGGCGACGCTTTCAACGAATGGAGAAAGAAGGTAGACAAGGATATGAGGGGGATGAATATAGAGATAAGTAATTTTCTAGAATCAAAACCCAATATAAATGAGGGAATGGATATAGCGGATTATTTTATTATTAAACAAATTTACAATGGCAAAGGTAGTTGACAATTACAAGAAATTCAAGGTTCTTGAAATAACAAGACAGGAGATGATGGATAAGCTCACCAGATATGGGTGCTTAGGTATTTGCGATATGTGTAACAGACCTACGTCCGTGGGCTATTATGTAGCGGTAATCAATCAATGGATGTGCGAGGACTGTTATAATGATTTCATCAAATCGGTTGACAGGTATGAGGAGGATATGAGAATAGAGAACAGAAATTTTGATAGATTCTGCAATCTATTTAATGTTGAGATAGAAGAAAAGGTATGAAAGAACTGTCTTTAGCCCAGAAAGCTATGTTAAACGGATCCGTATGTCCATATTGCAAGATCCCATCCACTATGATAAATACGGTGGAGGGGAAGCAAGTTGGGTGCGAGAAGTGTGGGGCTTGGATGAGATCCGATCCTTTTGGGAAACCGATGGGGAGGCTGGCTAAGCCGGATCTTCTTAGGAGTATGGATATGGTAATGACTGAGATTAATATATTTGCGTATAGGACAAAACGGGATGTACAGGATATTTACAAAAGCCTATCTGGTGAATTGGATATACCAATAGAACATGTATCCCCATATAAGATGTCTTTGCCATCACTACTTAATACCATGAGATATATTGAAAAGTATGGCGATAATCATATACGGATATATGATAGAACCATGGTAAAGAAGGCTTGCCCTAGGCACGGAGCGGTGGCGATCGGGAGCAACGCCTGCCACGGGTGCCCGGAGTTCCTGTTCCATGTGGTAAACAACACGACCGATACGGTGGTGTGTGATATGGATATGAGCTATGGCGACGGTATAAAGAAGAGAAATAATAAATTTGGTAGATAATATTAATTATATAAAAGATGAAGGTAATTTTTATTCATAAGCCTACTGGATATTATGTAGGAGGGTCTATGTTCGACAAGTCTTATTGCAAGGATAAGATGATAGAGAAAGGAATAAGTAAGGATCGAGCCGAGAAGTTAAGTGATATAATAGGCCCATACGCATGCATATGGGAGGTGGAGAACGGAGATGACCCTTATGAGAGTATGAGATCTAGGCTAAAGGATAAAGCTTCATATCTGGATGGAGAGGATCTTATCATGGAGAATTATGATGATGAGGAGGACGAAGAGGATGGGGAGATCGACTGAATATTACAGAACACATCCGGAAGCCAGAAAGAAGAAGGCTGAGACGGATAAGAAGATCAACGCCAGACCTGAGCAGAAAGCCAAGAGACGGGAGTTGGGTCGTAAGAACTACAAGACCGATAAGTTGAAGGGAAAGGCTTATCGGAAGGGGAAGGACCTATGCCATACAGCTAAGGGGTTAAGATATAAATCAAGATCAGCTAACAGAGGATCTAAATCCGATACGGCTGGCGATAGAAACGCAAGAGGATGAGTGAGGATAGGATATGGAGGTCATCCAAGGAGATTATCATGGATGCCTATGAGAGAATAAGAAAGTATCAGTCGGGAGAGCTTCTCCCGGCTCGTACTGGATACGCTTATCTTGACAAGGCGTTGCTGGGAGGGTTCTACCCACAACATGCGGTGGCTATCGGCGCCAGGCCCGGAGTCGGCAAGTCTTATTTGGCGCAGAAGATCATGAGCAATGTGATGAATGTCAATATCAATCCACAGGCAGATGATTATGTATGGTTAAGATGTGAGTTTGAGATGAACCCAGAAGATTTGATGTTGCGTTCACTATCAAAAAAAATGGGAAAGGATATACAAGATATTCTCCTTAACGAGATGTCTGATGAAGAGATAAAGGAAATGCAGAAATGTCTTAAGGAGGAAAACTCCAGCAGAATAACATACATCCCTAAACCATCAACCGTAGATGAGCTTCAAAACTTTCTGTGGAATGAGTATATGCCAATAAACAAAGATAAAAAAATGGTATTCGTGTCTATAGATCATACGGCCCTGATACAAGGTTCAGGAGATGCCAAAAGGAATATCGACTCGTTGATAACCATGTGCAATATAGCTAAAAGGACTTTTCCTAATATTTTCTTTCTTATAATATCCCAACTCAATCGTGATATCGAAGGACGACGGGATCCAAAAGATCATATGCCAAAGCAATCTGATTTTTATCAATCAGATACATTGGGACAGTTATGTACGGCTATGGTAGCGTTAAATATCCCGAAGAGATACGGGTACTCCTCATACATGCAATTTCCGCAAGGATGGTATCCTAATCTGGAACGTTTTAAAAGTGAATCAAGACGATCCTTCCGTGTGGATGGATTATTATTCCATCATATCGTAAAGGTCCGTCAACGGTCATTAGAGGAGATTGATGCGATACATGTAGATATCATGAAAGGATATGAGCGATATTATCCTGATGGAGGGGTGGTGCGCCAAGAAAGACCGGGAGGCTCGGATGCCCCCGTGGGTAGCGGCAAGCCGGACACGACCGTGGTGACGCTGCCGCCCCCGCCTCCCAGTATCCCGTTGGAGCAACAATATATACCGCCTAGTGATGATTTCAATATAGTACATGACGAAACACCTTATTGACATGAGATTGAGACATAATTACTTGCTTGTAGTGATAAAGGTGCTGGAAATGTTCTTGAAGACCGTATTGTCGGTTGAGGATAAGATGGGGATAAAGGAAATTATATCCTCGTTAAAGGAAATGGCTAAATACAGCATCAGATATATCATAAACCGGGAACGGGAAAAGGAGATCATGAGTATCTGTGATGAGGTATCCAATAAAGTACAGGAGTATAAAAGGATAAATGACAACTCAATGATATTGGAATTGGAGAACCTAAAAAGGGAAGTTGTGGCGGTGGAGGATCTTCTTAGCTCATACAAGGGGGTTCTTGACGCCGAACTGGTGATAGCCGAGGATGATATCAGAATCATACGGGACAAGATCGCTATAAGCCTGAGGGAGGACGGAACATGTAAGAGCATGACTGATGCTGATAAAAGGGCTAGGGTGGACGTAAGATACGAGAGGGCGTTAGAGGATTATCGAATCCTTCTAAGATGCGCTAATACGGTTAGGGCTAAGATGTCGGTTGTAGGGCATCTTAACCAATCTATAAATCAATCTATATCAGTTGGTAGAGTTGGTATGGCTAATGAATCTTATACGGTAAAACAGTATGAAAAAGGGAAAGAGATTATCGAAAGCAGACGCTCTTAGGGTGTTGAGAAGAGCTTACGATCTAATAAAGAATGATAATTATACATTTATGTGCAGAGCAATAGAAAAGGCAGCGGTTGAATTATCACTTGCTGAAAGATCATGTGTGGCGTGTTATCTTATACCAGAACTGAAGATGTTCAAACCTGTAAACAGAAAAAATGGAGATTTTTGGTTTCATTCATCAAAGAAAAACATAAGGTTACATATAATAGATACGCTAATAGATATATATAACGGAAATGATCATCCCGATATAGTCGAGAGGGTAGCCAGAAAGATCAGGTCAATATTTTAACTCATTAGCTTATGTATATAAATTTTGAACAGATGATGACATCAGGATTAACGATGTCTGATGTCGGGTATCTTTTGATGATCCGGCAGAAAGAGGAGATGGCTAGCGTCATTCCAAAGGAGAAAATAGATAGTTATAAAGCATCTGGTTATATCGAGCTTCAGAAGAATGGGAAGTGGAAGATAACGCCAAGGGGAGGGTCGCTGCTGATGCTGATAGAGACACCCGGTCTGACACCGGAGGTCGAGGGGATCCGGGACCGTATCGTTGGGGTATATAACGATATGGGGAAGGATACAGGGGCTATTAAGGAGGTAGAGAAAAGGCTCGTATGGTTCGTGGCTAATACCAACTTCAAGGAAGAACCTATAGTAAGAGCCGTAATATCCCACATAGATCTTAAACGTGAGTATACGATGAGATTGGATAACTTGATCTGGAAACCATCAAATGTGTATAGCGTGCATATGAGTTTATCGGAATCAACGTTATTCGATACGATCATAAAAATGTATGGCATGACGTCTGACTTGTATCTTAGGGAGAACAAGAACAAGGAGCTGGCATGGTTGTTCGCCATAAGCCGGCTTCCGGATCCCCCCAAGAGAATGGATAAGGAATACGCCATCACGGGCGATGTTAAGATGGATATCGAAAGGATATCGGATATAAAAAAAGAATTAGGTAGAAGATTGAAAATGTCGATTTAGTATGGAAAGAAAAGAAATTGAAAAAGTAGTCAAGGAGGCGATATTCGAGAAGATGGGTGAATTTAATGGTCTTGATCATGCCGCTCAGATAATGAACGAGGATAAGCTGGATACGGATATGGCTGTGGATTCCCTTGATTTTGTAGAAGTCGTAATGGAAGTGGAAAAGAAAACGGGTAAATGTATACCCGATGAGGCACTTGACGTCAAGCCTTATCACGAATTGACGGTAGGAGAGCTTATAAATATGTTGGATGATTATTTAGAGGATTATGAAAAGAGATGAAATATTGAAGATAGCGAGGAAAGAGATATTCGAGAAAATGCATGAGTTCAATTACATTAATAATATAGAGGTAATTGACGATGTAAGAGAAGAAAGTAATTTGTCATCTGATCTAGCTATGGATCCATTTGATTTATTAGAGGTATTGATGGGGATTGAAGAAAAGATGGATATAAGGATACCGGATGATGTCTTTGGCGATAAATCTGTCGATGAACTAACTGTAGGGATTTTTGTGGATATGTTGTATGATTGGGTTAAGGGTAAATAATGGATTTCGGATATGATGATTGGGAAGAGGGGTTAGAGACCCCTCTTGTTGATGATTGTGATGACGATTATAAAGAGGAGGAAGAATATGATTTCAGTTAAGGAGTTAAGAATAGGCAATATTGTGAAAGATAAGGATGGTAATATATGGAGGATAGGATGTATTACCGGTATGCATAAGGACAAAGGGAGTTTGATTCTCGAACGCAGAATTGATAATGGCACAATAAAGTGGTATACTTCCGAATGTGATGTTTATCCAATAAGCTTGAATGAGAGGATATTGGATTGGATTGGATTTAACGATTATGATAATCATGATTACCGCAATAAAGGGGATATGACAATAACAAAAGATTACGTTTTAAGTATCACACGTTTATGGGGTAACACAGTTGTTAAAATTGATATCAAAGGATTCCATCACCTTCAAAATATAGCATATGATTTATACGAAACATCACTTGATTTAAATATATTCGATGATGACTATCCCGGAGACACATCTCTTGTGTAAGATAATAAATGGAGAGAAGGTTCTCGCCGCTTCTTACTCGCAGATAGACACGTTTGTCCAGTGTCCGTATAAGTGGTATAAGACTTACGTGGAGGGTCACAGATCCACGGAGAAGCATGAGGCTACGTCATATGGTACGGTTATCCACCAGACGATGGAGTATTTCTTCAAGAACGGATGCAGACCTTCTTATGAGGACATGAGTAAGGCATTTAACTATTACGCCGATATAGAGAAGATACCTTTTGATAGCGTAAAATCTCAGATCGAGTCCATGCAACATGCGGCTAGGTTAATAAGATGGATTGTGGGGTTGTTTGAGAAGGATGCTGCTGGCAACTATAAGAAAATGTGGTCGGATCTTACGCCAATGGAGAAGGTGATCCGGGGGTCGAGACCGGCCGGCGTGGAGGAGGGCTTCGTCCTGCCCTATAAGCTACCCAAGCCCCTTACCTTGGATGGCGTGACATACGATAAGGTACATATCATAGGATCGGTGGACTGGCGTGGAGAGTATAAGACAAAGGACAGGATAGCCATGTATACGATAGACTGGAAGTCCGGGAGAAAGTTATTCGATGAAGATAAGCTGCTTCATAATCTCCAACATCCGATATACGCCTTTTACATACTCAGAAAATATAAGGTATTGCCGGATATGTGCAGCTATTTCTTTACCCGCATGCTGGACAATCAGAACGTGAAGGTAGATAAGGAGAAAGTAGAGAGATCGGTCAAGGAACTTAACGATATTCTCCTTGACATGTATGATTTCGAGACAAATAAAATAGATAGCTATCAAGCTCACGTTTGGGACGACGCCAAACAGGGGTATAAGTACGAGAAGCGCTACCTCATGGGACGTCAGCCGGCCTGCCTTGAACCCCGCCCCAAGCCCTTGTGTTTTTGGTGCGATTTCTCGATCCACAAACAAGGGACATGCAGGTACTCATCGGATTGGGATGAGTCAAAAAGAAAGAATAAAAAAGATTGACTTTATTAAAAAGCCTAGGTAAATATCTAGGCTTTAATTATATTTGTGTCAATAAATAAATGATTATGGATAAAAACGAAAGAGAAAAACAGGTATTGGATCTTCTGATGTCTAGAAAGGATATCAGGAAATTGGTAGAGAAATCAAATGAATGTTATTCTAAGATGGATTTCGTTGGCGCCATGAAATACCGGCAAGAGATAAAGGATATCGTAGATCGAGAATCTAAAATCATGTTGACAAAAAGTGAGTCTTTGATAGGCTTGATGAATAATGCTGATAATGAATATAAATTCAATATGCTGGTATGGCTACATTCCATGATGTGTATGGCGGATGTATTTAACGGGATATTGGAGGATTTCAAGGATGGGGTAAGAAAAGCCAATGGCAACTCCAAGTTCGTTAAGTTCGATAATCTGGATCGGTTAATGGCAGAATGTAAGAAGGAGATTGATTACCTGATGAAAGGCACAAGTAAATCATTCCAGATATCTTTTGCCGTAAGAAGCGATGAGCTAAGGGAGATGATAGAGAATATGGTTGGCGACAATATCCGGGAAGGGTATGATATGTTTAAGGAAGAGGCTAAGATGACCAAGGAGACAGACAGGAGCAAGATAGAGGAATTTAATAAAAAGCTTGACCATGATCAAATGTAATATAAAGCTAGGCGATATAGTCCATACCCAGATAGGAGTAGGAGAGGTGATAGCCATAAGCAAGACCAAAGAGACTTTGATGGTGAAGATGGATGATGGTCGGGAATGCCCTATAAGACTAGAGTACGTAAAAGACGTTTTTGATAACTACAAATCCAAATGATTTACAAATTAAGACCATATCAAGAGGAGTGTGTTAAAAGTATCTCCGATTACATAAATTCTGATAGACATGATCCGGTATTGATCGTAGGTCCTGTAGGTTGCGGTAAGTCACTGCTGATAGCAGAGGCGGCTAGATTGATGGGAGATAAGACGCTGATTTTACAACCATCAAAAGAATTGCTGCAACAGAACCACAACAAGATAACGTCGTATGGCATACCGGCTACCATCTACTCCGCTTCCTGTGGAAAGAAAGAACTGTCTAACATGATATACGCCACGTTAGGGTCTATCAAGAAGGTTGTTGGTCAGCTTAAGGAGATGGGGATCAGGAACGTGTTGATAGATGAGGCTCATGCCGGGTATAGCCCGGAGGACGGCAGTGAGTTCATGACATTCATGAATGAACTGAAACCGAAAAAGGTGATAGGGTTTACCGCTACACCATGCAGGCTTAAAACGATGTCGATAGGGCAGGTGTCATATTCCCGGCTTAATTTCATCACTCGTATGAGACCGGTATATTTCAAGAACCTAATCCATGTCATACAGGTGGAGGAGATGATAAGGCAAGGATTTTGGACACCTCTTAAATATGAGACATGGGATTTCAATGGAGATGCCCTTAAACTTAATTCTAACGGCTCCGAATATACGGCCGAGTCTATTAGTGAGGCGGTGAGAAAAAACGGCTTAAACAACCTTATTTTACGTCGGTTGATGGTATTAAAAGACGTATGCAGATCTATACTGGTGTTTATGGATTCTGTTGAGAGCTGCAATACCGCCGCCGAATGGATGAACGCAAAGATATGCGCTGGCATGGCGGAAGCGGTTCACGGAGGCACGCCAAAGAAACAGCGGGAGGCTATAGTCGAGGGGTTCAAGTCAGGTAAGACGAAGGTAGTGTTCAACTATTCCGCCCTCGGTACGGGATTCGATCATCCGGGTCTGGATTGCGTGATAGTAGGAAGGCCGACATTCTCGTTCTCGTCGTTTTATCAGTGGCTTGGAAGGGCAGTCCGTATAAAAGACGGAAAGGATAGTGCTTTGGTCGTTGATTGTTGTAACAACTCGTCAAGGTTCGGTAATATAAGGAAACTTAGTATAGAGAACTACAAGGGGTATGGATGGGGAATGTTTATCGGCGATAAGCTAATAACTAATATCCCGATGGGGGATAAGGTAACGAAAACAGATCTGGATATCAAAGCCGCCAAGAAAGATCGTAGGAGGGGGCTGGCGCAGGGCGTAACCGCCGCCCCTGTTCCCGGAAGGCCGGATCATCCCCTTGGATCTACGGTGATGACATTCGGCAAGTATTGTGGATGGATGTTTCATTCGATTCCAGTATCGTATTTCAAATTCATAAACGAGACATTTGACTGGGATAATGACAGGAACAAGGATATAAAAGAATACATAGATTTTTTAATCAAAAACAACAGATTATGACAGGATGTATATATCATGAGGCTGATCTTGACGGAGTAATGTCAGCGGCTATAGTAAAAAAGTATTTCAAAGGGGAAGACATTGATCTTCTTCCTTACAATTACGGCAAGGAAATACCTGACGTGAATAAATATGATAAGGTGTTTGCAGTTGACGTGTCATTTGGAAACAGAACAAGATTCCTTTTCGATGAGTGGAAAGAGAAAGGTATAGATGTCGTATGGATAGACCATCATAAGACCGCCATAGACGATATGAGGGATTACGAAGTAAAGGGCAAGAGACGTATCGGAACGGCGGCTTGTGAGCTTACGTGGGAATATCTTTTCGATGATATCGAAACCCCTGACGTGGTAAAATTATTGAGCGCTTATGATGTATGGGATCATGATCGCTTCGAATGGAGTGATGTCATGGCGTTCCAATACGGGATGAGAGGATATTGTGGTCTTGACGTGGATATGGCGGCAAGGGCCATGGATGGCGATCATGACTTCATATATGACATGATAAGGAACGGGGAGGCGATACTGGAGTATATCGTTGAGAAAAACAGGGGCGAGATAAATATATTCTCATTCGAGGCTGATGTATTTGGGTACAAGGCTATATGTATGAATACCACGGAGTTTAACTCTACTACATTTGAATCTATGTATAACCCTAAAAGACATGATCTGATGATGCCATTTTGCTGGAACGGAAGATTCTTTAGATGCTCGTTCTATACCACCAAAGAGGAGGTGGATGTCTCGGTGCTGGCACGCAAGGCCAATCCCGGTGGAGGCGGTCATAAGGCGGCTGCCGGCTTCCAACTTAGCGTGGAGGATATGATGGGATTCTTGAAAGAGAGGAGGATGTGATATGGTAGGATTGATATCTATTATTATAATAATAGTAATCTCCTTTGTCATGATGATGGAGGGATGGGAAAAATATGATTCACAAAAGTTTTACACAGGGCTGCTTGTGATAGGTATAAGTATCATAATGATATTTCCAGTAATGCAATATAATATGGAGAATATGAAAAACGTATGCAAATTCAAGAAACTTAACGAAATGAAGCTAGATGATTACGGCTTCGGTTTATTCGAGTACAATGGCGTTCTTTATTTCAAGGAGGCAGAGGGTGAGAGATGCTTTGATGTAAGAAGCGGGAACGAGGTTATTATCGGGAAAGATAAAATTGTAACGGCCTTGGAGGATTGATCATGAGAAAACTTGACGACACCAACAGGACAAGAAAGAAAAACGTACGGCACTCGTGGGTAAAGGCGGGGCCGGGGATCCAACGCTGCGCTATTTGCGGAATTACGAAGCAAAGCGAGTGGAGAGACGGGAAGACCTCGCATTGCGTATATCTATCATCTGGTGAGCTTTATTCTATGACAGGAGAGACACCGGAATGCAGGGATCTTAGTGAATTTTATTAATAAAACAAAAAGGAGTTTGAAATGAAAGAGGAATTTAGCAAATACGACAAGGTTGTTTATGATGGTGAGGTATTTGAGGTACTTGAAACCGCCGACAATACGGGGATAATGAAAATAGAACCGTTATTTGATGAGACATATAAATTTATTTGGGTTGATGAGGAGATGGTTGTCTCGTTAAGCAGGGCTATCAAGTTAAGGCTTATTGATGATGAGACGGCAGATGAGGCGATGAATTTCGGGAAGCCAAAAATAGGAGACGCGGTGGTGGAAAGCGGACCGCTTGTAGGGAAAGACGGCAGCGGCAAGGACGACCGGGCCGACGGCAAGCTTCGGTGGGATCTCCTTCCTTTGGCTGAGATAGAGGATATCGTGAGGGTATATACGGAGGGGGCTAAGAAATACGCCGACAATTCATGGCAGAATATACCTGATGGATTTGAGAGATATAGAGCGGCTTTACTTCGCCATATGACGGCGTACATGAAAGGCGAGAGATATGATAAGGAGACAGGGCTGATGCATTTGGCACAAATTTGTTGGAACGCCATAGCGTTATTATATTACGATAAACATAACAAAGGGTTAATAGAATGGAAGGATCAGGAGAAATAATAGTAGACGAGAAATTAAAAGCTATTGACAAAAGGACTGGTAGGTACATTAATGTGATCGCACGTACTATTGACAATGGTACTTCATTCCCGATAGTTAAGTACCTTGATAAGAATCGTAAGGAGCTGAATTATGATTGTGTAAGGCATCTTAATTTTGATATAGACATAGATTGGGAGTTGAGAAGATATCAGATCGTAAAAGATTTATTGTCCAACGATTTCGATGGGAGGAGGTTGAGTGTAGATGAGGTAGATAACGCTATATTTACAGCGGATTTAATTATTAACAAATTAAAAACTATTTAAAAATGGTAAGAATTGATTTTTTCACGAAGAAAGACGCTGAGTACAGCGATTACATGCGATATATTATCGCCAACACGTTACAGGAATATGAGGGTGAGGTCACGTTAAACCAGATCCCGGAGAACAAAGCCACGGATGAGGAGATATCCAAGTACGGTATAGAGGTATATCCTACTATTATCGTCAGTGGAGATAATATGGATGGCTTTAATAAACTTGAGGGGATGTGCAGAAAGGCTGATCTTATTAACGTCATGTCATTATACGATAAGAAATAGGCTCATGACGCTAAGTGATAAATATTTTGGCTGGAAAGATATATTCTTTGACAGGTTCGTGCATTGTTGTAATGAAAAAAGCGATCAACCACAAGGGAGTAATATACCTCTAGCCAAAATAAACTTCGACAACAAGACGGGATATGTGGAGGACGGGACTATTAATATAGCCGAGCTTCTTCAATATCTTTGGATAAATAATAAGGTCTATAGGTGTGAATATGCGCCCATAGATATATCTTCCGCCTTGCAAACATTGATCAGATTGACCGAGAACGCTAAACATATGTTTGAGGATCAACCGGGTGTATATGACATGATCCCATATAGAGGGTTTTTCCTTAGAGATGACTTTTCATCCGGGAAAGATTATTCACTTGATTTGGATAAAATAGTGAGCGGGATGGGAGGATGGTATGGGGAGGATGAGGATCCATGCTACTCGATGTTCGTCAGCCAAGATCAGATATGGAACTTGAACCCGATATTAAAGGTATTAGCTGATGAGGGATCTATTCTAGCCAAGGAACTTGGGTATGATATGAACTCATATGTCAGCGATAATGGATACACGATATACAACCCATATCTGTCATGGATCAATCATTACTATCATTATTGCCCGACATTTAATGAGGATAAATTAAAGCCTTGGGATAGGGTAGAGGATAGAAAGAATAAGTTCAAGATGACGGATAAGGTCAAGAGAGGTGCCAATAACTGGTACTATTCAGGCGGGACTATATCTTGCGTGGATAGCTTCTTAGGGAAGAAATACAGGAAGAATCTCCGGACTTTCATATATCGTGGAATAGTGTTCTTTCTGGATCGGATATGGCATACGCCTTTATTTGATAGGATGGGCGTGAAAATGAAGTACAACGCTTATTATTGCTATGCCGCTACCTCCGGGATATGGTATGATAAGGGATTCAAAAGAAGACTAGCCAAGAGGTTTAACAGGTCGTTGAGCGGCGGCGGGGAGCTGTTCGGGGCTAACCTAGCCTGCATGGTATGTGACCGTAGGGATATCGATTGGGAGGCGCTTCGTTTTTGGCTTGAAAAATACGATGATCCTACTGATAAGGGTATGGTGAATAGTCCTATCCAATTTATGTATTTATATTTATATTACACTTTTAACAAATAACTTGAAATGAAGAAGATAAATGACTGGGTTATAAAAACATTTGGGTTGAGAGGTTCATGGAGCTGGGCTAAGAAACAGATGTTAAATGGAGCGATCATTAAACGTAAAGCTACTACAGGGACATACAAAATAGCTATTGATAATGACAAGAATAGGTTACTTGTAGCCACATGGGGTCATCTAGATCAAAACCCTGTATGGGAAAGGTGTCCGCATAGTTTATTAGATGAAGATGCGGTTGATTATTTTGTTACAGCTCATAAGGAATTATCATATGGAGGTATAAAGATCAGAATGAAAGATGAATTTAACTATAATGATAAAATATCGAAAGCATGAAAAAGATTATCGATAAAGACGTAGAGGCTCTTAAAGCCGGAAAGAAGGTGACAAAAGGTTTTATCCATATGCAATTGGATGATAAGGGAAAATTGAACTTGTGGAGTGATATCAATATAACTGACAATGGTGATTATATATAACTTTACACCGGGTTTATATAGTTACGATTAACAAACGATACCGGATGTACGCCGGGAATTAAAGCACGTGAAGAGACCTCTTTAGAATCAGTTTCGTGTAAGCGGATTCAACAATGTCCCTATGAAGCGTGAAAATATGCTTTTGGTGTAGAAAAGTATATAAGTACCTATGAATATTTATATCCATGAGAACATGAAGCAAGTAACAAGAATAAGATACAAAACGGTGGATAATCCACCTATGGCCAATGTCCCTCTTATAGGATACAGCAAAAAATATGACTGTTGGGTAGCGTTAGTATACAGAAAAGGGGATAACTATTACACCAATATGGAGTGCGATGTTGAATATAAGACATCTCCTCCAGATGAGTACGAATACGTATATCCGTGAGAACTAGAAGGAATATATTTATATTTAAGCATGATTAATATTATTTTAATATTATTCATGCTTTTATTTTTGTTTAAATCGCATTTTTGTATCAACATTAAAAACCTGATTATTATGGATGAAAACAAACAAAAAGTCAATGAGCTAACGATGAGGACGCTGGGTTCTCATTATGGAGGATATGCCTATGTAAAGGTAAAAAATCGTCAAGCTGATGTAAGGATAGACTGGAAACTATTAAGGGCTATAGAAAAAGGGGAGGTGGAGATAGACAACGAAAAATACCATCTATCCGGAATAGAGTACGTAGCTAAAAGATATCAGGACATGTTTTACGCTGGTCGTGATATTTATTATTTCAAAGGCATAGGAGGGCATGGGATGACCGATCTTCTTAGAAACGCTATAGATGATTTACTAGACACCATAAGTAGTAGAGAGGCTTATCGTAGTGCAGAGCATAGAATGTACGCCCAAATGAATCAACTTACTGAAGCGGGAGCCATGATCGGCTTGGCTATAGAATTACTAACATCTAATATCCGTCATAGTTATGGAGAAATTAATTTTGAACGATATCCAAGACCTGTGGAGGTGGAGGGAGAAGATAAACATTGATGACTTCAAAGAGGATCCTATGGCTGAGGATATGCCATTATATTTCCCGTGCGCCGTCGTATGGCATGTGAATTGGGGTGAGCATGACGCTGATAATTATATATGTTATGGATTTGTTTATGTAGCAGAAATATTAGGGATATGAACATTAAAAAACAGATAATTCTTGACGATAAAGACTATGAGCGATTAGTGCACGATGCTAATCTCAGTAATGATGAGATAAAAAGCAAAATCGCCAGCGCTCTAACCACTGATATGGTATTTAGTTTCGATTTTGATGTAAACAAAAAAGTTACGGGGAATACGAGGATCGAAAGCGCCACCCATAATCTAGGATATAATGAATATGATAATATCGTAAGGGCTAGAGACGAGAATATTCACCATGCTGTTTATACAGCTATATATGATTATCTTGAGAAAATAAAGAGAGATAATAATGAGCTAAGCGCAAAAGATTGGATATTATTCACATCTATAATCTTATCTATTTTCGCAATGGGATTTGCAGGTGGATGGTTGGTATTTAATTGATTAAATCATGGGTAATTTAAAAGACATACAAGATATAACCGGTCTTACGTCAGAAGCGATATTCAATATACGTAAACCTGTTGATTATATGTGCAGTGATATAGATAGCCATATAAAAGATATCAGGGCACAATGTGATTATATGATGGATGGGGATGAGGAGGATGTTAAATACTATTCAAAATCAATCAAATCAGACGTAGATTCTTATTTCGAAGACATACGGTCAAAGGTCGAGAATCTCCGTGATTGGGGAGAGCAGTGGAAAGCATTGGCTAAAGACTTGTTTAATGAGTTGCTGGAAATAGATAGCGATAATACTATAGACAGCTATCTGTCTTATGAGGCATTGGAGAAGATTAAGGAACATTTAAAAAATCAATAGATATGAGCAAATTGCTATTTTTCGATTTAGAGACAACCGGTGTTAAGTTCTGGAGAAACGGGATACACCAAATAGGAGGGATCGTGGATATCGACGGGCAGGAGGTCGAGAGGTTCGACATCCGCCTAGCCCCGAACCCTGCCGCCACGATAGAGCAAGAGGCGCTAGATGTGGCTGGTGTTACCTTGGAGCAAGTGCAGTCGTATCAGCCTATGGAAGAAGGGTACAGGCAGTTAGTTGGTATATTATCCAAATACGTGAATAAGTTCGACAAGAGGGATAAAATGTATTTGGTGGGGTATAACAACGCAGGATTCGACAACAACTTTCTACGGGCTTTATTTACCCAATGTGGGGATAAGTATTTCGGATCATGGTTTTATCCTAACTGTATGGATGTATATGTTATGGTGACACCGTTCCTGATGGGTGTAAGAAACGATATGGAGAACTTTAAGTTGATGACCGTAGCCAGGACTATGGGTATTGAGATCGACGAGAATAAGCTCCATGACGCTACTTACGATATTGAGCTGACTAGAGATATATTTTATAAGATAATCAACAAAATGGATGTTAAGTTATGAGGGGAATTTTAGAGGCTATGCATGATTACCCGGATGAGGCTCTTGGGCTATTTTTCTTTTTGATAGTGGTCTTCTGGTTATTGTCAGGTATATTCGAGAAAAAAGATGAATGATAAACTCGATAAGATACTGGATCTCCTAAGATCTCAAAATGAAATGATCAAGGATATTCACGACTATGTGAAAGAAGTTACCAGCGAGAAGTATATAGGAGAATCTAGGATGACTAGCTTCTCTATTAACTTGGCCGCTGATATACTTACCGAAGCCATTAGCCCTAAGATAAAAGGGATGATGGTGGATTTATTAAGGAAACAGGGATGGAAAACCGAATGAGACATGGGAACATATGAGAAGAAGGTAAATCAGTTAAAAGATTTGATGGTAAGGAAATACAAATCGACTTACGACAAGTCAAAGGGAATAGATATAGATATAAGCTCAATAATGTATCTCCCAGTACCAAATGAATTTAATGATATGGATATTGAGAATATGTATGTTATTCTCGATAAGATTAAAGATATTATAGATAACAACAGGGATAAGCTCAAGAACCCGACTTGCGGCACATGCGTACATCTGCATGATAATGAATGGGCGAAAAGATATGGCAAGGCATGTTGTTCTATTTGGCAGGTGTGTGACCATTATATAAACCCTAACAGGAAACATAATAGGAAACAAACAACATACGTAAGGCGTCCAAGCAACAAAGCTTGTCCTAATTATGAGTATGGTGATGATAATTTTGAAAACAGAAGAAGATGTATAAAAGAAAAGAATACCCGATAAAGAGCTATGTGCCGATGCGCACCAACAAGGATAGGACGTGTATCTGCTGTGGCGATACGATCCCAGCCGGCAGCAGCAGGATGATACCTAGACACGCCAAGGCAAATCACGGTCTATGTTTCCCGTGCTTCAGGAAATGGAGAGATACCGGAGGAGATCTTAAGCTTATGGACAACCCCGGAGATGCGAAGAAAGAGCATGTCATACATATGTCTAATATCCTGAAAGGAAATTGTGATATAATAAAAGGCCGAAAGCTTTACGTGGCTTTTAAAAAGGCGATAAACGGCGGAAAGAAGATCGTTATCAAATTTGACACTGATCAACCGATATCTATGTCAACAAGAGTCATGAATCCTTCATTCGGGGAGATTATGGATGAGTACGGCAAGGACATATTCCAAGGTAATCTCAAACTGGTAGATGTCCCAAAAGGAGTTAAAGATTTAATAGTTAACTATATAGAAAAATATCGTAAATTGTGAACATAAAGACATTTATATACATGATCTTAACATTCAGAAGAATAGATCCTATACCTAAGAATATAGGATTTATGTTAAGTATAACATTCTGGATATCTGTAGTATGGATAATATCCAACTTTGCTATATTGATAATGAGATTAATAAAATAGACAAGATGAAACAAGGAGACGTGATATACAAGAACGGCATGGAGCTGCTTGTAGTATTAAGCTACGACCATGGGGAGCCATGTAGGGGATGCTTCTTCTACAAGGACAAGAAGTGTGGATCAGAAAGACTAATAAAATGTTGGAATTGTAACAAGGAGTATATATTCACGGTTATACGGGAAAATGATACGACTGAGCTAGACAAAATGACCAAAAGGCATAAAGAAGCATACGAAAAGATGCTCAATATAACCAAAAGGATTGAGAGAGAATGTCAAAAATATGTTATCTGGGATACTGTGCATGTGATGTTGAAAGATGATGGAGAGTTTATTATAAAAGCCTTATCCAAGGATAAGGCCGTGCTTTTAAATGATTTCATTATATATGTCAACAATAATGGGAGTATAGACGAAGAGGACTATGATCTATTATTAACTAAATAATTGATAGCACAAATGGACAAAATAGAGAATCTAGCAAACAAGTATGTTGAAAGGCATATAAGAGATAGACATCTAAGCGATGATACGATAAAAGAAATAAAAATAGCTTATATTGCGGCTATAAAAGATTTTATAGCTATTGTCGATAAATCTACATCAATGAATGAAGATGATATAATATACGTCGTTAACAACATATCATCAATATTATATGAACCTGTAGAAATCTCTAATACCGATAAAAAAATATTGGAGATAGGGATAGCGCTAGGCCTAAAGAGCGCCATATCATGTATATTTGGTTCATTATTAAAAGATGATTGCAATATAAAAGATGAGATAATTGATATATCTAAACATATAAAAGAAAAATTAATATCAGATAATCATGGATAATAAACAACTTTATAAAATAACGTTGACAAGGGAGCAGCTAATGCTGATATCCCAATGCGTGGAAGACATCAGTAGATTCGCCGCTGGCGACATGGACCTACAACATACGACAGATACGTTGATAAATGATATGGATGGAGCGGAAACGCTGGGGATAAGAAGCTTTATAATCAATAACTCACGAGCGATAAGAAGAAGACTGTTCCCTGATCTTGGGGATTATGAGCATATAGGATATGATGGGGGTAGTAAGGATAAGATAAATAGGAAGAGACTTATCGGTAACACCTACCAGATATATAGGTCGATATTACATCAGTTGGCCATTGACGAGAACTGGAATAACGTGTATAGCGGTATTACGTTACCTTCAGGTGATATGGGAACAATTAAAGTGGAGAGGGTTGATGATGAACGGGAAAGTAAGGGCGTTTAACGGGGATATGGGTATGGCGATGTCCGTATTCAAGGATATGGTAGGGAAGGTAAGATTTGTTTTTGCCGACCCTCCTTATAAGATAACCCAGGCAAGATACGACAAGGAGGGATTTGATTATAAGGCGATGTGGGAGGTAATCCAAAAAATGCTGTGTCCGTACGGGGTGGTAGCCGTCACCTGTTCCCTCACGGCGGCGGTCGAGATCATGAGGGTCGCCCCAGCGGGATGGTACCGGTACGACCTTGTTTGGCATAAGACTACCCCTACCGGTTTTCTTAACGCCAAGAAAGCTCCATTAAGAAATCATGAGTTGATACTTATCTTCTCACCTATGCCACTTGGGAAGCATACATATAATCCCCAAAAGACTTATGGTCATGTCAGGAAAGTATCCAAGGCCTCTAGTAAAGCAGGGTGCAAGGAAACGGAATTATACGGCAAGACCGGTCTCACTACATACGATAGCACGGAGAGATACCCGCTATCGGTCATGACGTTCAAGACAGACAGGCAAAAATCAGCCGTCCATCCCAACCAGAAGCCGGTGGAGTTATTAAGATACCTGATACGGGCATACACGAATCCGGGAGATACGGTAATGGATCCGGTAGCCGGGAGCGGAACGACAGGGATAGCGGCTTGCGAGGAGGGAAGGGACTCCCTGCTTGTGGAGATAGACCGTCAATTCTTTGATGAGATGATAAACAGATTTAATAACAATAACATTAAAACAGATAGAATATGAATAAGATTGAAGAATTAGAAGCCCAGTTAATGGCGGAAAGAATAAAAGTACAAATTGATCTAAAAGAGAAATATAAATGGGTTATTGGGAAATATGTTAAACATAACGATTCTTTTATGATAAGAATAGATGATATATGTCATGTCCATACATCTTGTATGAATGGCTATGCGGATAATTTAGAACCAGATGATTCTATTTACATAAATGGTACTGTAGCTCATTGCGATGTCAAGAATAATTACTATTCTTTATCAAAAGATGAAAACATCCAAGTACAGGCTAAAGATGTAATAGATATACCTGATAGGGAATTTAAGAATATGGTAGAACGGTTGTTCAATGAGGCAAAAAAGAACTTACTATGAGCCTGTTTGTATGCGCCAAATGCGGTTGCGTAGACAATACCGCTACGTCTAGTTACTGGATGTTGACAAACGAGTATATGGTGGACAAATTCGAGTATGCCAAGGAACTACAGCCGTACAAGGGCATGGGGCTGTGCAGCGAATGCGGGAGGCTTACTACCTCCCCGGACGGCCGTGATGTCGTGGTACCCGGTAAATGGCACGGGAAGTTCCCGAAGGAGAAAGCTACCGAAGAGCAGTTAAAGAAAATAGGATATAAAAATTTGATAAGATGAATAAGACGAATAAGGTAAGAAAGGGAGAAGTTAGAATATACGGAGGAAAGACATACGTGGCTATTCCGGAGATAAAAGAAGATCATTGTGCAGGATGTTGTTTTTATAACGAGGGATGTTGTTCAATACGTGACTTTGATCATATCGATTTCCCTGATTGCCATAATAGCGGTATGATCTGGATGCAAAAAGAAATTAATATGAGCGATATCAAAGAAAAGGCTATCAAATTAGCCATAGATGCCATGAAGCCCATACCGATATGCTCATCACCATGCTACAATATAAGTGATAACAGATCGCCGGAGGAAAAGCATGAGGAGGAAATGAGGTTCTGTAAGGATCTCAACGACCTTAGATGTGAGATGCTTATTGATATGGCTAAGAAAATAGAGGAGTATTTATCATAAGAGGTGATATGAAAAAAATAATAGGAATAGATTTCGATGGGACATGCGTGACAGACTTATACCCTTACGTAGGAGACAATATCGGAGCCGCTAGCGTATTGAGAAAATTGGCTGATAAGAATCTTCTGATATTATATACGGTAAGTATAAAAAGTTCTTGTCAGATCCCGATCAAAAGAAATTCTGTTTCAAGGGATATTATTATGTAGAGGTGAAGGAGCAGGATGATAAAGAGCTATCAGGATTAATGGGACGAGTAGTATACGAATAAGATAAGGTAATGTATAAGGGCTGATAACAAAAGAAGGATAGGATGATAATCGCCTATCCTTCTCTTACTTTAATCAAATATCTTGCCGCCAAAAGAGATAAAAGACTCTCTTGATTTAGGTATATTCCTGATATTATATAACGTTTTCTCAAATCCCTTCCTAGTCATATAAACCGTATTCCTGATCCCGGTATCCGTATTGTATCTGTAATGTGCGTAACCCTTCTTCATAACATTCTCTGTTAATATCCATTCTCTTTTATTCTTGTAAAAGAAACCTTGCTCTTGTAAAAACTCTCTTAACGATCTTTCCGCTATATCACATCCATGAGACTCCAACTCTCTCCGAACGTCACGGATCAACATATCATCACCTTTGTCATTGGCCATAATAGCTGTTTCGGCGAATCCTACCTTAGGAGCCTGCTCTTTGATAATGTTATCGGATATTCTCTTAGCCTCCTCTACCTCTTTCTTGGCCTCAGCTAACGCCTGTTTCTCTTTCTCGGATGCCAACAACGCTTCCAATGCTTCTATATAATTATGTGGAAGATTCTTCTCCACGGATTCTTCCATCTTATTGAAAGCATTTACCGCACCATGAAACACACTTCTATATACATCAAATACTCTTCTTTCTTTTCTTGCTATTAAATATTCCATACAAGACACAGAAATCATATACACAATCGTAGGTCTCCCACCAACTGGGTTTTTGCCATTTTGGGTAAAAACTTTATAATCAATATCTTTAATAAACCCATTATCACCAGTAAGCACTCTAACAGCCTTGCCCTTATCAGAATATATCAAAGGCCAAACATCATCTAAATTAACTGGAAAATCTTCTCCGGATTTAACTAACTCAAGAACCTTCTCGAAATACAATCTAATAGACAAATTGTCATTTAAAACAATATTACACATAATATAAAAAATAGGCTCAAAAGGAAATGTCGGATCTCACCTCGACAAATCCTAATGAGCCAAAAATATCTTACACATTGAATGACCTTGAAGTGAGATCCCGTCATTCATTGTTTCATGATGCAAATATAGCCAATCAAATTGTCTTAAACAATTGACTGGCTATTTTTTTCGTCATACTATATCGGTTATCTTCCCCTGTCAAAGTACCAATTAGCGTCCTCCCCAGACTCGTCCTTATCCCTACCTCCTAAGAAGAATCCCATCGTCATGCCGTTGGTCATCAACCAGTAGTCGGATGTCTGCTTAATATCCCTAGCCGTCTTGATATTATACCATTGCTTACCAAACGAGAACTTCATGAGCTGCCTCCATAGCTTGCTCTCGCCCTTATACACTCCGGTCTGGACGGTAGCGAAAGGATCCCAGTTTCGAGGATCGGTAAGATCACCCAACTTACGGGCTGTAACCAGCGGGTCTTGTAACATGTCTATAGCGTTAAGCTCCATGAACGGGGATGTCTGGGAGGCGATCTCATTGATCGTCCTGAACCCGATGTAGGTAATGAACTGCCCGAACCAGCTATCCTCATTATCCTCCCTATATCCCATCAAAGCCCGTCCTATGGCCATCATCGTAGCGAATACCGCCATGTTGATAATCGATCTCTTGATATTGATCTGCTCGTAGGGGGTAAGCTTATCATACTCTTCCTTAAGCACGTCATATGCCTCTCCCATCCTGCCCTCGGACATCGATCCATAGACATTACCGGCCAGTCTCCATAACGTTCTCATATATCCTTCCTCAAACTGGTTGGTTTGGAAATTGAAACCGGCTTTCTTATACGCCCGCTGTACGGCCAATATAAACCATCCACGGTGAGGCAGCACCATATTAAGGATAGCGTTCCGGCTAGCCCCCACCCGGTTCTGCTCGTTCAAGGCGCCGTCACAGATCTGCACCATACTCCTTACCCTACTGGACAAGGTGGGTATATATCGGTCTATAATATCCTTGTTAGCCTCGTTCTTAGCCACGATCTTTCCATCCTTGACGTCTACCATGTTCCACATAGAATAATCCCTTAAACGCTCCCAATCGCGTTTAGCCTCGTTAGCGGACATATTCCTGTCCTTCATCATCATCTCCTTGAAATTGGAGTATGACCAGAACTGACCCTCGTATAGGCGGGTATCATCCATGACCGAGATAATAACCTGCGGATCCAACGGGGAGTTAAGAACCTCCATCATCTTAAACGGCAGATCCCGGAATAAGGTTCTCCAGATCTTGTTGTACGCCGCCGATCGTACACGGTTGCGGACATTAAACACACCTAGGGCCTCTCCAACGACATATAGCTTGTTGGTACGGTTTATGTCCCCGATCTCAGACACGTACGTACTCAACTGCTTCTGGGCTTCCCCATAGGCGTATTTCATGGAATCCTTGCTTATATACTGCCCTACCATACCTTCCAAAAGGAAGTTGGCCTGCCCGGTAAGGGCGCCGGTAGCCGCGACGAACGGGGAGAAGCCTAAGTTGGATTTGGATACGAATTTGGTAAACACAAGAGCCAGCTTATTAAGATCGACCTTATAATTACCTATATTCCATTCCGCCCGCTTATTGTTTATCCTGACGTCATAGATACTGGCGTTAACCCAATCTTGGAACATCCTATAGGCATGCGTCGCCTCTGGGTTCTTACCGCCGTCGTATTGCGTCTCCATCATCATGTTCCTGTATCCCATGACATCATCCAAGGCCGCCCTCTTATACTTGTAAGAGGTCGCTTGTAAGGATAACATGGAATAGGAGTAGGCGAAGTCATGGGACACGTCATCGGCGTTCTCCAACTTATTAAGATAGTATTTGGGGATCATACGATATTTGTTATCGTTCTCATCAATCCCTCCTAGGTCTTGTCCTTGACCGTGTATAGGATCATCCACCCTCTCGCCAACAATATCACGTACGGCATTGCCGATAGCCGCCTTCGGGTCAACCCCGGCCTGCACCATCCTCTCCACGCCGCCCTTGGATATTTGTGGTATCTGGTAGATATTCCTGAACCGCTCATCATAATCCTCCATAGCCTTACGGCTTATGTTAAGCAATTCTTTCCTCATCTCCCACTTATCCTTATTGATCGTAGCTTCCTCCCCTTCGTTGGTAATACCGTATTTCTTGAAGAAAGCCTCGTTCTTGTACTTATCGAACCTAGGCGTATGATATCCATAACCCAGATCGGGATTATAATTAGGATTACGGAAAGAACTCTCGGCATCAGCCTCATCAAGCCACTGGTTATTGATCGTCAGATCGATCATATTAATATCAAACCCGAAACGGGATACGCTATTTTCCTTAGATATACCATTTTCTATGGCATCAAAGAACTCGGATACCTTATACGTACCGTTATTTATCTTCCTAACGAAATCAGAATATCCCTTGGGAGAGTATTTCCTCATATAAGGATACAACCGGGTTCTGGCGTACTCGACAAGGATCTTATCAGTCTTACCCATCGCTATGTCGTTAGCTAGCTTATTATTGAAGTCAGGACCGTATTTCCTTCTCAAAAACGATACCTCCACGGTCGTCCATGACGGTTTTTCCCGAGATAACTTGGCGGCCATCCGCTCCACTTGGCTGCGGGAGCGGGCGGACATATGTTCCTTGGCGAATTTAATCTCATCCATACCCTTGTCGTATGCCATGGCGTCCCTTAGAGCGTTACGGTAAGAATCCGTGACTCCACTCTCCACCGTATCAGGCATATCCATCTCAATAGCCTCAGCGGAAGCGGCGGCATTAATGACACTCTTAGCCTCGGCCAGACGATCATATAACTCGTTTATCTTTCTTAATGACGATGATCCACGAAGACGATCGAAATCATACTCGCCATATCTAGTACTGTCCCGGTACTGAATAAGCAAAGGCCTTAGCTGGTCATTGATCTCGTTTATTGTCGCCATCGCCTCCTCTACCTTCTCTATCCTTGATGATGATACAGATTGCTCCGTGATCTTATCAACAAGATTCTCGTAATAATCACCCTCCTCGGATCCCCACATATCCTTGGAGAAGCCAAGATGACCGCCAGCTAGCAGGAACTCAAACGCAGCCTTGCCGCCCTCGGACCGCTCTATCCCACGAAGTATCTCCTTGAACTCGGCGGAAGCCTTACGACCCTCGTTGGTATTCCCGAACTCCTCGGCCCACGCCTCGTCCCATGCCTTGATCTCCTCGGACATCATCAGAGCCTCGGATCCCTCTTCCTTTGGTGTCCCATCGGAATACCACTCGCTCTTGGCTATAGCCCTGTCACGTAAAATATCCAGATAAGATCTCCAAGCTATAGGATCGGATTGAAACGCCTTCCAATCGACCTTCCCGTTCCTCACGAACTTATCCATAGCCACATACCGGCTCCTGCGGATACGGGTCATGAAATCGGACGTGGCTTGCGATACCCTACGACCCAGTCTTTCCTCGACCTTCTTATTAACTTTCTCGATCTTATCGTAATAAGCCTGCACCATAGGTTTCTCTCGGTTCTCATCCAACCACCTATTTATCGCGTCGAGATATCGTTGCTGATCCTCGAACGTCATGTCCGAGATATCAAAATTCTGGATGGTAGGTTTGAATACATGATATATCTCCTTCGTAATAGGCTTATCCCCGTCATATCCTACTATGTCGTCACGGGTCTTCACCTTAAGACCTCTATCGGATAGAAGAAGATCAATAAGTTGTTTCTCGGTCTTACCCATGACATTCTTAAGATCATATATATCGATAATAGCCTTAGCCTGCTCGGTTCTGTATAGTAAATCGTATTTGGCGAAATCACGGGACGAGTCAAGGTAATCCGAGTTCTTCCCATTTATCTTCTGTATAAGATCCTCATTATCCTTTATCCCCCATCCACGCTCTTTCATCATCCTAGTCATCTTATTGATATTGGATATACCCTCGGTATGGGCTTCATTATGGGCCTTGGCTAGACGTTGGCCTAACATACCTAAAATAGCGTTACCACTATGCTCCAGCGTACCAAAGAACCGGGACATGACATTGATATCCTCATGGATGTTATTTACCAACTTCTTTATCCCATTCCAATATCTTTCCGGGATATTAAACATCCTGAGCTGTCCATCCAGCCAGTCCTCATTACGATCACTTCGAAGAGCATTTATATCAGACAAGGATGTCTCAGCCATACGTAATATATCATCCATATCCTCTACCATGCCAACCTTATTGCTGCCATAATAATCAGCCGCCTGATTATTGACGAATCCACGAAGGTTCCTGATCAGAGGAACTATCTCCCCATATACGTTATCGATAACCTGTATCGTCTCATAATCCAATCCTTTTCCGCTCTTACGTAGGTTACTGGCGACAGTGACCAAATACTCCACCTCAGCCTTGGCGGTCGCTATGACGCTCTTGGTGGATAATAGGTTGTTATTCTTATTTAGCTCACCCCCGACTTGTCTTACCTTCTCGCCTATATCACGTAGAAGGGAGATACTCTCACCGATCCTCTGGCTTTGGCTTGACCTCATCCTCTGCAATCTGGTATATAGTCTTTCCAATGACCTACCGTTCTTGATCAACTTATTAGCCACATCAACATCCGATAATGAGTACATAAGATGGTCGCTATCCTTTAACAGAAGCACGTCAAATGCGCTTGGATCATCAGCTAACGCCGACTCCTTTATCCTATCAAGAACCTTATTCAAGTCTGATCTTTGAGTAGAGAAGAAATTCCTTATAGCCCGGATTATCCTGCCAAACAAGGAGAGCTGGGAGTCCTCGGACGAGGTCAGATCCTCTACCGCCTGTTCCATCCCCGGCACGAACCGCTGGGCCAACGTCTTGCCTAGGATCTCCCGCTTCACCATCCGATCCAGTTCCTCCCCTTGGTATTCCTTCCCATACACCTCATAGTAACGACCGGCGAATTGATTCCATAATGGCGTGCCGACAACAGAGTCCAGAACCTCGTCAATCTCCTGTTGGTTACGGTAAGTATCGATCAAGAAATGAGCCACCTCCTCATTAAGATCCTCTACCGTAGCTCCCTCAGCCAAGGCGATAACCCCATTGGCCATATCGGACAATGCCCTAGCCGAAGGCTCGACACCATTACGCATCTTATACTTATCCATATACTCAGACATACCCATCACACGGATACCTAACGTGGATAAGATGTTGGTGATATCAGTCCTGTTCTGAAGATCCTCCGCCTTCTCGTTCTCAATAACCCCACGGACATTACTTCCGTACAAGGCGTTATCCTCCATCATCAACGACAAGGCTAGCTCTATGAACCCATCATACTTATTATTAAGCTCCTCAAACTTACCTTGCCTTAACATGCCCTTGATCTCCGATCTGCTTACCGTAACCTTCTCCCCTGATGTCGTGATAAGATCAAGATCATTACTTACCTCCGTATCAAAACCTATAGAACCCAATACGTTCATTTCGGAGGACTGACTTCCAAACCTATTCCTTAGCCTAGACAAGGCATCCATAGCGTTATAGATCTTAAGACCATCGGAGTTGCCGGCCCCTGTAAGATAATACCTATCTCCTAGCCTTATACGCTCCCCGCTCAACAGACCTTTCTTGATAAGGTAATTGACAAACCCTCCACGGGTACTTATATTAGAATCTGAGCTGATGCCAAGGACCGGGATGAACGAATCACTGTTGTTAAGGGTTATGGAGGACGAGCCAAAGGAGATGTCAGCCGTACCGGACGGGACGTCGCTCTCCTCGACACTGCCGGCCAAGAACCCGGCCTCGATCCGCCCGCCGGACGAGCCTTTTATGGCGTTGGCGTAAGAGTCGTATATCTTGCCGTCATCCGATTTAAAGAACAGGCGAGGCTCACCGGAATCATACACCAATCTTGAAGATGGAGGAGTATAATTCTCAATATTATTTAACGGCAAGACATTGCCAGAAAATATGATCTCCCCGTCTATACTTCCGCCTTTCACCCTAATATTAGGTCGTTGCCCGGTAAAAGCGCTTTCCACGGCCTTCCATAACATATGGGCTGTCTCCTTAATGTCTATATTCTCCCTGATAGCCCTTATATCATCCCATGACGCCTCTTTCAGTATCGTGTCGCCAATATTATCCTCATTTATGGAATCCAAATCCACCTCCTGTACCGTGGATGTATCTACCACCGCCATATCACTGACCTCACCTACCTCTCCGGAAGTAAGATAAGCCACTACATTGTCGCTATTCCCAAGGCTTCTGGCCAACGCCGGGGCGTCCATATCACTTATGGCAGACAAGACCTTGGCTGACATAAGTTGTCCCCACTCGCTAGCGTTAAGTCTGGCACTTATGGATCTGGCGGCCTCCTTATTCCTTGGTACGGACTTCGTCCAGTCACCGAACTTAGACCTAAACTTATCGTTATAAATAGTCATATAAGCTTCAGCGGCCTTATTAAGGTCACTTACGGCGGCTATACCCGCTATCTTATCGAACAAGGTGGATACCTCGCCGGAAGGGGTCAAGACACGGGTTATCTTACCTTCCTTATTCCTTTTAATTACGCAACTCGACATAACTTCATGTTTTTGACAAAGATAAACAAAAAGCCCCCACAAATAAGCGGAGGCTGATATTCTTGTGTTCCTTATATAATTTATGGCTTAATCCGTATTCTTACTATTGATGAACTCGCTAACACAATCACCAGCGAAGCCGGCTATATACGCTGCGTGTTCATCCTCTCCAACCTTAAAACCAAGAGACATATTGCAAAACTGACATACGCTCATTGCTATATGGAATGACTCGTGACATATATTTCTCATTATTAAATCATCGTCGCTCGAAAAATTCCAAAGTATGGCGAATTTATCGTCATCATCCCTATCCCTTACCAAATTTGCGAAAGACGCCTCCTTGTCCATATCATCATCATCTCCCCATTTCCCCTCGTGTTCAGGCTCCATATTTTCGAAACGATCACACAATGTCTTATAATCCAACCCAACCGTGATAATCAACTTCAACGGATATATCACGAAATCAAACTCCATCTCTCTCATAATTTCTTTAATTTTTCTATAACCTCAAAACACATCTTACACTCAATCCTACGATACAACTGCCTTACGCCATCTATCGTAGTCCAATAACGACCACCCTCTCGGTGCAGGAACTCACTCATTACCTTAGTGTCAGCCACATCATGTAGGTCATATGAGTCAAAACATAACTTACATATATCGTCAAGATCAAAATAAGTAACCTTATTATACGATATACAACTGATTTGTCTCCCATCAGGAATCTGAACATCGAAAACATCTATCTTATCCATATTAAAAAATAGAGGGATGCCGATCCCATCACAGACCGGTATCCCTTATAATAAATTAGCGACGAAAAGCATGGTGATGGACATGCGCCACAAATGTAATTACAAATTTTGTAAAAACAAAACCATGAATCAAAAACCTATCGGCATTGTTATGAAATCAGCTGGATCATCTATAACTTGCATAGTTCCTCTGTACTGGATACGAGTCCCTTTGTATGCCCAAGATCCTCCATCTGAGAAAAAAGCGACTCCGTTGTAAAGGCTCGCTCCATAACCAGACCGAGTAACTCCCTGCCAGCGTCCACTTGAACCGTCAATATATCCAAAGTCACAATAATGAAAGTTACTAGAAAATATATCAATGACTTTAGGAATCATATCGCCATGCTCCCCCCATACTACTTTATATATACCTCCACTTTCTTTATACATTCCTGAATACACTACACGATAATCAACAGTAGGAGGTTCATATGGGTTAAACCCATCATATATATATATATCTTCACCATAAAATCCTATTCCTCCCATAAACTCACTCTTCCCTCCATAAAAATCTTCTATGCCCAAGAAACTGATTTGGGTGGAAGTTTTTCCGTCATTATTCCCTAGCGAGGATGTGGTACCAATAATTCTATCAAACGAGTCTTCTCCAGTCCCAAAACGATCCATCCCTTGAGGGTTTCTATCAGCGTATTTTGCGTAGAATAAATGAGCTATCTTGCAATGTGTCTCATAATCAATAATATCAAATCCTGCACCTAACGCCGTAGCGTAATCATGAAATAAACGTGATTCTAAATTTCCCGTAGAATATTCATCTCCTGTTTTGCGACTCCACAATTTACTATTGACAACAACCGCCTCTGTTACGCCTACCAAACATCTTCTGAATAGCCCCTTATTTCCCCATTTGGTGATATTGTCATCGACATCGTTATGGGTTAATGTAATATAATTGATAATATCATAATTATTATCATGTTTGAATCCAGTATAGCTATACCTATAACTAGGTATATCTGTCATCCACTGACCCATGGTACCGTCAAGCTTGGCTTGGGTCTTACCGTCATGGAACAATTCCGAATTATTTTCATCCAGATAGCATATGGCGACCCCAGCGTCCGTTTTCTTAACCAGGCACCTTCGTCCCTTAATCCATGAGCTATCGCCACAAGAATCTATAACAGAAATCTGTTTTTTGTCATCTATCCTAAATCTAGCCACTCCACGCATACCGGTATCAAAGCGTTGGCACGGCGCATCACCTTTCAACACCCCATACACCCGATTGTCGCTAGTCAACCATCGTTTGCCATCGCTTGTCACATAGGCTTGCCTGCATCCCTCCTGATTCACTGTAAGTATCTTCTTAGTACCTTTTGGAGCTGTTATCTCCAGCTCAAGAGTCCGATCAAGACCGTTGTTCATCACCGAGCCAAAGGAAACGGAGGCGTTTCCGGCCCCGGACCCCGGACTGACGGTCAGAGGCTGGTCCGTTACCTCGCCTACCCCGTCCTTCCAATTAACATTCAAATCACTCATAATTATATCCTTTAGTTATCTTCTACTCACAAAGATAATAAAACAAGAGAACCCCAACCGGCTTAAGTCGATCGGGGTCTGAGTAAGCGAAAAGAAACTGATTATCGTCCCATCATTCTCAATACGGTTCTAGCCGCAGCTTGCGCCCATGTCCAGCTGTCATTAGATGTTACGTTAACCGTCTGTTGAGTACCATTTACATCCAAGTTAATAATCTCCTTGTCAAGCTCGATAGTAGAGTCTCCAGCGGCTTGCGTTACCGTCACGTTGGCTGCCTGGCCACCAGCGGCAGTTACCTTCAATGTAGCTGTCAGTTCCTCGATCGTGACGTTGGCCGGTACGTCCGAGATCGTGATGCTCCAAACGAACTCGCCAGCGGCTCCGGGATCGTCGGCGATAACCGCTCCGTTAGCCGTAGTCTTTCCAGCCGCCGTGTAGTTAGCCGGGAGCTGTAACGTAAGCCCGTTCTCCTCAGCCGGCGTGACCTCGAACGTAAGCTTAGTACTGTTAGACTTACCGGTGATGGTAACATTACCGCCTGTCTTTTGTACGGAAGCGTTAGGGCTGTCTGATCTTACCACCTCAGCAGCCGCTGCCTGATTAACTACCAACGCCTTCTTAGCCCCGCCGTTCGTGGTGACCGTAAGGTTGATAGTGCGTTGAATACGACCGGTGTGTTTCTCACCGGAGAAATTAACCGCCTGATCTCCTGATCCTGATACCGGGTCGACGGTTACGAAACCGAATTTTTGTGATGCCATACTTAAATATATTTATAAATGTCATTTTATTATGCCAAAAATAACTTGTATCATATCACAAGCCAAATACAGGGGGGGGTAGATACGACTAGCCCTGTACAACCTCAACATACAACCCTACTAAGTCCTTTAGATTATGACTAAGAGGAGTTCCGCTATCCCTAGTACACTTATATACATCAGCGTTCTGGATGTAATATTTATCCTTGAATATCTCCATTGGAGGGAAATACGGGATAGGATCCCCTATGGTCCCGGCATGCTCCTTATCAATGACCTTGTATAAGGAAGCCGTATTTAGTCCGGGTTCCCATTCCGCTGACAACGTATGTGACTGAATAACCTCATAAAGGATATCCGTATCGTCCTTAACCACCCTGAGGCAGAATCCGGCATCCACCGACAGCCCGAACTCCGCTCCCTCTTGTCCCCATATAGGGAATAGGACCTTAATATCCAATTTCTCGTTAGAAGATAAAGATATGGCCTTATTATTAACTACCATCCTAGAGAATTTGGCAGCTACTTTCTGGGGATCAGAAGCGTCCTTCTCCTTCGCCTGTTGCTGGATGTACGCCGTGGTAACACTTACCTTATCAGGATAGCCGGACTGAGCGTCAATAGCCCTCACCTGCTCTACGGTAGTGGCTAAGCTTACTTCCCTCTGTTTGGCTCCTAACGCCGACATCAGGTCATTATCGTACCTATCCATCATCCCGATCAAGATCTTGCCTTCCGTCATATCAAACTTCAGACCCATGATCGTTATCTTACCAGCTATAGCCCCATCAGCCAAAGCGTTACGCCTATCATATTCAGGGATATAGATATTTTGGTCATCCAAGAAAAACTCATGAAGATTATTATTCTCATAAGTCCTGATCTCCTCATACTTAGCCGATTTCTCCTCATTAAGAAGCCTTGAGTCATCCAATTTAGCCTCGATAATCTCCTTAACCGTAGCTTTAGGATTAGCCTCCTTGAACACCAATTGCTCCTCCCCAAGCTCTATCCATGGGGCGGGATTCCCGTTAATGTAATCATCATAACTATAGCCCTTGGCGTAATTATCATCAAGCGGATCGTCCTGGACTAATTGATTGGGATATATTTCCCTGTTTATATATACGTAGCTCATATCTTATATCATTAATCTTGTTCTTTAACGGCGATACTATACTCACCTGAAGCGTAACACCAGATATTTATCTCGAAAGGCTTGTTAGCCGTAGTGGTTATAGAAGTACCACTCATGCTTACATAAGCCCCGGAGTTGGGTATAGCCTGCGTGAAGGCCGCCGACGGGACGCACCTGATCATCAGCTCCTCCCCTATCTGCATCCCTGACTGCACGGATAGGGTGGTAGCGGATGATAACGTGGCCGTGATACTTCTCTTGCTAATAGGCAGGTTAGCTAATGTCGTGACCGTATTAACCCCTATAAGCCTGTTCATGGTCTTCTTATCGGCGGCCGCCATCAAACCGTTAGTAGACTCATTGGCTACGGCGTATGTCGTGTTAGGAGGTGTAGCCCAAGTGCCATCTCCACGCATGAAACTGGATGTACTGCCATTAAGCTGTCTCAACAAGCCGTCAGCTGTAGTAGAGGCCAATCCGTATGTGGTATTAGTAGGTACGACCCATGTCCCGTCACCACGAAGAAAGGACGTCTGCTTACCAGCGGCGGGAGCCGGAACTAATCCCGCAGCACCGGCGGCAGAAGCCGTAGCCGCCTTCATATTGGCGTAGGTAGTATTCGTATCCTTATAATAGGGGATACCACCGACAATAGGACAAGCCGTATATCCAGAGGCGCTTGTCACGGTACTGCCGTTCTTGACCAACCCCGTGGACCCGTTAGCTCCTACAACACCATACGTTGTATTAGTATCCGTCCAAGGCACGTTGACATACATCTTACCATTTCCGTCAAGAGCTACCGGATAATTCTTCCCATTAGCTGAGTACCCGATCTTAACAAGACCCAGATTATCGCTCGTGGCCTGTGAGTATGTAGTGTTATTATCCGTCCATGGAACGTTGACGTAAGCGTTGCCGGACGAATCCAGTTGCACCTTATAGTTCTCCCCGGAAGTCGTATATCCTACCTTAATACCGCCAAGAACGGTAGCGGAGGACGTGGGAGGGGTGAAGGTACTTGGTTTGCCCGTAACCCCGGACCAAGGCACGGAGGAAGCCTGACTGGCCGTGTAAGGCTCATACCCATCCTCACTGCTTAATTTAGACTCGTCTTTTATCAGATACATCTTACCTGTAGACGTGACCTTTACCGTATCACCGCTTTGAGCCGTAGCGGTGGTAAGGGCGAATCTAGCCGTATCATCAGCTACCACGACCAATCTCTCCAAAGCCGCCTTAGGTAACCTATCTATGCTGATGGTTCCGGATGCGATCTTAGAGGCATCAAAATTGGCCAATGTCGTGGAGATAGTTACGTTGCCTCCGAAGTCCGATGAGACACTACCAGTAACAGCCCCGGACAGCGCTATGGTCCTAGCCGCCCGTAATTTAGTGGCGGTAGGGGCATTATCCGTCTTAAGAGCATATTTGGTAAGATCAATATCATTAGCCTTATCCAGAAGCTGCTCTATCTGATCACCATTGTATTTACCTTGAAAATCTGCCATATTACACTTATTTTTTTGCTCAAATATAGTTATATACATAAATACCAAGAAATATAGGGGGGGGGTAGATGCGGGCAGGCGTTAGAAGCTGCCGTCCCCATGCAGGAATCCGCTACGGAATATAATAGCCTTGTCTTTAAGTTTCTGGACAGACTCCCATTCCCATTCACCCTCATAAGGCTTAATGACATACTTATTCCCCCATGTCTTGAACTTCCTCTCTATAACAAACATCTCCGGGTCTTTCAAAACATGGAAGATACTTCCGACAGGGAAATACTTATCAGTTCTCAATATAACTCGATGATGTCTCTCGTCATATTCAGGATCGCCTACGATACGTGCCTTATAAAACCGGAAATCATTCAACGTCTGATCCACGGGATCTATCCAATAATACCCATTACCCATTGCAGTTTGTATTTAATTATCTATATTTGCGGTGTAGTAACTCATAATGTTTTAAGTGATTTTCAACCAAAGGGAAGGGTGTCCGTGAGGATACCTTTTTTCATTCCCGCCCACCCTTCCTATGAACAAAAGATCTACCTCGAACAAATGTAATCATAATAAAGCTACGGTCAAAAAGAAACCCTATCGGTATTCTATTGCCGACAGGGTTCTCCAACGTTGTATCAAACTAAATCATATCACTCCATTTGATTGTGTCACCGACGAAGCACCGCACCGCCAGATACCTTACGAACGCCGTCCCTTCCGGGGCGTCAGGGTCTTCCAGATAAGCCAAGACAGCCTTGACTATTTTCTGGTCGCAATCCAATACCTTAGGAAAGTAGTCGCTATAGAACATAGCGAACAGATATTGGATATCTCCCCAAGTGGCGTTATCAGGTTTCTTAGCCCCGCATTTATCGAACATCTGCTTAGCGTCCTCCATCGTCCATCTTCTCTTGGATCCGTCGGCGTTAAGCATCTTGTCAGCGGCTTCCCTAGCCAGCTCCTTGGAAAAGTGATATCCATGGGTGTCTATATACCGCTTATAATCCGGATCATCGGCGTCTGCTCCTCAGTAATAACGACTCCTGCGTCCCCTGCGCATATACGGTTCAGTACCTTCGTACTCGTCACGGATGCCGCGCTCACCGAACCATCCCCTGCGATACATCTCGTCCTCGCGTTCATGGAGTCTCTCACGTTTCTCAAGCTCACGCTCGTCACGTTCCAGCTCCCTCTCGCGTCTTTCAAGATCACGCTCACGGCGTTCTAGCTCATCCATTCTGCCGTCATGCTCCTTGCCATAGTGGTCGTATATTCCACCACCATAACCCATGTAAGTCCCATCCGAACGTCTGCTACGTCCACGGCCGCCTCTACGATCGTAGATCTCATCATCGTAGTCCTCATCGTGGCCGCCGCCTAAATCTATAACTCTCATCTTAACCTAATTTTTTAATTAACAACTCTTTTAGCTCATCGAAAGAGGATCCCATCCTATCGACTTTCTCCTCAAGATTCTTGATCTTCCGGTCTTGATCCTTAGTCTGCTTAAAAGCCGGATTGATTTCCTCAAGGATCGAATCACAAGCCTCTAGCGTCCTCCTATGCTTATCGATACTATCGAGAATATCGGAGCTGGTTCTCTTAGCGGCGTTAAGCTGGTTCATGATCGGATCGACCGAGCAGGCCAAAGTTATGTTATTGGACATAGCGACATCCCTGCTCTCCGGTACGACATAGGTCATGGAAGACCCGTTTATCTCCACGGTAAGATCTATCACCCTATCCTGTAGTTGCTGATATTGCCCCATCTGACCCATCTGGGGTTGCTGGAACCTAGGCTCGGACACGTTGACCACATTCCCCATCCTGAATACCGGAACATCGGACGTATCCAGCGTATATACTTGAAATCCTTTCTTTAAGTCTCTAAACATATCTCGATTTTTAAGCGGGAGGGAATACCCTCCCATTAGACATCCAATCTAACCTATTCCTCATCAACATCCGTTTCCGACGCTGATGCGGCGGTTGTAGGCACACAGCAATCCATGAGCCTCAATACACCCCTTACCTTGTTGAAATAAACAAGACGTTCGGTGTTGTTAACCATAGCCGCTCCGGTCACAGCCACGTTGATCGGGTTCACCACAGCCACGCCGGTTACCGGGCAGCATGTGTCATCACCTACCGTGGATACGGTGCTGTTCGCTGGAATAGCTATCTGTACTGGCAATGTCTCGCCTGTTGTCGGAACCACCTGCCGGATTTTCAGCAGCAGAAGGCCCTCGCATGGCAAGGACAGCCATATCCTTGGGTTGATACCGAAGATGGTGTTGGTAGTAGTCACTACCACGTTCTTCGTGACCAACTCATAAAGAGACCCTATTTTAGAAACACAAGCCATAATAGCCTCCTTCCTTTATAGAGTTAAATAGCGGCGTTTCCGTTGTTGCAGCATCCATTGTTGCACCCACATCCGTAATTACCTCCATAAAATGCTTGACCCCATCCATAAGTCTGGTAAGGAGAGCATGAAGGATAAGCCGGCACAGGGGTAGGTCTCAACTGGTTGATCAAATTCTGAGTCTGTTGCTGAGTCAACGCGGAGGCTTGGTAAGCCGACCTTTCATCACGCAACTGATTGATCGTATTCTGCATCTCACGCATTTCCAATTGACAGAATTTATCATTAATCAAGGTTGTTTGAGCATCAATCTTAGCGCTCAAGATATTGAACCGACTCGTGGCTTGCTCACGATTGTTCGTCAATCCTTGATTAATAGTGTTTTGTAACGTGTTAGTCTGATTCAATGTCTCAAGACGATTCTCATAACCTTGATTGTTGATCATCTGCTGAGTCTGGCAAGTGCTTTGGTTGATCAAAGAACTCAAATTGCAGCAGCAAGAGCTAATTTGATTACCGATCTCACAACCTTGTTGCTGTACGGCGTTAATAACAGCCTGAGAGGTCATACCTACCTGACCAGCTACCTTATCGATAGCGCCTTGTACGTTACAGATAGCGCTTTGCAATTGAGTGGTAGTACAGTTCAAGGCGTTAGCGATCTGCTCGATAGCGCTTCTATTACCTTGGATGGCCTGCATCAACAACTCACGACCATAGTCGTTATTCAATTGAGCTGGAAGACCATTAGCGCAACACTCATTACCATTACCAAAACCATTGCCAAAGCCACGGCCGCCCCATAACCAGAACAGGACGATGATCCACAACCACCAACCGTTAGCCCCGCCGAAACCGTCTTGGTTGTTACGACCGTTCATCAAGGCCGCCACCAAGTTCGGATCCATCTTATTTCCGCCTATTAAATTGGCGAACATCCCCGGAATCATAGATAATAAACCGTTAGTGGCGCTTCCACTACCGGAACCCATACCGTCTAACAAAACGATTTTGTCTCCACTTGTACCCATGTCTATTTATTTTTGAATTAATAATAACCCCACCTGATGGCGGGCGTTACAAAGTTCAAAAATTAACAGTCCTAAAATCGTGATATGTGTCATCATCAAAGTACGTCATGTCTTGTAAATGGTATTAATAACGACTGACGAGAGACAAAAAATCCGGAGCGTATCACTACGACCCGGATTCATCGCAAATCTATAAAATCCAATGTTTCAATGCTCGAAAGAAAACGTCTCACGACGTCAAAGAGAGATTAACTACACGAAAAATCTCGCATCAACTTATTTGTATTAGCAGTGTATTCATTAACTATCTTACTGGATGAGGGATCATCCTCTATCCTTGACAGGCGGTTATCGTCACTCCTTACCGTAACGTCACCCATCCTTCGTACCACGTTTTCTTGATATGATGATGGATCGGAGTATATAAGATCATCAACGAACCTGTATATCGCACCATCAACCGTCTCACCTACCTTCTCATATAAACCGGATTGGAATGACACGAAATCATCATACCTCCCACGAGCCAAGAACGAACCGTCCGATCTCGCCTCGACGCCGCCGTTGACCTCCCGGAGCAGGCCCGGATTCCTTTGGTACAGATACCTGTAAAACCCGACATCCATCATCCTATCCTGACCATCCAGATAGAAAAGGTTTCTCATGCTACTGTCACCGGACTCGATAGCCACGTCAAACAGAAGATCCCTCACCTGACCTTCCGGCAACGACATCTCCATGCTTTTTAACGTACCTCTGTCATGGTGGTTCAAAGATACGTTATAAAATCCATTAAAATCAAGGAAACGTAAGACATTATTATATAAATCCGATTTTTTTAACCTTTCCTTGATCTGGATTTTCCTCAACGAGGTACAGGATTTGATAAAATCCCGATCCTTTCCCTGCCTAGCCTCGTATCTCCTGAACTCCCGATCAATATCAACATCATCCATCTCAGGAGTCACGGGATGTTGGTATATTAATCTGGTAAGGATCATGTTCTCGGTATTCGAGGATGAGATGTTGGACATAACTAGCTTCTTTATATTATCCTTGACCACGCCAATATCGGAACGGGAAGCCCCGGCGGGGACCACGCCAGCCGGCAAGTACGAGGGCCGCTCTATCCCGATATCGGCCAACATCTCATAGGCCTGATCGGTGTCGGTTATCGGAGCCGTGTTATGGTACGTATTCCTACTAATATACAACATGCTCCTATCATACATATCGGAAGGGGATGTATTCCCGGACCTTACATACACCATCCTATCCCCAGTAGAATAAGTATCCTGAACCTCGTATATCGGGTTCCCTTTTCCTGTTATCCTATCAAGATCGGAGATAAAGCTATCGTATACCGAATTGCCGGCCTGTATGGAGGACAGCATGACGTCCAGCGACGCCATAAGATCACGGATATCCTCCGGTCTGGATATAATCATCTCATCGCTGATCGCCTCGCTTATATCCACACCCATGTCGGCAAGATCCATGGCTATGTCATGCAGACGTCCGGCAACGTCCTTGATGTCCTTAAAATCATCCATATCGATTATCTCCCCAACCTTATCCCTTAGACCCTTCATATCCTTAGGCATACTGATATACGGTGTGGTACTATTGAAGTACGAGTCGGTAATCGTATTTCCGTCCTGACTCCGAACCTCCATACGGGTCATATTACGATACGTGTCATACATCCGATCTGCGTAATCCTGATCCTCCTGATACCAGAGTGCCAAGGAAGGGTATGGGATGGAGGCGAAAGCCTGATCGAACTCCCGGCGGTCGCTGATACCGCCTACCGCCCTCATGATCGTATCCCTTACCTCTATTGGATTCAAGCCCCTTCTCTTTCCTAACGAGTCATATGTATCCTCATATATCATATAATCATCACCAAGACCTGACTCGGAGGACAGGAAATACATATCCTTCTCATTAAGATTCCCCTCAGACATAAAATCGACAATCCTCCTCATCATATCCCTTACCCGCTCATACTCCGATCGGTTAGTCATGATATTATCAATCTCATCAGCGTCATACATCCCAGATCGCTCAAGATTGTACCTATTGAGGAATATATCACCGCCGGAAAGGAAGTTAGATACGATCATATCATTAAGATCATTGATATTATCAACACCCAAGGAAGTAAGAGTATTATTAATATCCTTAACCTCATCGGCCATGAAATTGCCGGCGAAATAGTTCTTCCGCTTGATAAAGGACATGACATCATCATACCTAGGTTCCCCATTACTATCCAGATCATATTCTGATGGCATGGACATCCAGTCGCCAAAGAAGGACACGAAGTCGGGGGAGTAGGCCGTACCCCAGACCGATAAGGCCTGCTTCTGGTCGCCCAGCACCTCCATCGCCCTTTGGTATAATCCGGATGGTTGGTTATTAGGGGCAAGGACATTATCTACCCTACCCTCCTTATTTTTTATAACATAACAAGATCGTCCCATTACTAAATCGTTTTGACACAAAGATATAAAATCCCGCCTACTCTCACGAGCGGACGGGACACCAAAATAACAACATAATAACAAACCTTATGTTTCTCCGAAAAGTGCAAATCTTTTTGCCGATCCTCACGAACAGGCAAAAACTCAATCCTAAATTATAAAAAATGGAGTTTATCGTTTAGCGAAAATATCTTTATCTGATCTACTCAGAACCCTGCCTTTCAATTCCAAGAACCTAGGCATCCATTCTTTAGATATCTTAGACACGATCCACTGAAATCCCTTAGGAGTCACATAGACAGTATTAGTGCCATAGAACTCGTCATCATTACGATATCTATAACGAGCATAACCGCTGTCTATCATCCTTTGGGAAAGCAACCACCTCTTACCGGTCTTAGCGAAGAACTTCTTATCCTCAAGCAATATTCGAAGATTCTTCTCCGCTATATCATATCCATGAGCCTCTAGCTTTTCCCGAACCTCTCTGATCAACATATCTGTCTCTTGGGCTATTTCGGCTGTCTTAGCAAACTCAACCATAGGAGCCTGTTCTTTAATGATATTATCGGATATCCTTTTGGCTTCCTCTGCCGCTTTCTTCGCCTCATCTAACGCACGCTTCTCCTTTTCCGATTTAAGCAAAGCCTCTAATGCCTCTATATAATCAGATGGAAGTTCATTCTTTGATGGCATATTGTTAGATGGCATAGAATAGGAACCTGTTTTCCTAATAAAAGGGAGAACCTCCGATGTTACCCATCTTTTGAATTTCTTAGCAAACTCCTTCTTAGATGACATAATTAAAGTATACATACCAGACTCATTAATAATCTTTATCTGGCTAACATATTGATTGTGAATAGGGGTGGAATCGTAGGCCTCCCTATCTTCTGACAATCTCAGCATTTTACAATCCTCGTCATCTACCAACCTTCTTACAGCATCCCTAGGATCTGCATACCCTAAACATTTAGCTACATCATTACCGACAAACCATGGTTCATGTTTCTCATCCAACAATACTCTCACATCCCCAAAATCAGGATTCTCAAATAATTTTAAATTATCATCCATAATATAAAACAACGAGAGCCACCAGCGTCCGTTACTCCACTGATAGCTCTCATTTATCGCCTACGCCTAAGCGATATTAATATCTTCTTCTGGTCTAGCAACGGATAGACACCGCAAATATAAGACCTTATTTTGAAACTACAAACAAACAAGAGATATTTTTACAAAAAATGTAATCAGCCATATTCCTCTGTCATATATAAAGCGTAGCTATACCTATCCTCTATCATCTCCACCACCTTCTTGATATCAGATAAAGTTAGTTTCTTTATCTCCATATTCCTACTATCCATCCTGACAAAAGAGTTCTTGAACTCCTGCTCGGTTATAGCATCCAACCTAAATAGATTGTATTTTATAAGTAACTGGGTTACGTCAAATATCAGGATATTAAGATCAATATCATCCTTCAACTCATCAAGAAGATCACGCATCATGGCTTTGATAGCATCAGTATCAAGTTCCAGCTTCTCGGCTTCCCTCATCAACTTCTTAATGATGCCATTGTACTCGATTATGATATTAGCGTTATCATCATCGGTAGGCAGAAGAATATCCATCGTACATTCTATACCAACCTTATCACTAAGCCTTTTATTGAACTCAGTCATATAATCAAAAGCCTGATCCCTGCTTAATGAGTATGTATGGTCAAGCAACTGCCTTTGTCTGTTATTGACAAAATAATGACTGGTATATAACATCATCAAGACCTTCACTCGCTGGATACGTAAGTCTTGCATGATCTTCCGGTGTAAAAAAGAATCTAATTGCATGGTATAAAGAGTCCCCACCGGGGCCATCACACACCCGACAGGGACCAACTTTTAAATATCTTACTCGTTAGGTGATGGACTGACACCGCAAAGATAAGACGAATAAATTTACCTAGCAAGGATTTTCCGCCTCATTTTCTCCGGATACTACGTTGCCATCGGAAACCAAAGACTTGTCCTCGGCAGCCTTCGTAGGCGAAGCGGAACCCGATTGGGAGCCGGACGGGTTGACGAACGGGGTCTCTATCTCCTCGAAGAACGTCTCATCTCTCCTAATACTCATCCTGAACTTAGGAGCTATGAAAGGATCGTTATTAAGATCTATGTTGATCGTAACGTCATTCATCAAAATATCCTCCTTAGTTCTGGAATCACCTATCCATCCTCTTACGTCAGCGGTCATAGGCATCCTGCTAGCCGCCTCCTTAACAGCTTTAAGCCGGTTCTTGATAACACCCACGTCCCCAGCCAGCGGGATCATATACGTCTTATTATCCAACCCGGATCTGGCTATAGCGTTATTAAGATCCATTATATCATCAATACTTACGCCTCCGCCTAGACCCTCCGTAATCCTATCAGCCATCGATTCGATCATGGATGAAAATGACGATATATCCTGATTTTTCAATCTTACGGGGTACAGGTAATTTCTTCCATTTCCTGTCTTTATAGCTACGACCGGGATACGTGAATTTTTATAATCACCATACTTGTCCCTGACGATAGCCGTACAGAACGGGAATATATTATACTTAATATTATCCCTCATCGTAACCTCCCCATTCTCTATATATCCTACGCTCTCAACCTTACCAACCGTCTCGTTGGTAAAGTCATTCTCGGATACCATCAACGTACCATTATCATCACTTACGCTAAAATTAGGTCTTCCCGGCAAAACACTGGTAACTGTACCTACAAACGGTATATCAATCTCGCCAGCGACAGATCCCACATTATCCCTATACAACTCAAAGGCCATACTCCTTAAATCAGCGTTACTCCCTTTTGAGTCTGGATCATTGGCTTTTAGCACCGAGACGAAATTGCCATCGCTATCCACGATCTTAATAACCATATTATCAACCAGCTCTCTGTAAGCCGACTTAGTCTCATCAGAATTGGGATCAACGGCGTTAAGACTATTGTATTTATCATACAGTCCCTTGGTGTATGGATCTGACATATCCATCTTAAACCTTACCATATCACCCTTGCGAAGGCTAGCCGCTGCTTCCTGATTCACCGACTCGTTGTTAGACCCAAACGTATCACCCGTGTAATAAGGAACAATAGACCCATCCTGCCCCTTGCGATACACCATGAACCAGTTGGAGGTCGATAAGGCGGTCTGCCGCCCCAATATGACACCGGTAGCGTTCTCGAAAGCCTGAGCGTTATCCTCGCTAATCATCCATCTTGAATGATTTTTAGACTCGATAACGCTGAACATGTTCGTCCCGTCAGTGAAATCCATCACCACCTTATCATCCATAACATATTCACCGGGCGTGACGAGAGCCTTAAGCCCGGATCCCGCCATAAACCTGTCAAGCCTCATTCCGCCAACCTCATAATACATAACCCCACCGATCTCTCTCTTTTGGGCCATCAACACCACTGGGTTCTGGGCGGCGTTAACTTCCGTCCTGCCGGTGGATGTCCCGGGTTCGCTCTCTGCGAGGACATCACCCATAGGTATGGATTTATCATAATCCTTGACAGCTATACTTCCGTTATCATACAACCTCATCCATTCCACGAATTGAAGAAGAGGACCATCGGAATAATTATTGATAATATCAATAGTCTCATTAAGCTTATCCTGATCAAACTCATTGCCATTGTCAGCTTCATTCATAAGATCGTTGTAGGTCTTTATCGCCTCCTTAACCTGATCCTGATCAAGACCATTAATATTTATATCTATAATATTATCAATAGCATCCTTGATATTATTCGAGACATCACCATTGATATTTAACCTATCTATCATCGACCTGATCTTATTGAGTCTGGCGATAGGATTATCCCCAAACCCTTTAATGATATCATCAATACGATCCTTATTATTATCATATATCTGACGCTCCCTAGGAGACAGGATATCCTCATTGCCGTTCCAGATCTTTATAGCGATATCAGTAGACCTATCGTCCGAAGGATTTAGGAGATCCTCGTCATCAGGGACATTCTCAACGATATTGTCACCAGATTGGATATCCGTTTCCATGGATCTGGCGATCATATGATTATAAGTCTTGAACATAAACGCCTCGTCCTCGCCAATAAGACCATCATTAAAAGCCTTATCTATAGCCTGATCATTGGCATAAAGGGCGTTAGCGTCAGAATTATCGGTATTCCTGAAATCGTATTTGCTATCATCCTCCTCATAAGTCTTTCCCCATGCGTTTGACAAGATCTTCATAAATCCCCGTTCCTGCGACCGTATAAATCTCTTATCACGCATACGACGAAGAGATTCATTGATATTCTTATAAGCCACTAGATTATGACGATACTCACTAAGCAATGCCATTGCCTCCTTATGGTTATCGACACCACGGATAGATACTACATTCTCAAGATCAGTTATAGTGTTGTACGCAGCCATTAAATCAGAAGCACTAATCTGTCTATTAGATCGATCAGAAAATAATAAGGAGGATAGATCGGCCTCCGAGTTAACCATCGTGGCCAATTTCCTCTCAAGGACTATTTTATCCTCTGTCAGCTTAGCTAACTCATCGGTCTTTTTAGCCAATTTATCCTTGTTCCTCTCAAACCGTTCCTCACCCATCGCCATCCGCTGAAGCCTTAATATGCCTTTTTCAAGTGCCTGCATTCTTGACGTAAGCTCCATAAGCTCGCTAATAGCTTTGTGGGAATCAGGGTTAAGATGAGAATAAACATCAAGAGCCTCACCTATATCATTTTTATACAACCTATTTAATTGGCTGGCAATATCGTCCAAATTATCCTTAGCCTCAAGACCATTATATACCATGTTAGAAATATAGGTATTGAACGATCTATTGGATATACCCTCGGTAAGAGAATCGGCGAACCTGTTGGCCATAGTGAAATTATCCACCTTCTTATTAAACTCATTGACAAGATCGGCTTTATACTCATTGACCTGCTCATCCGTCATATTCATATCGGACGCTATATCGCTATTAGGTATAGATTCGACTACCGTCCTGAAATTCTCCTTCGTATCATCCAGCATCCCCATCTCCGAATCATAACGAAGACGATTGAATACGGCGTCACTGAAATCCTTATTTATGATCCTACCATCACTCTCGTACGATGTGTCTATGCCGGATAATTGAGCGTTAAGAGCCATACTGCCACGAATAGCACGGACAGCGGCGGTAGTCAAAGCGCCGGCATTGGTGTTGTAGGCCTCCACCATCCCCTTGTTACGGGACATGTCTTGGCTCCATTCCTTTATACCTCCAAAGGTCTTTCCACCCATAACCGATCCGATAATCATACCGATACCGATCTCCTTCCAGCCTTGACTAGACCCGTATGTTTCCTTGAACCCGTTCTTTATAGCCTCCATATAACCTATGTTCTGACGGATAGCCATAGGATTGTATCTTGATTCTACCCAATCCTCGGCGGACTTACTAGCCACTCCCTGAAGACCCTCCTCATACAGACCCTCGGATACCGGACGTTTAATGATATTGAACGTATTCCCGGCTACCTTCTGCCATTTCTTTGGTGTTATGGCTCTTAACATACCGTTATCCATCCTCTCAGCCCCTACGCCAAATATATTGCGTTTTATGAACTTATCCACGCCAAGATTCATACCAAACATATCACCGAACATAGCTATGTTAGACAATGTAAGAATACCGATATTAGCGGCAAATATAGTATTGGCGGCATCGACGTTGTCATTTCTGAACCTCATAAGCTCCTCATACGAGGCTTCTCTACCATAGGCATTTCTGTAAGCCTGCTTGAAGTTTTCCTCAGACTCCATCAACCCACTCCTTGACTCTACCGAAGCCTCCCAAAGCGTTGACGTGCCAATAAAGGTTAGGTTGTCCAAACCCTTGCCTATGCCTCGTCCTATGCGGGCGGCCCTCAGCATGGAGTTAAACCCGCTCTTCGTGGCGGAAGCAGCCCTACCTAATCCAGCGACAGTCGCTCCTATCCTAGCCCCCATACGGGCGGCATTCATAAGACCAGCGCCAGCGAAAGCATAAGACGACAAGATAGCCCCAGCCGTAAATGCAGCCCCCGACAAAAGATCATTTGTCCAGAAATTGGTTGTAAACATACTTTTAAAAAATCCGGCGTCTCGCTCCTCCTTACTGTAATAATGATTAAGCGTATAATCACCACGCTTATCCATATCATCCAACCATCTGGCAAAACTGTTATCATACATAGCTGATAACGTCCCTTTTGTAACAAGCTCCTTTAATCCATAAACAGACTGACCTACTCCACCTATTCCATACAAAGCAGACTTATAAATAAACTTACCTAATCCTCTATAAGTTTTCTCCCAACCACTTTGACTTCTCGATAGACGATCGTCATTATCTATATTATTGATATAATTCTCATATTTAGGAATCCACTCACCTGTTGATAACCTATATCTTGAATCACGAAGATTGATCCTGCTCCCAGTTATATCATAATTACCCTTAGGTATACCTACCTCATTTATCATCTGGAAAAGCGAGTTTCTGGCTCTTACGTCATCATGATAAGATGTCTCTACAGATTTTTTTATACCCTCAACCAATGACGGTATGCTTCTACTTCCTTCCCTGGATAAAACATCATTATCCATATCCGATGAACTACTCATCCCGACAGGAATAGGGATAGAAGAAATATTGTCCCCAGAAAGCATAGGGGATGGAATGGATGGAGTCGGAACATAATATCCCTGATCCCTCATCACATTCCCCATATCATTATTATTATTGCTGTTCATTTTTACCATCTATTTTATCTATGGTCTCTTTATCCAACGCCGAAAGAAGATTGCTAAGGTCAGAATGCTGTTCATTAATATCCCTACCCTTTACAATAACATCCTTATTAATAGCCTCAACCACAGCTTGAGTAAGATACATCTGAGGACACATATTTATGATTTTCATGATATTATCAGCATAATCAGTATTATACTCTAATACCTTAAGCGGTGTCCCAGTCTTTGCTTGACCATGGAAATAAATACCAACTTCAACCCCTCCGGGGAATCCCTTAGCTTTAACATCATACAACTTGTAATTCCTCAAAACCGTATTAATTATCCTAATAGCCCTCTTATTAAGCTCAGATGTAGCTAGATCATTACTTTGAATATCATACTTATCAACCATCCTAGAAGCCTCCTCCGCCGCATTCTCGACAGTAGCGAAAGCACCAAGCGAATTAGCCTGTGCCCATTTCTGGTAAGGTCTATTGGTTGTAGCAGAAAAAGACACAGGAATGATCTTGGATTCATAATCTTCCGATCTCACATTCCTCTCCCTTTCATACAAACTATACCCCATACTATCTAATTCTTCTTTAGTAACTTGAACCGTAGCGATATTCTTTCCACCAGCCATAGCTACCAAATCAAATGTATTAGGATTATCTGTAGGACGAGCATACAATATATAATTATTAAGTCTACTATCTTTATCTTTATTCAAGAAACCGGCTCTCGCCAAAAGCAGACTCTCTAATTTAGCATGCATACGCCTATCCTCTTTAGAAGCGTTGGTAGAATTGGAAAATGACCATGATCTTGGAGCAAACTCATCATATCTTCTTTCATAGACTGTTTTAGAATCCTGAACAGCCTTAGCTATATTACGACCTACATTGGAAGAAGACCATTCCCTTCTGAGCGTAGGGCCATCAGCTCTAGACATATTCTTACCTATGATCTTGATCATTTTATCCCTATTAGTCATATTGGCATCATCACTATTCATTATTGGATTATCTACACGACTATAAGTTTTGGCTATATTATCTATATCATCCAAAGTGAAATTTTCTCCCGAATATCTATTTAACAGATTTATATAAGATCTCATCAACTCCATATTAGCTATAGACCTATCCGTGTAGTTGATGTTTTCGCTTATCAATCCAACTATAGAAGAAACTTTCAAAGCGTCTTCCGGAGAATACTCCCTTCCTCCAATAACCGCTCCATTCTTACCAACATCCCTTGCGTTAACCATACCATTATCGGTATATGTATCAATACCACCAGTAACATAGTCTTGATCTTTGATAGCATCATTAAGGATATTCTTCGTAGCGACATCAAAAGCATTCGTAAGATAATCAACTTCCTCGTCCATTATCTTACTATATTTCTTCCTGTTATCATTCGCCGCCATAAGAGCCTCATACCTACCTACCATTTCTGGTGATGATAACACAGAACTAGACCCGCCACCGTTATTGGTAATCCATGCCATAATATTCTCACTATTAACACCACCTGGATATATAGAGGGATTGTTTTGTATATCGTTCTCTATACCTCGTAAATCAACAGGGTTTAAAGACGATATTAAATCCTTCTCTCCTGTTGATATATTGTTTTCATTCTGAATATACTGATTGTCAAATATATTTTCAGGAGTGACATTAGGCTGAACTTTTTCTAGCTCAATCATAACACCTGAAGAAGCGCCGGGACTGTTACCACCTTCTTTAGTCATTATCTCCCTAAGCTTAAGATTCTGATCTATTTCCTTGGATTTTTGTCTCCATGAGAACTCCCGCTCCTTGAAATCAAGATCTCTTACTTTAAAATAATAATCATCCGCACTATAACTTTCTGATGAATTATTGTATGACCATCTAGCAGATACACCATCAAGAAACTCGTTACGGACAATAAACTCCCCTGCCCTAGCGGGATTCATGTTGTTGCCAATAAAGGATGTGGCTTCCTCCACTAACGCACGGCGCTGCTCCCGAACCTCCTGTAACGAAGCCTCGATAGCCACCTTAGCGGAAGGGCTGGCCTCCGCCCCTTTGAGCTTGGCTAAAAGAACGCTCTCTTCAGCATCAAACCCAGAAACATATTTATTAACAAACTGTTCAGTAGTCATACCACTAAACATGCCAGGATTGGTCATGGCTAAATACTGTCCCTCTATCTGCATCTGAGCTTTAGCATTCTGAGATATAGACCTAGCCGCTATTGATCTAATTTGAGATTGACTCATCTCATCAACAGTAATATCCCTCATCCTCCCTGTAGGTTTACCATCCACTATTTCAGGAACAGAAAACTTCTTTCCTTTATTAAGACTAACGAAATCCTTCATCATCTTATTCATCTCCTCATTGTAATCCGTATAAGGAGTGTAGTGAATAGGATTCATCCTTGTACCAACCTGACCGTCATTAGCCCATTCATAAAATGGTAACAAAGCGACAGCCTCATTTATAGCGCTATATTGCTTAGGATTATTAAGCTTCATATCTTCGATCTTCTGAGAGAAAGACCTATACTCCCTAGTACCGGCAATAGCGTTCAACACACGGGTATCCAGAGCTTCTCCAAGACGAGCCTGTATACTTCTGGCTATACCGTCGGAAGCCAAATTAGATTTACGATACACGTTATTCACGTCCTGTATCAGCCCATTTAACCTATTCTGAAGATATTCCCTATCCTGAGGTTTTATAATGTCAGAATTGATAATATAATCAGCATACTCGTTTATAGCCTGCCGATTGGTATCTATCTTCTGCTGCATGTATCCCATCCCCTGCATCATGACATCCATGTTGTAGGGCGATACGTACTTGCCGTAATTCCTTAATATACTATATTGTGAAGCCATCCTTTATCCTTTCTTGCTTTTAGTTACTTCCTGAGCGGGATATAATCTCCTATAACTCAATATATCTCCTTGAGGATCAGCGATTAATTGTCCATTGGGACCAATCTTTACATCCCCGAATATAGACCTTAATGTATTCATGGTCGTAGCCGTATTCCACTTCTGCTGGATCTCATCATTTACGCTATCAAAATACCTAGCCCAGTTCTCGTCAGTATTAGCCAAAGCCTGTAATATTCGACTTTGATAACCCTGACGTTGAGCTATATTCTTATCATACGTATCAGTCCAAGTCCGGGCGTTTACATTATCAGCCCAAGTCCTTTGAGCCACGTTCCCTTGTTCTACCTCATTTATATACTTACCTATATTGGAACTCATGATAGCCTGTAGGTTGGATGATAAAGCCCCTCTCTGGGAATCCGGGACATTACCCATCTGATCCAATTGTGATTGGAAAGCACGATTGGTCTCAACCATATACTGATCAGCAGATCTCAACACCGGATCCACGGTAGGAGCGTAATGCCTTTCCAGACCTTCCGTTGTCACGGCTCCCGGGGTCATCCTAAATACCTCGGGGAAGTCAAGACCGCCACCCACTATATTCCTGCCTCCATTGCCGCTGTTCGACTTACCGGCATTTGTATTGGTCTTAGGGAGTGTATTGGGATCAATCAGCTCAGGCATATCCAGTTTAACATCAGGTTCCTCCACATCACCTATATCCATAGGACCGGGAGCCACCTTATGAGGATCAAGTATAAAATCAAGACCTTCCATTCCTTTCATGGATCTCAATGCCTGCATCTTAAGCATATCCTCGCCAAGTATCTTATTAACGACATCCTTGTTCTTGTCAGAGAATAGTTGGCTAAAATGGGTGATACCAGCATCGTTAAGAGCCTTATGCTGTTCCTCTGTAACAACGTCTAGACCGATCATAGGGCGAGATGTGGTAAACAAACCTAATTTATTGTCTCTCATCCTATCATGATATGCGGCTTTCTTGTCTTCCGGGTAATTACCTTGACTATCCTCACCGCCAAAGGAAACGAGCGTCGTGTAATCCCGAAGCGCCTCGGCGTTGGCGATGATCGGGTTCTCAGCCGTAGCCAAGCCCATCCAGCTACTTGTCTGACCGTAGATAGCGTCTTGCAATGCCCTAGCCCTAGCGCCCTCTGAAGCTCCCATATAAGCATCGTAAGCGACCGGATTGAATGTCTTATAATAATTCAACCTCTCATCCGTATTAATACCTCCATAAGAGCCATCAGTTCCTTGGCGTTGATAACCGAAATAGTTAGGATCATTGTTGAACCTATTCTCGATCGGGCGGAAAGTTAATTTACGACCGAACAAAGACGTGCCTCCTATCTCCATCTTCTGACGAATACCAGCCACTTTCTTAAGCAGCTCTTTCTTAGCCTCAGCTATATCCTCCTCCGTAAGACCGTATTCTTTCATAGATCTGGATATGATGTTATCTATCTCACCACCCTTAGCGAAATACGTATCCTCATCCTTCTTCATCTTCCGGTCTTCCTGCTCCTTGTATATGACATTAGCGAAGTCCGTAAATCTTCCCTCTAATCCATTAACGGTATCGTTGCTATCATTTATAGCCTTAGATAATACGGAGGCGTTTAAACGCCTTGTATTCTCGTCATCTATCTTATCGTTTTTCTTCAGCTTCTCCAGCGCCTTTTTCTGATCATCGTAAGCCGATTTAAGACCGATCTTAGCCTTATACCTATCCATTAACGTAGCATACGTATCCTTAGGCGTGGCTTTGATCCCATACGTATCTCTGATGTATTTAGCGAAATCCGGCTCTATGGTTGTGTCGTCGGTAATAACCTTCGTTCCCTGCTCCAAGGAAACGGGGGTTCCACCATCGGCGTGCTTCTGCCCCATAGCCTCCATCGGCGCCTCTCCGGGCTGCGTCACGTACTCACCCTTCTCGACCTCTACGTTGGCTTGATCTTCCATCGACTTAGGTAACGGATACAGGTACTCACCGGTAAGGCTTCCGCTATCGAACCTATTATTAGGTCCTAGATAAACACCCCCACCATCCTTGTACTGCATCTGGGATTGCCTTCTTTGTCTGGCCTCACGCTCCTGAGCTAACCTGATATTGGTACGAGTACCTTTCTCTGACGCTATCCCAGAAACCACGTTACGAGCCAACCCCATGATACCACTAATTCCTGAGGCTATGGTGGTTATCGTATTAGCTGTTTTAGCCCCAGTGGATAAATCACCATATCCCTCGCTTCTCATACGCCCTATACCACGACCCATCTGAGTGAATCTAGACCCTATATCATCAGCGCCATAGTAGGGGATGGTGGTAAAATCAAAAACATCCGTCTCGCCTGAACCGGTCTTAGACTTATCAACATCGTTAACAGTTATGTTATTAAGCGTAATACCATTGTCCTGATAATTCTCAGCTATACGCTGTAAACTACCCTTGAAGCTAGCCGGAAACACATTATCCTGATCAAAAGCATTAGCGTATTTAGTCCTCAACTGATCTGGAGTATCCAAAGAATATATCCCTAGCGGATTGACCGGCGCGGGTAATCCTTGGTTGGTATTCACCAAAGGTTCTATACCTAACCCTTGTATACCGTCCATATTACCAAGCATATACGACCCGACTTCCCCGGCCTCTTGATATTTAGGTATCTTCCTCTTGATTACGTATTTGCTCATGTCTAATTAATTTCGTTCTGACACAAAGATAATTTAAAAAAACAGAGACTCATCATTTCACAACGATGAGTCTCTCAGCAAATGCTATTATTATGTACAGAATTAAATTCTTTTTATGAATAATGATCCTATAGCCTTAACCAAATCATAGAAACCGGCAGAACTGAGACCTACAGCCACTCCATATAATAGAGCCTCCCACCATTCACTCCCTATAAGCAATGGAGACACCTTTAGTAGCCACGCTAATATACAAACCAGCATACCTATGACTACGGCGGATAGGACTTTAGCCCACTTATGGGTGTCAATATACGGCACAACCTTGGCTAGTTGGGTAGCTGACATCGTAACAAAAGCCATGATACCGGTAAAGGTAGTTAGATCAATGGTGATAGTCCCTTCTGATGGGATTACCTCTTGCGCCATCAAAGCGAACGGCGTCAATAACATAGCAAATAAAAATAACAATCTTTTCATATCTAAAACGTTTAATTACTTCGCAAATATAGCATTAATTCTGAGTTCTGCTCATACCCTTTATATTCAGCATCAACCCCGGTATCATATTAAGCACCAACTGCCTTTTCGCCTGCTCCCTACGCATACGCTCAGCTTCCGCTATCTGCGCCTCTGATTGGGGATCGTTCTTGATGTTATTAGCGATATCCTCTATAGCTTTCCTGTTGGCGCCTGATTGAGCTAGCATCTTATATAACAGGTCTTGACCTTCCTTCTCCCACCAGCTATCCATGGAAGAGCGGGAAGCCAAAGAAGGATCGGCAGGGGCTACCGTCTCAGGTACGGGCTGCTGACCTCCGTCCCCCGTGCCCGAATCCCGCTGTCCGAACTCGTATCTCATTGGCTCGTTCTCCGGGACACCATACCTATTAGCGAACATATCAGCGAACTCAAATCTCTTCTCATTTCTTAAGGTCGATCCAAGAGGCCTACCGTATCCTTGATTCCATGCCACGGTAGCGTCCTTGTAGTTGACGGCGTTATCGAAATCGGATTTAGAATACATATAGTAATTATATACATTACCTTGAGCGTCCTTGTCAAAAAACTTTCCTTGATTGATGTAATTCCAACCTAACCCCGGGACCTTGCCTTGATACTCATCCACGAGATAATCCAACTGCTGTGTCAATGTCGGTTTCTTCCCATACCTGCGCTGTAGCTCCTTCTTCCTCGGTCCAAGCCATTGTTGGATGCCAAAATCACCGGCGGTGCCTAGGGCTTCGGTGTCCCCTCCGGACTCGGCGGCGATGTTCGACAGGATACCGATAGCTTGCGTTTGTGGTATTCCCTTCTTATCGGTCAGATAATCCCATATCTCATCATACACAACCATCTTATTATCCTCTGATCTGTCAGGATCAATTACATATTTACCATCTCCATAAGCCCTACCTGTGCTTACGGCCCCTCCCTTATCTTTCTTCTCCTTATCATCATCCATCAACATCTTACCAACTATAGCCGCCGGCAAAATAGCAGGAACATTTTTAATGGCTTTTTTTATTTTATCCGATGATTCTTTCAATACCTTTCCCGTAGCTCCAAACATGTTCTTGGAATAATCTTCAGCATAATTGCTACCTATACCACTCACAAGGTTGTACACATCAATCTCATCCATACTATCGATATACTTATCAAGGTCATCAATAGATGGAGTCCTTCCATATGTATTATAAAATTTATTCCACAAGCGAAATCTAGCTTGAGTATTAAAAGCTATTTTCTCTGATATCTCATTACTTGATGAGTTTGGGTCAGCCCTATAAGCGTCTTTTAATAATGACTTATCATTTTCGGATAAATAAATCTTATTATAATTATTACTTGAATCATATTTATGCCTAAACTCATGAGATAGGTTAGATAAACTCTCATCGCTCCTAGTAACAACCTTATTGTATTTACTAGTATAAAACCCTTTAGCATTACTATTATCCAAAGCGGAGGATACCTCATATCTAAAATCATCGAAATCAGAATCCGCCGATACCCTTAGATTGTAAGCTTCTTCCAACCGTTTCCCATTATCATCAAGCATAGAATCTATCTTATCCTTAATATGCTTGTTAGACACATCATTTATATTTTGGAGATCAACACCATTATCAATCATCAAATCCACAGCCGCCTTATAAGAATCAGGGAGATTGTTATAATTCCTTGAAATTCTATCATGAACATCCTTGTTAAAAAAATCCCTAACCAAAGGTTCATCATGAACATATTTATCCACAAGATCATTATCTACAAGAAAATTATACAATTTACGTTTATCTTCTGGCAGAGGAATCTTCTTTACTTTATTAGCGAAAGAAAAAAATTCACCTAATACCGGGAATAGCCCTAAAGCTGATAATGTCATTCCTAAACCATCCCCAGCCTTCGATGACTCCACAAAATCTCTCACATCCATAACATCCCCGATAATAGGGATACCTCCAGCTATAATCTCGGTAATGTCAACTCCATCATTTATCTTCTTACCATATTCAGTATTAAGATTTATGCCACTAGATCCAACGGAGGTGTTATCCCTTGAAGCCACATATCCACCCCCTTTTTTCTTATCCATCTTCTCTCCCCATAGCCCATATTTCTCTCTGGGCCATATACCGTCTATGGCATCCACGTAACCAACGGGATGCTCCCCGTCCATGCGCCGGTTCCGCCGCTCGTCCGCTGGGTATAGGGCGTTGGCCAACGGCTGCGTGATATGACCCAACCCCTTATCCTTGGAACTCGACATAGCATCCACCACAGTCCGATATACAGGTCTTAATTTCTCAGGTAGATATAATCCCGCCTCATCAACCAGCTCACCTATCTTCTTATTTATACCCCTGAGGCTGAAATTATAATTACCCATACCGTTATTCAACGGGGACAACGTACCTCTTATCCCATTCATGCCTTTAACTGCGGCTCCTCCGCTAAGGATATCAAACTCCGGGGACACGTTTCTCAAAGGACTATCATCCATACCTCTGAAATACATAGGACGCTCGCCATTGACAACCCGGTTAAGATCCTCCTTATATAAATCCTTTATCCACGATGGGATTTCCTCCGGTTTATTCTTCTTAGACATATATTACGTTTTTCACAAAGATAACCATAATATCATAAGCCTAAAAACACGAAACGGGTACATAATAAATCATGTACCCGTTTATACGCTAATGCATGTGATAAGCAGCCAAGGCTCCTTTAGCTTTCTCCTTAGACTTGTACTTAGCCGGCCATAATTTACCGGTCTTGTTACTGACCACTCGCCAATCACTCCCTACTTTCTTGATACATCCTGATTTCGGGCATTTGCCCTTCTTTTTACTGCTAGTTTTCCCTGCTGCCATAACATCAAATATTTAAAGGTATATAATCACCTCAATAAACTTTCTCATCGCTGCTAAACCAACGTACTATCATCTTGAACCGGCTCTCAATGTCATTCACGAACCTAGCCAAGAACCAATCGCCACGAAGACGATCACGCCACCTCCGATGATAATCGACAGCCCTAGGATCGATCTTCCGGTCAATGTCATTCACATCCTTGATCCATACCGGGAGGTTATTAGTATCGTCTTTGACCTCGTTAAAATAGTCATTTATATTTATCTTCTGATCAACCTCCGTCACCAGTATCTCACGGCTATCGTCATTGGTTACAGGATACCTTAACCGCTGGCTCATATCGTTCTTGTCAGCGATAACCATCCGAAGCTCACCACTGTTGTTGGTATCGTTATAAAACCATGCTTTATTGAATCCGGTAGTCCTAAGAATTTGGTAATTAACCTCATCCTGATACCTTCTGGCATCCATCCTATATTGGTAGTTCGTGAGGATCTTATTCACATACTGCTCACGTACTGGTACCTCTATAACGAACGGATATAGTTTACCGTAAAATACTTGATACGATTGGTTGGTCAATCCATGAGACCATAACCCTATCTCCTGACTTTCACTTGAGTAGTTCTTTCCAGACTGGAAATAATGCTGGTGCTCGATATAATAATCAGGGGTGTAGGATAAATATGATTTCCACTCACCCTTCAGGCAGTTATATCCAACGGTGAACGAGACGTCCGTGAAATGGCTGGCGTCCTGTAGCTCCACCGCCTGCCCGTTCCTGTAGAACCGGCCGCCACGGAATTGGTACTCGCTCGGATTCCCTACCGGTATATAATCTTTCTTGGTTATCAGAACTCTCTTGAACCGATTGTCCCAGCCCATGGATAGCCCTATACCAAAGAACTTGTTATCGATATCGTAATAAGACAACTCAGCGTCCGTATCAGCGTTATATATCCGGCTACGGATGATCTTCATCTGAAGATGCTCCTTAAACCAGTTTCTAAGCCCCGGTGTGACCTCCGTAAGATTCCTACCATTAGAATCTACCTTAAACACCTGACCACGCCTTAAATCGACCCAAAAATGCCCAAACTCGCAACTGATCATATCCCGGCTCTGGGTCCCGGAATATCCTAACGTCGTATTATTATACTCGATACCACGAGAGGCGAAAAGACCACCTGTCCCTAGCTCGCTACTCTCCGGGGATATTCTCTCCGCCAACACGTCTATGGCATTGTACAACCCTACCTGATTCTCAAAACGAGCCAGTATCTGATCCGACTCTATCCCTTTCATGCTTATAAGTTTCCCGAAAGATGTCTTGAACTCATGGTAATCCATAGGCTTGTACGACAGCCAAGGATCGGTCATGCCGTTCTCCGACACGTCGGCGGTGCTCCATATGACGCCGTTGGGTCTTTGGTAAGCGCAGTCCCAAAAATTGCTATCATACGTCTCTGGTAATGACCTTCCGCCTAGCGTAAAACGATTCTTATACACAGGGCTCATCTTAAACACATTATCCCTTGATATAGGGACATTACGCTCTTGAGTCCATGATATATAATCCCCTACCTCCGGATAGAACCCCTCGTAAGGCTCAGGCCCGGCTATACGGAAATTGCAATTGATCTCAGACTCCACGAGGAACTGAGGTATACCATAGAAGTATAAGAAGAAACGACCGCTAAGATACATATCTCCGGTCTTGCAAACCATCTCATAAGCGCTCTTCCGGCTAGGGAAAGAGTATAGCGATCCGGTATCCGTATCGGTCTTATTAAGATAATCCTCCCCGGTATCGTAATTGACGAAATAACGGGGATACCCGATGTTTCGATAATCGTAATAAGGGAATGGTATCATGTCTCCCTGACCAAACTGAGTCAAGTAAAACATAGGCATCTTCCTCTTAAGCGAGAACCTTGATATAAACACATCTCCTCCAAAAACAGGTTTACGCTTATCCTCATCCATCAACCCGCAACCACCTAACGATACCCACCTGATATCCTCTATCTGCCCGTATTGAGCCGGAGAATATTTCTTTATCCTCATATAGGGGCAGGATACAAAAGATTCACGTGTCATAAAATGAGGCGTCATACCAGCCACCTCATCGTTACGAATATTACACTCATCCTGAATACGGCTGGTATCGTAACTTGAAACCAACTCCGGATATTCAAGCATATACTTATCCATACCAAATGACATGAACAACGAATGCTCACGATCGAGGTTGTTTATGATAATAGGCTTACCACCTACGGTTCCCCCTTGTGACGAGATGTCTGTAACCGGATACAACCCGCTCTTGATATATTTGGCCGTTGACAATCCACGTAGCTCCGACGCCCCTATTTTTTGGTAAAATAAATTATAATGAGCGACAGAAGTATAATAATAAGCATAGTTCCGTCTAGGTCCCCTATCTATCAATGCCGTTAACCACTGATACCTATACTTGCCTATATCCACCACGGACTGGGCTGTGGCCTTGGCGATACCCGTAGCCAGACGGATAGCCGTCAGCGCTAAGCCGACAGGGTTGGCTAAAAAGAACACGCCTCCACCGACATATTGCTGTGAAGCCGACTGATATGTATACTCAGCTATAGCGGATATTAAATTAGCCATAGCCTCCACCGTAGCCAATGATGTTGCCATACTGTAAGCCTTACTCCCTAATATCGTCCATTTAGGGTGATCCTCCACCTCCCTGAATATACCGGAGGATTTACCTAATTGATAACCATCAACAAGGCACTCGGTGGGAGCGTCAGGCTTGTTAAAGGCAATATCAGGACTTAAGAATGAATACCAGATATTACCCTTCCTGTTAAACGGATGCGTTATAAATTTCTCACGATTAATATCCTTATAGATATATATATCATCAGACAAATCGTTGTAAGGGTAATTAGGATAAAGGTTAGCCGATCCGTCGGGATCATCGTACTTAAACATATCATAAGCCAGACCGGTTCCGATAACGCTCTTATCCAACGTCCTATCGCCCCTATACAACTCATATCCTATTATAGAATCTCTTCTGGCCTTATCTATAAGACCGTTCTCTACCGCTATATCCAAAAACTCATTAACGATATCGTCATCAAGCATCACCCCCATAGGATAAATATAGGAGTCAACTCCATATTGACCAGTCAGTTGAGACGGATTACCCATAAAAGGAGCGACAGAGTTATCCGGGAACTTGTAATGACGTATAGGTCTCTGACAAAACGTGGTTGACGTATTGGGGTACTCAGCGTTACCCCCATTACCGGTGAAATAAGACTTACCCCCAACTGATTTAGGAGACCCATAGTATTTCGTCAAAGAATCTATTATGTCCTTCCTCTTTGATCCTCCCGATGATATCCCGATCTTACTTGAATCATACAATTCAAAATTAGCCGGGTACTTATTGGTAGACTCCCAATATCCGAAATCACCATACTGATATGGTCTGGGAGCGCAGTCAGCGGGTTTATCCCCACATGAGACACACTTCGCCTCATAGGTAACAAATCTCCTTAATTTCAATTCTTTCGTGAAGAAGAACACGTATTTCATCTCCAGTGGCCGAATGCCAAAACAGAACGGGGCGGGGAAGATGGCGGTGCCGGCCGTATAGAATCCGGCAAGCTCCTTCATGTCCTTCCTCATGGCGAAACCGGTGAAGAACACGCATACCGCAGGCTCGATGCAAACATATATCTTATGGAAAGTAGTCTTGTCATCATTCCAGAACAAGTACTTTGGCATCATAAATATCTTATGATCCACGTAATTCACTATAACACCTTTCTTGGCATCATTAGCCAAAGGATTAGGAGCCACGGTACCTTCCTTGTCCGAGAAAAACGTTATACGAACCTTGTTGTATGATGATGAGTCGCCGATCGGATAATTATAGTTACCCATCATCTCTATGTACATAATACCGTTATCAGGATCGGATAAACCACTTATGTATTTCTCGTAATCCAACTCCACCCATCTGGCGTATGAGGATACATGTGGATAGAACTTGAAATAAGTCAAGTTGCTTCTACCAAACCAATTGGTCTTGGCGTCAATATCATTCTGCACAGACACACGACCTTCCCAGTCAGTAGTTATACCGGTATTGAACTTAGAATTATCACCATCGCCAAAAAGACACATGGCGTTCTCGATACCAAACTGACTCTCGTATTGGGGAAAATAAGCCTCCATCGTATCCATCAACTTATCAAGCATCGTCTCTGTATGATGCTTACCTTCCCATCCGTCATATTGAAACAAATACGTGCACTTACCCAATGACCTACCTCCTTGGAATGTAGGAAGTTGAACATCATTAATAGTAGGATTGACATGAGGATCATCTACCGAGCACCCATTAGTACATATACCCTCATCATATAACTGCCGGACATTAGACATATCCTGACACAAGACCAAAGCGGAGGAGTCTATATCAGACGGGAATTTATCCTCATCCTGACCATCCAGCCATTCCTGAACCAGATCTATGATATTCTTACCTCCACTGGAGTAATTATCGAAATCACACAATACAGAGAATTTCCTTTGTGACTCGGCGTTACTTTGTATTAAGGTGGTAGGCTCGGTCTCCGTATAATCACTAGCCAGCTTATACGTAAAATCAATCCTAGAATCCACCAAAGAGTTTTTATCCAATATAGTCCTGGTCTCTATCCTCTCGATATCATCACATCCACTAGGAAAATCGGGAGCCTTTATACCGTCTTGATCCTCTGGCAATGATATAGCAGCGCATAACTCGTCAGTAATACCTACATTAGATTCTATGATATCACACAGGTTCTCTATATTATCAGCGATATAATCAATAGCATCATCTACCGTAACATCTTCCCCCATCGTGTTGATAACGAATTGGGTCTCTCCTACCGTGGCATATTCCTGCTCTACATATCTGAGCTGCTTGACATCTAGCTGATTCTTGCATTCTCCTCCAAAATCATCAAATCCCCAAGACGGGTCGTTTATGATCTTTGCCGTATTCTTAAACTGCCAAAGATGACGGCGGCTGTTCCCCGCACACTGCGGGTTGTTCTCCAGCACCGACGCAGCCGACAGGTCGTCAGAGTTACCGTCCTCATCAACGATAACCTCCATCTCCTCCCTTGTGGCCGGACGAGGGATGAGCGGGAATCTAGCCGTCCTGTATCCTGTATTGGTAAAGAACCTTATACCCAACGGATATACCTCGTCACGCATGAAAGAGGCGTATTTAGAGCAAGCCACACCGTCTTTATACAAATTCTCCGTGGCTATAGATGTCTGCCATTTAACGAAATGACCCAAGAAGTTAACGACCGGTTGAAGATTCCATTCATTCTCCACGGTCAATCCGTATTGAAGAAGACGATTCCCGACAGACGTCATGCCTCTGGCTGTCTTATATACCGGTATTTCCTTGGATAACTTCTCCATGGTCGTACGCTCGCTATATTGATCCGTAAGATAATAGATAGTCCTTTCCGTTATCGGATGTATACCTTCTATGAAATACTCAAGAACCGGGCTTTGCTCACCATTAAACCCAACCGTGTTCTGTATAACACCTATCTTATAATGAGATACCTGCTTATCTATATTAGACACGGTAAGGCGGATACCCATGTTGGTTGACTTACCCCATAAACCATCGCGGATAACCATATCTTGACGATCGAATAACATGATTGGGTTGGTCAATGAGCAATATCCGGTCTTCTCAATCCCGAACTCATCGCACAACGCCACGCAGAACTGGTAGGTCCCGGCACGCAGGCTCCCCCCGAACTCCACGACCTCAGGCTCCACGCACGGGGCCGTCAGCAACGGGAACACCAGCAGCTTCTCGCAGGCCAGCCTACACCTCTCTATTGGTTTGTCATCCCCACATGTCTTATACCCATGATAATGATACCAAAAGTCACCATCATCATCCGGATTAAGAGCCTTATCGACCATAACATATCGCTGGGGATTATATCCATCGGTCCAGTATATCACCTTCCCGCATTTCTCGTCCTTGATCTCTATATCGAAGATCGGATGATGAATGGAGAAATTAAGACAAGGGTCATCAACCCAGTCCTCTATCAGGACCTCCATCAAATCACATATCTCATCAAAACGACCATCCGACTCCTCAAGCCTCTCGCCAAGGATACGATGGATATCCTTTCCCGATCCAGCCAATTGATCCTCAACGGTCTTGATATAATCCAATGACCGCATGAACGTGATCTTAGACGTATTATCATCCGGATTAGATAGAAAGAAATAAGTGTTATCACCAGCTATATCATTCTTATACCCAATAACCTTATAGCCATCGAATCGCTTACATAAAAGGGTACTAGGCTCGTTCTGGATCTTTAGCTGGCTTCCATCGTCACCCTCTATGGTAGCGTTCAAGGCGAAACTATATTCAGACGGGGATAGATCCTGTGGATGCTTATCCCTGTTCATCCCGGAGTCGGGAACCGCTATGTTAGAATTGTTCTGCACGATGTTATGTTTTTCGCAAAGATAACAAATCCGGCGGATAATCACTTACACGCCGGATCTTAACAAAAACTGTACGTATTATGCTAAAACATTCAAATCACGCGAATATAAAAAAATCCTCCTAACTTTCACAAGTCAGGAGGAAGACTAAACACTTAAAACGTCTCGTGGTAAAGCACAAAAACATAATAATTACGAATTTCCACCCATGTAGTTCGATTGCTTATCGGCATCCTCTACAGATATGTAAAAGAAACCGTTAGTCACGTATCTCTCATTGACATCCACAAAATCAGTAGATCCTTTGTCCACTCCTTTCTTCGATCCCTCATCACACACAGCTACCAGACTATTAAAGTCATTGGAATAACCTACGACTACACCGTGTATATCCCGATTTCGAGGATCGAATACGTACCTCATCTTATACCTATCGTAAGCTAACTCTAAAGAGCTTTTGCTTAGCCTCTCATCTAATCCGGCACCCGCTACCAAAGCCAAAACGCTCTTTGATATGTCACTCATGGTGGTATCCTTGGCCGGAGCCTTAGGCATAGAAACGCCTTCCATGACAAAATCCAACGCCTTATCTAAAAGCTCGTCGAAATCATCATCTCTTATATAATCCTTAAGCACCTCCAGTATATATAACCGGACATGGAGTTCGTTATTTACATCATTCAATGTGACCATAATACTAGTTTTCGGCAAAGCTAGATTATTCCTGCACAATAAAAAATCAAATATGTCATAAGTAAAGGACTAAAAAATAAAAAACTCCCCCATCCTCACGGACGAGAGAGCTGATAAATATTTGTATTATGAAAAAGAACAATCACTCACCTATTCTTACAATACAGTCACGAGATTCCTTGTTATAGATCATCGTGCCTACCTTAGAATACAAGGTCTTTATATTTTGCCAATTATCCTCACCATGGGCGGATACGTTGGTAGGGGCATCACCAGTATAAACCTCCTCGCCTCCGATATTGACAAAATCATATCCACGTTTCTCCATCGTACCTCCCTTATATGCCGTGAACCTGATGGTGACATTACCTTTCTCACGACCACCATACCAGTTACCGTATATACTGCACCTGATCTCAAGAGGTAATTTATCGTAATTATCGCCATCCAACAACGGCCCCATCTGGATCAAAGCGGCCTCATTACCTGATTCCATATTATCACCACCGTGGATAAGATAATCACCTACCCGTTCCTGCGTGGTCTGGTACTGTTTACTCCAACCAACCAGCTTGCCGTCCACGTCCGGGAGGCCGGTGTTATCGAAACCGGTAGCCGTGTCAAAGTCAATGCCGTCCTCGTCAGCCCAGATATACCTAAGAACAAGGTAATCGAACTCCGGGATGATCACCACCGGGACGGACTCCTGCCTGCACACGAACGTCTTCTCTTCCTTGGTTCCCTCTTTTATAACCTTGTATGTTACCTGACGTATCTCGCCGGTCTCATTAATATCAGCTGTAACCTTAACCTCAGCAGGGCCAGTACCACTTGTCTTATCTAAATGTATCCAATCATTTTTCTTTGCCATATTATCTTTTTTTCTTTTTAAAAAACGTATATTCGCGTCATAATCGCGGGGTGGAGAAGAGGTATCTCATTAGGCTCATAACCTAAAGATCGAGGGTTCGATTCCCTCCCCCGCAACTAAATAAATTTGATATACTTATCAAAAGCATTAGGCCACATCCGCTCATAAGACAACATCCTTCTCCTATTATCCTCAGCCAACTCCCGATAATCATTTAACGTGATCATCGACATCTTAAGCTCCTTCATAGCCCTAGCGAACTTACCCGGCTCCTGCTGAGCATATAATTTATAAGCGTCACCAGCGCCTTGTATCAAGCCATTCACGGCGGCATTCTCGAAGATCTTCATCTTGATATACGTCTCGACATAATCCTCAAGGTATCCTAACGCCGTTTCTGGTATATACGGAAGACCGTCATCGTCCTTAGGCGTAGCACGATATATGATATAAATAAATCCATCAAACCCTGTATACATAGTATTGCCGGATATAGTTATATCATAATTATCCCAATCGTACTTATCCCGATACTTGTCGGCGGCGCAATCACGCCTCAACCCACGACCTATAGATAACCTTACGGGATGATGATAATGGAAACGAACCTCGTGAGACCCTATATATATCTTCTCCGTGATCGTCTTCTCAAACTCCTCCTTACAGCACTCGGTGCAGGAGTTCCAACGGAACCCACGCTCGGTGCGCTCGACCCAGCCGATCTCGTGTTGGAGGTCAGCCTTAGCCTTGTCGCCGCCCGGTATCTCGCAAACCAGAGGCTCACATCTATAAGCGTCAAGCATGTCGAAAAAATCGGAAGGCAATACCGCCTGTTTGTTGCTGGTCTTGACAACCGCCTCGGACATGACCGCTATAACACCCCCGAACCTTTTCAAGGCGATCTCAGCCCATCTATAAACAGACGAGGTATCTATAGCCCCGCTATCATCGTATTTATGTAAATCGGCCTTGATCTCGGCCAATAAGCCCTTTATCGTCATATTTAAGTCTTTTGCACAAAGATATGTATTTGAATCATTGATACAAAAAAAATCTAGTCTACCCTCACGGGCTAACTGGATCACAAAAACTTCTACAGCTTATAAACCCATTTAACTCCAAATACCTTACTCTCCGACTCAACCTCCCGGTACAAGAACTTATACCTCCTACCTGATTCCATAGCCAACCTACACTCCCTGTTCAACGCCGGAGAAATATAGAGATGGAAATACTTGTTCCGAGGCATAAAATCAATACACGTATGTACATAAGAATATCCACCAGTTCCACGTCTGTTAATAGTACCGGTAAGCTTATTCAGATATATCTTACGATTAGGATTTATCTTATGGCACAGATAACCGATGTTGTTTATATAAACCCCGCCCTCATCCTCCAGATACCTATCACGTATGACTTTCCAGATCAACGACTGGCACTCAAGGATATCATTCTTATCCACGATCGTATGCTTCCTCCTTTTCCCGTTCTTAGACATAATAGATCTATAGAATCGAAGAAAGTATTGATCAAGTATTTTAAATGACTTTGTTTTCATATCACAAATATAACGATTTCATCCTAATACAAGAAATTTATACACAAAAATACACCGCCTATACCAAGGATGAGGCAAACAGGATAGCCGACAATAACCTCCAATCCGATGGTATCTCTTACGCCAATGGATTAGCTCAGGCCGATAGATGCGATTGCCCAGAGCCAACAAAGACGTGGTCATGGTCGGTATCTATGAATAATGATTGCATGAGCCATGAACAACTTGTCACATCAAGAGGATTTACGATTACGTATAATAATCAATGTGGTAGATCTATATCTGGGTCTGTGAGTGGTATAGGATATACACAAAACGGAGAAGAGCAGGTCAATAGCGCTAGCTTTACAATTCCCGCAGGATCCGGGACCAAGAGTGGAAGTGTATATTTTAGCCGAGAAGTGGTATGTGGAGATGTAACAATCTCTGGTCATGATTCAGGTAATTGTTGACAATCACTGCTGTTATGGTTTTTAATAAAAAGGAGAGACTTATTAGCCTCTCCTTTTCCATTACATATCAGGATCTTAACAGTTCCCAGATCCTCCCCCAGAAACACTTATAGACCAACATTGTACTCCTGAATCAAAACCTATGACACCAGTTTTTTTACCAGACCCAGTAGGTATACTTACGGAAGTACTTCCAGCCGTAACAGTTTGCCCATTATCATTCCTGCCAGTAACAGTTACAGTTATTGATTTAGATGATCCACATTGATTATTGTAAGACACTTCATAGGAGCACCTTAATGCAGATGTAGAACCAGGCAGGCCATTACAAGGATCACCGCTCAGCATAGCGTTGGCTCTCCACGTCTTTGTTGGCTCCATGCAATCGCACTCCATAGCGTTGGCTTTTTCCTGCGCTAGTCTTTGTGTGTCAGCCTGTGCCGCGGCGGTAAGTTGGTAGTTTCATCAACCTTGTTTATTCTATTTTCGATAGAAATGACTAATATTGTATCACCAACATTAAAAAAGTAAGATTATGGTATGTGCTAAGAAAAAGAAGATGGCAGAAGGAGGCAAAGTCTCCGAGAAAAAGAAACCTCAACTGAAATGTGGAGGCAAGGTTAAGAAAAAGAAGTAATAACCGGAGGGGTATATCCCCTCCTTAGTATTTCATGCATGAAAAATTCAGAATTTGTATCTAGGATCATGAATGACATGAACTCCATCAATAAGGACGCTCATGTCAGTAGAAGATGGATATTGTCCATAGGCAGGCAAAAAGCAAGGTCTTATATAGCCCAGAAGTATGCTGATGGAACCTTGTTCGGCGAGGAATCGCTGTATACTCATATTAATTGCATGGAAATGGAGAGGGTTCGTAAGGTAGATTGTTGCTTTGATGAGTTTAAGTTATGCAGGATACTTATGAGATCCAAGAAAAGATTGCCCGATATGATATATACCCGTATAGGTCCGGCTATCATCAAAGTATCAAATATCATGGATGATATTATATTTACCTCCATATCGTTAAGAAAATACGCTAACAACAAGGGACGTAAATACGGGAATATAGATCAATACTATTATTATGTCAATGATGGATATATCTATATACCAGATATTAACATAGAGGCTATAAATGTTGATCTTATAACTCTCGACAGAAAAGCGGCGTTAGAGCTAGGGGGATGTGGAGCTGAAAAAGATAAGCCATGTACATCTCAATGGGATTATGATTTCATATGCCCAGACAAACTTCTTGAATATGTGGTTTCCGAAACATTAAGGGAAACTGTAACCAAATTGCAGATCCCTACGGATGAGAACCCGGATATGGATATTAATAAGAAAACACAAAAAATTCAATAACATAAATCTAATAAGATCAATAATCAATTTCTTTGGTTTCAATGACGCCATAGTTGACGGTATAGGCGAAAGAGGGATGAGAGACAGCTCTATCATAAGATATAATGAGGTGCACGATATGTATGATAAGATTATAAAAGATCTGGGAGATATGTCGGCTTACGTATCCAAGGGTTATATCTATGATAAGATAAAGGAAAGAACGGGATTAAGTACCAGACATATTAGTAGGATATTAAATCATACTAAGAGAAAAGATCTTAGGTTTATATAAAAAGGAGAGGATAATCAACCTCTCCTTTTTGTTTTTAACAGCCTCCACCTTGACTTGGATTAGATACATACATGCTTGTAGCATTGCTAACACAATCGCTTCCGCCTGATACCGTTCCCGATCCGGATGGTATGATGACTGTTTTAGTGGTATAGAAATATTCTACATCTCCATATGGTTCAGATCTAGTATAATACACATCAAATGATGCTGCTTTAGATTTACCACATGGATTATCATAACTTACGGATATACTTAAACATTGTCCATTAAAACTTTCGCTAGCGTAAGCGCTCCATGTCTTTGTTGGCTCTGGGCAATCGCATCTATCGGCCTGAGCTAATCCATTGGCGTAAGAGATACCATCGGATTGGAGGTTATTGTCGGCTATCCTGTTTGCCTCATCCTTGGTACAGGCCTCATATTTACCAGCGATTTGCTTATAACTGATAGTCTTAGGAGTACAATTGCCAGGACAGTTCGTAGCCTTGACATTTCCCCATCGGTCATCATTGCCAACCTTAGAAGGACATATCCTAGCATCAACTAAAATTTGTAATGCATCCTTGTACCCTTTATACTTGTTATAAGCTTGTTCACTAGCCAGATTCGATGAAGAAGCACAAAATTCACCAGCGCTAACCACCTTAATAGGGCTATCAGGAGCACATACATCACCGCATTCGCCCGAACATCCCTTACATACCTCATTGGTATAGATAGTGAAGTCATGTGGATTACAGCAATGTTTACCACCATTCTGCCAATATCCTGTAGGATCGCACTCGCTAGAATAATGCTCCTCGCTATTACCATTATTACACCTACTATCATCCATATAGTATGTATTATCACATCCGCATCCACAAGATCTGGAATCATACTCAACCACCTCGTCTTGATCAGAAGCAGAGGAACAAGGATTGGTTTGACTCCTTTTCTTACGATAGGTACACCCGTCGCAATAATAACTCCAATTACCATAAGTAGGAGTATCATCATCGTCGGCGCAATCACCATTCTTATTGGCGTAAGCCTGAGCTGCGGTCTTAGTCGCCGTATCATTCTTGAAAGCATCCTGAACCTTGCTGTCGGCATCCGCCTGAGATACAGTGGATATCAACGCTGACAACCCTAAAGCGCTATAAGGAACGGATAAAGCTACACCATGTTTACATGTACCACAATTATCCTTATAGAACGTAGCGCTTCCAGTACCGGTCCACACACAAGTGCCATGCTGGTTAGCGTAATCCTGTCCTCTCTGGTCTAGGATCTGCTCTGCCTTGCTCCTGGCATCAGCCAAAGAAACCTTGCTGGTGATAGGCGTACCGCCGTTGGCTTGCGTAGAAGTCACCGTTATTCTCTGACCAACCCCGCTTCCGGCGCAATTGTTCTTATAGAAGTCACGGCTTGCCACGTAAGTCCATGTACATCCTCCGTTCTTGTTGGCATAGTTCTGCCCATCGGCTCCACGAACAGCATTCTCTGCCTTCTTATTAGCGTCAGCCAAAGATATGTTGGAAGTGTACGGGTGTCCTGGCAGTCTGTCGCTATTTACGGATACCATGTCGCCCACGCCACCGTCAGCGCAATTGTTCTTCTGAACCTGACCGGTATAGCTTCCTGTCCACGTACAAGTACCTTTCGAATTAGCCACGCTCTGTCCCTGAGCCGTAACAGCCGCCAATGCCTTGGCGTTAGCGTCAGCTTGGGATACACATGACTTAAACTTACCATCAGAGCTAGGACTTGGGTCCGTAACATCATTCTGAGTTACGGTAACAGAGCTTCCAACTCCACCATCCGCACATTGACGGGTAAAGGCCTTGGATGCCGTACCAAACCAGAAACATGTATTATTACCACCAGCTATATACCGCTCTTGATTATCAGGATCAGTATAACAGGTATTGGTGTTACGTTGATGTAATTGAGAGATACAGTCCTTACATACGGTCTCGATAGTCTCCCATACCGGTTGCTCGGTCTTCGTATGGCACGTATCATCATAGTTCTTGTTGACGAACGCCTGACCCATTCTGTCGATATAGGCCTTAGCCAAAGCGTCTGCCTCTTCCTGAGAACGGGTTGAGGTGAAGAACTGACCCATAAGATCCGGGGTTACGGTGATAGGATCGGCGTACTGACAAGTAGGACACTTAGGAGTGAACTCCTTGCTATAATTACCTACATATATCTTCAACTCATCACAAGTACCACGATCGTTGGCTATAGCCTGACCTTGCGCCTTGACAGCGGCCTTGGCAAGCTCATCGGCGGCGAACTGGCTCTCGTATGAGTAGAACGGACCTCCGGTCACGTCAGCCTCGGTCACGGTAACCGAAGACGGGATAAGACCAGACGGACAATTATTCTTCTCGAACGCCTCGCTATAATGACCGGTGTACTTAGGAGCCTCATGGCAAGTACCACGCTCATCGGCGATCTTCTGACCTTGATTCATGACAGCGGCCATAGCGACTAAGTTAGCCTCATCCTGTGACACGCAAGACTGGAACGGATGACCTTCCACCATATCTTGTGTCACGGTGAACGGATTTCCTACCTGATTAGCGCCACAATTGCTCTTCGTGAACTCGAAGCTAGCCTTACCGGTATACATAGTGGCGTTAGAGCAAGTACCCTTGGTGTTAGCCAAAGCCTGTCCTTGAGCCTGTACGGCGGTCATAGCCATAGCGTCAGCGGCGGTCTGGGAGTCGTTAGACTGGAATGGATGTCCTTCTACCATATCTTGGGTGATCGTCACCTTAGATCCGATCTTACACTCACCACAGTTGTTTCTCGTGAACTCCAAGGAAGCACGGCCGGTGTACGTACAAAGGGCGTGGATATTGGCAAGAGCCTGTCCTTGGGCGTCAACGGCGGCCTTGGCCTTGTTGTTGGCATCCTCCTGTGATACGGTAGACGTGAACGGATAACCGTCAACCATCCTATCATTTACCGTATAAGTACCACCAGCGCCAGTACCACAATTGTTACGGGTAAACGTACGTGTATAAGTACCGGTATATACAGGCACCTTCTCGCACTTACCTTTCACATTAGCCACATCCTGACCTTGAGCCTCGACGGCGGCCTTAGCCTTATTGTTGGCGTCTTCCTGAGATACGGTAGACCTGAAATCTCCTGTCACCATAGTCTCATCCACGACAACCTTAGTACCGTATTGAGTCTCATCACAGTTGTTACGAGTGAACTCCTTATTATACCTACCGTAGTAGATCGTCTTCTCCTTACACTCACCTTCTAGGTTGGCTTGTTGCTGGGCGTTAGCCTCAAGATCGGCCTTAGCCTTATTGTCAGCATCCTCCTGAGAGATAATAGAGAAGTACTTACCAGCGGCTACAACATAAGTATAAGGTTGACCGATATGGAACTCATCGCAATTGTTTCTAGTGACTGTCTTCTCCATCCTTACGTTATAGTAGACGTTAGTCTGACAGTCGCCACGCTCGTTGGTGATAGCCTGACCTTGCGCCTCGACAGCGTCCTGCGCCAGCTTGTTGGCGGCATCCTGCGATACCGTAGAAGTGAACGGATATCCAGAACACATCTTCTCGTCCACGGTGAAGTCAACAGGAGTAGAACCCTCAGGACAGTTGGTTCTCTGGAATACCTTAGAGTACGATCCGGTAAATACCGGTATCTTCTCACAGTTACCCTTGATATTCGCTATATCCTGGCCTTGAGCCTCGACAGCAGCCCTTGCTAGGCTATTAGCGTCTTCCTGAGACACGATGGATCTGAAGTCCCCTGTAACCATCGTCTCATCGACAACCACATCAGTACCGTATTGGGTGGAATCACAATTGTTACGGGTAAAGGTCTTGCTAAACTTACCATAATAGATATTCTCCTTAGGCTTACACTCACCCTCCAAATTGGCTTGTTGTTGACCGTTCTTCTCAATATCCTCAAGAGCCTTCCTATCGGCGTCCTCCTGAGAGATGGAAGATACGTACTTGCCCTCAGGAATGATATAAACATATTCCTGACCGTCACTGAACTTATCGCAATTATTACGTATAAACGTCTTCCTCTGCTCCTCGTTATACCAGATATCGGTTATACACTCACCATGCTCGTTGGCGTATTTCTGACCGTTCAGGGCTATATCCTCCATAGCCTTGGCGTCTGCGTCCTCCTGCGAGATAAACGACTTGTAAGTCCTTTCCTCGACCGTATACAACACCACCGATCCATGTTGGTTGGCCAGACAGTCGTCCTTGGTGAACGGCTGAACCATCTTGATATTATAATAAACGGGTTTGGCGTCTTGGGCTATCATATACTCCTTGACAATATTACCGTCCTTTGACGTTATACGGAACTTAGCCGTACAGATCTGACCGGTATAATTAGCCTTGTATACGATATTAAGCTTATTATCGCCTACCCCATGGCTCTTGTCGTTAATGGCAAAGCAATTACCCTCGACACAATTCTTATCTATTTCCCTTGCCATATTATCCTTCAGTTATTCTCCATGAAACATCATCTCCGGCCTCTACCCTCACGATTTGGGTATCACCATCCTTATTAAGCGTCAACCTTTGCGGATCCACGTTGAAGGGTGGTTCCGGTTCCGGCTCACTACCATCACCGCAAGTGCAACATACCAGCTCGATATCATACTCGGTATTGGACTTGATATCGATGACAACCTGACCGTTCTCGCTAGTCACGTTATCGAAGTCATGATCAAGTATGATATAAGGTATATCATTAGGCTGTTGATTGATATTAACAACCTTACCGTTCAAGACAAACATCTCATGATGCTGTTCGTTATCCATATTCTTAGGCATAGCTATGACAAAGCTAGCCTCATACAAATCAGTGGCTCCGGGATCCTCAGGATCGGCATACACTATATATCTGCTATCCTCTTCCGGGACTTTCATGGATAAGCCGTTCACGTTCATGGATACTATATAGGACTTGCTCACCGAGCCACCAAGGGTAAGGCAGGAAGCCTTGACCGAGGCGGAGTTGAGCTTGGCGTTGATGGTCGCCGTCCCGCCCTCCATGTCGAACATGACACTGGTAGGATCCACGCTTACCCGCTCTATACCCTTCTGGGTTATAGTAGCGAGCTTCGTAACCTTGCCTTTCTCGACCGCCACGTAAGTCTCCCTAGGCAACCTACCCATCCATCCCGGCTCTACCTTGATAGCCACCTTGTCGGGGCCGGTACCGGAAATCTTGTCGTAGGACACCCATGAGGAACCTTGCTCGATCTTAGCAAGAATATCTTTTAAATTATTCATATCATTCCGCTTGAGTTATAGTCCATTTATCACTCTTACCTACGATAATCTCCAGAATCTGCTCGCCACCCTCAGGAGGATACTCGAAGTTAGTAGGCTTAATCTCAAACACGCTGGCGCCACCACAACCAAGATCACAGATCATGTCCGGCAACCATCCCTCCTCGAAAAACCGTTCTATAAGCTCCCTGACAGCCTCTGAAAAAGAGTCAAGCTCTAACCTGTCTACGGGAAGAGATCCCTTCTTGAGGGTCTCACCACATACCCAGCCGTCACACTCGGAAGCCAAGACCGTATCGTACACTCTTTTAGCCATAACATGAGGTATTTAAAATATTACTATTCAATGTAGTATATACGATATTAACATCAGTGAACTCATCACCCATGCAATATTTCTTCTTAAACTTAACGGACCTGCCAGAAACGACATATCCGTCATTAGGGACGATAGTACCACAATAGGTAACGCTGAGCACGTTCAACGGCTCGTATCTTAATCTGACAGCTTGAACGCCCTTGAACGAGTCACGCTGGATGGACGCCGTGGCGCCAGATACGGCAACCAGCTTCCTTACCAGAGACTCGATTACGCTATTCATGCCATCACCGTTCCTGATATCCGCCTCAGGGAACGACTGACCGTCATATATGATCTGGGAACTATAGATACTGCACTCGTCCCCCGGTCTGTATTCCGGCTTACATGGATTACAATTATTTCTCATATCAAATCAATTTATTGATCATTCTTCTTAATTCAAGTATCTCGGCATCCCTATCCCGTATAGCCTTTATCATAGCGTTAAGGGTATCGGACATATCACAATTAGGGGACAATCCCAATGATTCCACACGTACCTTATCACCGGGGTAAATACAATCGGTACTCATGTACGTAGAGCACGGTACTTTCGTGTCGTCTACAGTAGGTCTGTATTGTTTTTTGTTGCAACCGTTCATCACCAAACCTCCTCTTCAGTTCCGCTATCCCCGCCGCTACCACCGGCGTTGACAAGCTCGTTTATAATCCTCTTCAAATCCAGAACCTCACGATGGTATAAATCTATCTGCTTATCCCTAGACGCTATAATACGCCTCAATGAGTCTATAACGACAGAGATATCAGCACCTTTCTCTATGCCATCCGCTACCAACTCATCGCCTGAGTACAAGACGCATTTATCATACAAGGTTATAGGACATCCATAACCAACACAAGGTTCGTCCTGACAATCTCGATCGCAAGGATCACAAGGATCGTTAGGGCATTTGTTAAGAAACCTATCTATCTTAACGCCATGACAACACTCTTCGGGACGTTCCCGTGAATGATCATGACAACAACCACCTGAATTACGCATATGAATAATATTAATGTTTTTAGCAAAGATACTTATTTGGTTTGATTATAGGACAACAAGACGTATGAAACAATAAGAGGTAGAGACCATAAGCCCCTACCTCCAAAACACTAATCTAACATTATGGAAAACACAAACGCATTCTTACCAATAACACTGATCCTCTTGATCGATATTCTCGATCCATTTCTCGCACTCAAGATTAAGATCAGCGTACTCCTGTCCCTCTACCATCAAAACCTCACGAGCCTTGGCGTTGGCATCCTCAACCGATATCCATGACCTAAACCTATTGGCTTTGATAGAGTAATATACTTTACCGGACTTATATCCGAACGGACATATCTTCTCGAACCAATCACCGATCTTCGTATTATAGAATACAGGTAAACAACTACCCTCGGCGTTAGCCTTCTCCTGACCTTCTTTCATGAACTTCCTATAGGCTAACGTATCGGCATCTATCTGGGATATATCGGATATGATAGCTCCGGCTAGTAATTCATATACAATACCTTCCTTGCCCGATGTGCCAGCCTCGCAATCGTTCTTGTAAAACAAGCCACGAAGAGGCTGTGAGGCCCAGTCCTCGCAGCAAGCCCCGACGGAGTTGGCCTCCCCCTGCCCGATCCGTCCAAGCTCCACCCTAGCCTTATCATTGGCATCTTTCTTGGATACGTAAGAGACAAACCTACCTTCCTCTATACATACCTGCTCCTTGGATCCCTTACCGCTTACGCAATTATTCTTGATAAACTCATCGCATACCTGATCATTATACCATACAGCCGGTATTATGTCGGCATATGTATTGGCGTAGTCCTGACCGTTGGCTTTGATATCATCCTCAGCCTTGTTGTCAGCCTCCTCCTGCGTATCGCCAAAATAGACGTTGGGAGGGACCCGGTAGTCAACAGAACCGCCCACATACCCGGCAGGCGGGTTATTTCTGGTGAACGTCCGAACTATTTCTTTATTACCGTATACCATTGTGATTCACTTTGTCACAAAGATACAATTTAAAATCAAATTACAAAGGAAGAGCCTTTTTGCTTCTCAAAACCTTATACAGATAATCCCTTAACTGCTCCTCGGTAGTTATATACCCAAATTCAATCATCTTAGCTATATCAATCTCTAGCTCCATCAACTCTTTAGCCTTGACCTCCTCGCCAACAGAGTTTCTTATCATAGTCTCATGAAGACCGTAAACTATTATATTCAGAGATCTAGCTAAATCCTGTATTTTATCTTTAAACCTTGACGAGTCCACGATTTTAGATAAAGCGGAAGACATTCTCCTATAAGCATCACCAGCCTTATCTCTGTAATCTATAAGTTGATCATGTACAAACTTCAAAACCTGAACCTCAAATCTAGGATTTATCCACATGGCGAATTTTATAAATAGCAAAGGATGCATCCATATCTTATCAGGTGTCTTGCCATGTTTTGTAACTCTACCTTTTACTTTTACAAATAACTGATTATCACCATTGTCCATTTTTGGACTATGGCTTTCATCATCCTTTAGAGCTTCTAAAAATTCTATGGTTTTAGGACTATCTATAAACACAGAAAACTTTCTTCTTATATTATCGGGATTATCATTCCATTGCTTAAGTAAACTATTGGCATCAAAATAACCATCACTAGTTCTTTAAAAAACGTTAAAATCGCCCATCTTTCTTGTTAAAACATTTACTGTCTTCATTTTTAGTCTAATTTTGAGATTAATAATTAATTACTTTATGTCCGCTCCCTCGTGAGAGTCGGCGGACATACAAAAATAGCCAATCGGGATGATAAACACAAACCGATTGGCTATTTTTAATATCCTAAAATCAGGACATTAATTACCCATTGCAGATCTTATTCTCAATAGCGTAAAGGATTTTCGCTACGGTCTTATCGCCATTTATCTTCACGCAAGACTCGCCAAGATCCCTGACGTCTATAGCCTCCCTAATACGGGTAAGCTCTTCATATATCTCCTCTATCACATCGGAGATCATAACACACTCATCAGAGTCCTTATGCTTTGACCACTCTGGTAGATCACCCTCATAAGGTACGCAAGTGGACGGGGTTATATGTGAACAATTATACTTTCTCATGCCAGCAACTTATTAACACGTTCCTTTAACGATCTTACCTCATCCGGGCATAACCCGCAATCATTATCACATAATGACCTTTGCAGACGAATTATCTTACCCCAATAGGATATATCGGGCTTGTCACCGATCCTGTACCTATGATATCTCATGTATCTACCCCACTGACAAGACAGCCATTCGTCTACGACCTTACATAGATCTATTCTATCAAGGTTTGATATAGATTGCGCGCCCATCGAGTATCTCCTTTCTCATTTCCTGTACCTCCTCGTCAGGCGGGCATCCATACGGCAGGTTCTTGATCCATTCACGGATCTTTTTCTGCATATTAAGATAAGATACACCCACGCCATCACCCTTGGTACGAACTTGCTTATATATACTAACCACGTCACGTTCCATGGTCTGCAACGGATCTTGCATAACCATACAACCAGCGGTGCTTCTAGAAGCGTACTCCATATCGCTAACAGCGGTAGAAGAAGAATGATTCATCATACTTCTCTCAATCCTTTCCCTCTCGGCCTTTAACGCCTTTTCCTTACAAGTATTACAACCCACGACTAAATATTTTTATGTTTAACAATCCACGCAATTGGTAGCCATCTCAAGAAGCTCTCCGACACGATCAATAATCTCATGGGCGGCCCTTATGTTATCCAACCTGACATTCGCCTCGGCTACGGCCATAAGTGTCTCCATCTCCTGTATCTTGTCTATAAGACCCTTATCCTTGTCCTCGCATAAGACATCAGTCTTGATCCATAGCCGGTCAAGACGCCTGCGTATAAGATCCGTCTTAAGATACTTGCGACTGAAATTGTAAGTGGAAGGGCTACCTATGATCTTAATATCGTATATCCCGTCAGGTAGGTCAAGATACTTGACATTACAATCATCGTAATTAAAACAATTGAGACCTAGTGTTAGGCTGGTAAAAGTATTGACCTGATTCTTGCCAAGAAACAACGTAACGGGGTCGGACATACCCGGCGTAGTGATCTCGATGATCGCCTTCCTATCCTCCAGCAGCCCCCATTCAGACTCATCCAGAACCTGCAATACCTTTGGATCACGTGTCTCTAGTACCTGAAATGACAACCGAATATCATTCATATTAACCTTCTTATCGTACCTACACAAACTATCGTCATAACGAGTCTGCATATCAAGATCCGGGATATCGGTATAATATGTCTTGACCTCATGGCCGTTAATAAACACCGATGTTATCTGGCAAACATGAGATCTAGCGACATCGAAAAACACCATCCTTACATTACCCTCGTAATCAACGCCAGATGTCGGGTATGTCAATATCTGGGTGTTATACTCACCATCGTTACGTCTGGCCACGACAGTAATAACGATAGGTTTCTCTATATCATAATCATCCATGATAATCCTTGCGGCGAACTTATCATGAATTATCTTCGGTATGATGTTTATCTGGTTCATCTTAATATCTTTTTCACAAAGATACTAATTTGATCGATAAAACAAATGAAGCTATAAGATAAGAGCATTAAGAAGATCCTGTTCGCTTAGAATTATACCGCCATTGATAGCCATAGACATAGCTAGGTAAAGACATAGGCATTTAAGATCGTATCTAAGCATTCTACCCCTAAGAGATACGATAAATTTTTTAAGGTCAGGATTATCTCCAGCCAAAGACATATAGCCGCTAAAAAGGAACGTATTGTATATAGGATCGGATGTAGATGATTTTATATCGCTGTAAGACATACCACAAATATCAACCCACAATCTTATAGATTTGACGATAATCTCCTTTACAATAGACTTATTCAACAGACATCCGAATCTAACCAAAGCCACTATATCTCCCCACTTCTGATCGGATATCTCTTTCATAACATACATCGACCCATTCAAAGGGTCTTTTACAACAGATGACAATATATTCTTACATCCAATGGAATCCGATAGCTCTTGGATATTAAACATACCATTATCGTGGTTAAATACGATGAATACATCTCCACCTCTTACGATACTAAAGCTACTCATCACGAATCCTCCACAAAAGAATTGATATCAAAACAATCATCAAAATGGCATAAATCATGCTCATGCCCTTTCTTGCCATTTTCTATATCAGAGATAGACCTATCAGCTAAAGACCTTAACTCCAATAGACTTACACCTAAAAAGTCTAACGCAGCCTTAAGATACTTATACAAGGTAGAGGTTTTCATTTCTTTAAACCCCTCGTGAATCAAACGACTATTATATATATCAAAAAGGACTTTATTATTCCTTCCATCAACTCTTTCCCCATTATTTTTAAGGCTACCATCAGATTTAACCATCTTTCTTATCTTATCAGCGGATCTTGTATTTATGATATTAACCATAATCATAACCTTATAATCAACAGCGGCCCTTCTGGCCTTATTAGCTCTTCCCTTTGAGCTTACAGGAGCGTTATCACCACCACCAATATATCTGAACTTAGCCTTATTCACGAAGCATGATGGATAGACCTTACGCATATTCCACTTATAATTATAATCACCGATTGACCTCATGATCGACAACTCTCCGTCAACTACCAATGATATCATATTATAAGCCTTCTCAAAACACTTAAAAGAACCGACATGCTCATAAATGAACCGATATGTCATGCCTAGCTTAAAGTCATTATCAGATATCCTATTAAACGCAATAGCCCTATCAAAGTTGATGATAATAGCCATGATAATCTTAAGCCTAAAATAAGGAGGTATATAGATGTTGTTAGGATCAATATCCCTTGGATTAGCCGTGGTATAATCAGCGCCAGCGAAAGTATCTCTACGTTTCTTAAAATTACGAGGATATATAGGTTGTCCTTTAGACAACTTAATACAAGTACGTCCCTCAGCTACCTGCCTCTTCTCAGCCTCTGTATATACCGGGAACTCCTTTATCATAGAAGAGCATTTCCTTATATAATCCAAGTCAAAATTCATATCGTTCATATCTTATCCACTTCAAATATACGTAAAATATAGAGAATGGTAAAGAGAAAATTGAATTAATTTATCATAATACCACTGCTATTATTTCAATAATAACGTAACTAACTAAAACACAGTTGTCTATTTTGTGACATGTGATATAAGGAGCTTCGCCCCTTAAGAAGGGAATCTCATTATAAATCCTTTCTTTATTTAATTACTTACTATCTTTACCTCATAAGTTGATTAATTAAAAAGCATTAGCTAACGCTTTCTTATAATTTAAAGTATATAAGTTAATTACATTAACTTAATAATCTGTAGTAGATTGAAAATCTAAGATCTTAATAATAATGTATATCAATGATTTAGTTTAGTGTATTTTTGACACATACTTATGTTATCGATGGATCTTTGATCGACAAACTACTACCTACATCAGACGTTAATGTATTGATATGTTTACTTCTTTCCAACGCTTAAGCGTAATACGCCAAGGGGAAAAGGGAGGTGGGCTACGAGTCGCTCCGCTCCTGGCCGGCCGTGCGGGGATACCTCCTGCCCTGCCTTACGGAGCCGCCACATTTCCTTTGGTGTCAACAGAGATAGACCTCAAAGAGATATTGCCTCACCTGGTATTTACTAGATAAGGGATTTTCTTCAAGGCAGTTTCTAGTTGAGTAAAAATCTGGTCAAAGAAGTTGTCTGGTCAAAGACAAAATTTTATATTCGCGATGCGGTCGGTTGGATGAGCGGTTTAGTCGGTGGTCTGCAAAACCATATACCCCGGTTCGAATCCGGGACTGACCTCATTTTGGTTTTGGTTGATACGTGGGTAAGGATGAATGGCAAGGGATTATGGTAGATCATAATCCCTTTCTTTTTGGAGGTTCAAAATCTGACTCCCATCTAGCTATATCACTTATCCTGAAATCGTCCATCATAAAATTTCCGTTATCCATACCATCACCTCGTGTATTAATACCTAGGTTATAAGACCTAAGGGAAAGCGTATTATTGGTTTTCGTGTTAATAATAAGTATACCATTAACAAAACATCTTAATATGTCATATTCATTACTGCTTCTGACTATAGCTATATGATACCATTTGTTTGCCTCAACTCTATCAACATGCCAACCAGTTTGTTGAGCTTGAAATAAAAAATAAAAACCAGTACCTGTTAAAACTACACCAAAATAAAAAATACCATTAGGATATTCATGCTCAACCAAACAACTTGTAACAAGATTGGTTGACTTATACCAAAAGTCTATAGTAAATGGATGACCGTCATAAAACAGCTCAGGCAATAACGATTCTTTGGTGTTTATGATAGTATAAAGAAAAGGATCCGTTTTGTTATATTGGACACATTGTATTGAGCCATCGGTGATAAGATTGCCATTATTGGCTATAAAGAGATTGCCAGAGGGAGTAGGATTCCCCTCTACCTTAAAATTACCATTGAATCTCATCAAAAACCTAGTATGATCATCGATCCCCCCCCCCTAGTATATTCAATCATTCTTCGTCTCATAAAACCTTCATCTTTTTTAGTAAATATATTAAGCCCAATAATATCAACAACACGCTAATTGATGTGACAGCTATTGGCCATCTTGATTCTTTCTTGTCATCTACATCCTTATGTTCGATGTCTGTCTTCTTATCAATATCCTCAATACCGGTGATCGTCTTATCAATGCCAAGAGAATCGACCATCACCGTGCTGTCCCGCCGGCCGATGACGATATGAGCGTCCGTCTGGGAGGACACGGGTCGCTCCCCAGTGGATGGATCCACCTCCTTCGTAGTATCGAATTTCCTCTCAGTTATGACAATATCAGCATTAAGATCAGATGTCCTGATCTCTACGATCTTCCGATCTATGACCTCATCTATCATCGTCTCTATCCTGCTTATCAAACGATTATCTATAGACGTGTCGCTAACCTGCCTCCTGCTTCCACAAGAGGACAGGAATAGCGACAGACCTAAACAAAAAACAGCCTTAAGACTTATCCTTAACCTTATCATCAGCAATCTTCTTTATATCGTCAAACATCTCGTCAGGTATGTTTTTAGAGAAGCCAAACATCTTGAATACGTTTATCCTCTTGAATACAGCCTTGAACACCTTAACCAGATAAGCGTCAGCGAAAGCATCCCCTATCGTATTCAGGAAAAGCATCACATATCCAACAAGGGCTATATACACCCCATATTTGGTAACGGTAAGTATCATGCTAGCCTCCTCCTCGATCGGGTATAACGTCTTATATATAACACATAATGTCATTACTATAAAACAAGACAAAGCGAACTCCTTAAGAATATCAGTGAACCTGACCTCCCTAAGCCATCTCTTGAAACTAAACCTCCTCCTACGGCTTCTACGGAGCTTCCAGCCCCTTATGCTTTGCGCTAACCTAGCCAAAAAATTAGCTATTAATACTATAAGTAATACGGTCAATAAATGATGCACTGGCTGGAAGTAAGCCCAACAAGAGGCACCATACGCAAGCGCAATATTCCACAAAGCCCCCACTCGCTCTATCATGTCTTTGTCTTTCATCTTATACCCTACTCGCAAAGTTAACTACTATACCATTAAGTACCTAAAACACCACAGCATGTATACCGTTCCTAGTATCAAGGCTATCAAAATGCAACCAACCCACCTTCCCTTCAAGCCGGAAAGGATATGGTAACATATCTTGATGATCCAAGATCAAGCCTCTAGCCTGTTCCGCCGTCATCGACTTGACATCGAAATCACCGGCCTTACCCAATACATGAGCGGATAGATAAACATCCTTCTTATCCTTGACAATCTGGCAGATGTTGCATCTAAGACCACGTTGGGAAAACTGTCCTTGCTTATCCCAGTTATTACAATACATAGGCTGTTTGATTATATCCCTACGCAATATAAGAAGGTTATGAAGAAAGGCGGTATCGAGAAACTGCCACGATCTATCCTTCCACTTATTGTATGTATGAGGACACACCAATTCAACTATATCAAAATAAGAACCTAATTCTTTTATAATATCATTCCTATCCATATCATCCATTTTTAAAATAATGTAAAATAACAATACCACGATAACCTGATCCTCCTCGACCGCTCGTAGCCCCACTATTAGAAGCTTTAGAGGCTCCTCCTCCACCACCTCCATAATAAGTGGCATTACCTCCATTTTTGCCATTAATAATAACACCCTCAATATCCTCGACTCCAGCTCCATCACCTCCCCCGTGATTTCCGCCTTTCCCTCCGGATAAAAAGCCCATATTCCATCCTCTTGTATAAGCCCCCGATCCACCACCAGCGCCCATAGGATAAGGATATCGGTCAGGATATTTGTTGTTAAAAACATATGATCCATCTTGCCCTGGATTTCCCGGGGAAGAATCATGGCCATCCCCTTCAACTCCATATCCGCCTCTTCCACCTTTACCGGCAATAGCCTGATATATACCGAATACACTATCCTGACCTATATCTCCGACAACCACCCTATATGTAACACCTGGATTTACGGATATAGTCCCAGTCAGTACACCACCTCCGTTACCGCCACTCCCGGCATTATATATATCGGAAGATTCTCCATTAAGACCTCCGGCGACCAACGCGAACTCAACCTCATAGACCCCATCAGGAACCGCCCAATATCCATTATCCTGAGGAGATAGTTCCTCGAATACCTCTATTATCTTCCTTTTGGGTAACATTCTTCTTCTCATCATAAGGCAAATAGGATTTTACCCCCCCCAATTTAATTTTAAAATATTGATATTCATAATATTATTCTGGTTTAATCGTCCATCTCTGGGCGTAGTTATTTTTTAACACATATATCTTCTCCATAGGTGTAGCGGGAGACCCGTTGGACGAGCCTTTCACGAATCCTTCCGGCGCCTGCTCCGTTCCGGAAGGACGCTGGTTTTCGGTTGGATAAATAGCATCATACATGCTTACCGAAAGACTATAGAACTGGTTCCTCTTCCCATCCTTAGCCACGGATGTCATAGTAATCTGATCCCATCCTACAACAAGGTCGTAGAAAGAGTTCACGAAATCATCTGATCTTTTTTGGCTATGAGTGGATGCATTCACGTTAAACCCTGTAATAGCCCTCATCTCATAAATATAATCCGGAAGCTTATCCATTCTAAGACTATTGCTATTAGCTGCAATGAAACTAGTAAGATGTTCCAATCCCCTTCCAGACATATTATCATCATTCCAACTCGTCTTCCTTTCTCCATTCTTCCAGTCATTTAAAAAATAAAAATCAGTAATATTAGGATTTATCTTATCTACCTCGAAAAAAGGAAGGGTATTTATATCAAAATAATTCCACATATCAGAAGGGCCTGGAGTTATATCCAACGAAGTTAATTTAGGAAGATCATTAAACTCCTTTATATACCTATCCAAATAACATGAGGACAATTCAAGGGATTGAAGATTTTTCATATTCTTTATATTCCTTATCCCGCTAGATTCTATATCCCTAAGATCAAGCATATTAAACATATTTAAATAATATACCTCTGTCTTACTGGTTATAGCCTCAGGAATTACGGTCATTCTTTGCCCCATATTTTGAAGATCGATATAAATTAACTTTTTGGATCTTGACAACTTGTCTACAGGTATACCGTCATTAACATACAGCGTATGGGATACGACCAAAAACTCAAGTCCTGGTATATCCACAATCGGGAAAGATGTCATCTTGCAAATTTGGATATTGGCATAATAAATATCACAAGTAAAATCTATCGACACAGCCCGTTGTACGTCCCTCCTCCCATCAGCGTAAGCATGATTATCTATAGGTACGTATTGCGATCCATCCTCCTTCCTGAACCACCACGTAGTATTGGGATTTTTCCTGTGTTGTATTGCCAAAGAACGGAATATGATACGATAATCATCCTGCCCTTGGACCTTGGTCATAGGAAACTGCTCCTTTATTCCATCCCCCCAATCCACATTAGCCATACCGGGCTTTCTGGATCTAAACTCGACAAACGTATTATAAGGATTACCAACGACAGGATCAGGTACATAATTATAATCATCGGTATAATAATTTCTAAGTGCCCTATCCCATGTAGTGAACCACACGAACTTGTTGGATGATGCCTCGTATTTATATAATGTCTTAGCCATTACCTATCTTGTTAAAATATTCTACAATAACATTCCTGTCCAATCCCATAGAATCACATAAATACTCTCCTTCTGGTTGATCCCCAAACGATAATACCTTATCCGTATCATGAGCTAAAACATCTCCATTGCCTACAAAGGTACACCCATCGTCAAATACAATAAGCTTATATGGCTTATACGACCTCGTGTCAATATCAGAAGATCGTATTGACCTTAACACCGAAGCCTCTGGTGCCATACTAAACCTCCATCCATAATTATTCATAAGCACATAAACCATCTCCATAGGAGTCGACGGAGAGCCATTAGACTGACCCTTTATAAAACCAGAGGGAGCCTGTAATACGCCACTAGGTCTTTTATCATCAGGATTGGAAGCTAAATACATACTTAGATACAATCCATAAAACTGATTTCTTTTGCCATCGGAAGCAGAGGAAGACATAGTGAGATAATCAAACCCCATCACCCTCTCATATAATGTCGATATAAACGTATCACATCGACCTTGGGTTGACAAGCTGCGATACATATAAAAGCTATTCATAGACCTCATCTCATATATATAATCCGGGAGATTACTTACATCTATATTACTATAACTATGTGAAGCGTCGATACGCTCAATGTTTCCCAATCCCTTACCGCTCATATACGGATGCCAACTCACGACAGATCCATACCATCTATTTATATGATCGAAAATCTTTAAACTAGAATTTATCTTATCCACCTCATCCATAGCCGGGCATGTGTTAGGATCAAACGATGATGTGGCAGAACAAGGACTTAAATACAATTCTTTTAAATTATTGAATGATAACCATTCCTTAGGATATAGCCTTACCCTTCCACCAGCTAAATGCAATATCTCCAAATTAGGCCACATGGAAGGGAATTTCCTTATATTGGAAGCTTCGGTATCACTAAAGTCAATAGACTTGGACAAATTCAGACCTTTCAATTTAGTTAGTCTATTCCAATCCTCCGGGATGGACGTCAACGTATCCACACCAAACTCACTTAATGTTATACGCTCTATATTTACCGATCTCATTATCCTATCCTTTGGTATATCTGTTATGGTACGATCCCCAGGAATACTTATAATTATATCGATAAGGCTAGGCATATCAAGTATAGGGAAACCTACCATCATAATCCTATGGGATTCCATCTTCGTAACATCATTGGTAAAAGACATGGATATCACACGCTCCTTATCCATGCCATCATCATAAGCATGATTGGGGGAGGGAACATACTCACTCCCATCCTCTTTGTAAAACCACCATGGATGGCTATCCGGATTCTTACGATAACTTATATCCCTTCTCCTAAACATCAACCTATATTGACCATATATAGATCCACTCCTAGCCCTTACAAAAGGGAATTGCTCTTTACTCCCATCTCCCCAATCAACCTCGCACATGCCGGGAGCATTAGAATAAAATTCTATAGTCTCATTATAATTATTACCATCCAATATAGGATCAGGAACATCATCAGTAGTATCATTCCTGTTAACGCCCCTAAAAGCATATTTACCCTTAGTAAAAAAGGTTATAGACCCTTTATTCGTATCCTTACATATCAACTTCATACCTCTCCCTCCTCTATTCTTCTAAAATACTCGACAACAGGTGAACTATCAAGCCCTAGATTACTACATATATCTATAGCCTCGTATTTATCGGCAAAACTGTACTTGGACATGCTTTCATCTAACACGTCTCCGCTGAACACGGATACATGCCCGTCCTTTACGCCAAGAACGAACGGGGTGATCCTGGCCTTCCCAGCCCGCCTTGCCCTCGTAAGGGCGGCCTTAGAAGCTGGGGCAGGGGCCAAGGCCCATGTCTGCCCGTAGTTATTGGTAAGCACATACACCTTCTCCATAGGCGTCGTAGGATTACCGTTGCTAACACCCTTAACAAACCCCTCAGGGGCTTGATAAACGCCAGATGGTCTCTTGTTGGTAGGAGCTGCGGAAGTATATAAATCTAAGGTAAGTTTATAAAACTGATTCCTATTACCGTCAGAAGCCGTCTGTGACATCGTTATATAACTCCACGACATTATCTTATCATAAAATGTATTTACGAATGTATCAGCCCTCTCCTGCGTATTTATAAATTTACCACAATCACTCAAAGTCCATATCCTAAATTCCCTTACCTCATACAACCAATCTGGAAGATCATCTACCGGCACCACACTTGAATAACAATACGTATTATGGATCTTATTTAATTTCCCTCCTACCAGATCTTGTTTCCATGAGCTACCACCACCCATAAAGGTAACGCCTGTCTTATCATCCCCTACCTTATCCACCTCATCAAATACAGGTATATTATTCCTATCGCTTATAATGCTTATACCTTTTGCCGGAATAGAATTAAAAGCCGGATCATAAGAAGGAATATTACACCAGTTGAAGTTAAAATCAGTAAGATTCTTCCATTCAGAGAATCTTCTCCAATTAGAATCAGGATCATCCCCGAAGTTAAAAATGTTATTGCATCCGAAATACCTCAGATCTTTCATGTTCAAAAAACTTTCTGGCCAATTACTCCATACACCAGGATGAGAAAAAGACCCCATCTGTATATTACGAAGATTAACGCTCTTACTTATCCTGTCATATGGGATATCGCCATTTTTAAGAACGGATCTGACCATAGCCAAATAAGTTATATCAGGTAGATTAACTACAGGAAACTCATGGAGGACAATACCATCCATATTGAACTCCCCATTGATTACGTTAGAGAACCTCATCGTAACCTCTCTACGCCTGATATCGCTATACTTATGTGGAGGGACCGGTATGTATTGTGAACCATCCTCTTTCTTATACCACCATACGGTATCATCCGGATTCTTCTTATACTCAATGTCAAGAGACCTGAATACAATCCTATAACTACCATCAGATATCTTAACTAAAGGATATTGATCCTTTGTCCCATCACCCCAATCGACGTCCACGAATCCTGGATTGTTTGCCGAGAACCTGAGATTACGATTAAAATTACCTAAATCTACTATCGGATCAGGCACATAATCAGCATTCCTCCCATTATAACAAGGGAACCTGTCCTCATTAACGTAAAACGTCACCGAGGACAAGACCGTATCATATCCTACCAAAAATCCCATATCAACTAATTGAGGTTATACCATAAGACACCCATTCCTTGTATCCGTTAACCATCTCATATACCTTGTTGATGGTCTTACATACGACAGCGAACCCAATATCCACGTTAGGGAACTTCTCGTTAAGCTCATCTATTGTAAGTTCCTTAGTTATACTCTCATCCCACTTACGCATCTCCTTTACCTCCATGAGGATCGGTTTACCGGTTATACCTACGCTCATTACCCACTCACCCTCACGATTGGCATCCGCCAGATCGGGGAAGATCGTAACGCCAAACAACTCCGTGAGCACGAACTCATCGCCGTTCCGGGTAAACGACACCGCCGCTCCGGGGGTCAAGACTACCTCGTTCACCGCCAGCATACTCACCAGCTTCTTGGCTCCCCCTGATACAGTACCATTCAACACGACAGTCACGTTACCCGTAGCGCTATTAACAAACTTGATATCATTCTTCTCGCTATTTATAGCCTGTAACATAGACCCAGATACGATATTTACGATCTCATAATTCTTGTCGTAAGTACTCTGTAGCGTCACATTACCGTATTTAGTATCGATAAGGGTAATCCACTTAGCCTTACCACCGACTATCTCAACAAGCTTATAAAACACGTCATTGCCGTCAGCGTCAACCCATCTAGCTATAGCACCCGGAGCGAAATTAGTCACCTCCCGATCTTGAGTATAACTTATAGTGCTTTCCGTAGGCTTGTTAGCCAAAGTAACGTAAAGACATTGCTCTACATCGGCCTCCATCTTAACTATCCCAGCACCATCGTAATAATAATCAGGTACGTTTTTCTCTCGTATCAACAGGATGGTACCTTCCTTAAGCTTATCGGCGTTAGTTGGATCATCCACGAAAGACTTCATCTGGATATAAGTATCGAAGATAATAGACGTACTCTTATCCTCTATCTTCTGATTGATATCATTGACAATATTATTAATCTCGTCTTTCGTATAATAAGGGGATAAATCAACCTTCGGACCTTCCTGCTCTAAAGCCTGAGTTCCATCCCACCAATAATCAGGTACCTCCTGCTCCCTGATCCAGAAGCTGTCCCCCACACGGAGCTTAGCCGTGTTCTCCGGAACCGCCAGCCACTCATTCATGGCATCGACCGTATCAAAGATATACGCCGCGTTCTTGCCCTCAGCTATACGTCTTACGACAGCCAACTCGCTCTCGACATCGCTAAGTCTTTCCTTTATATTATTGATCTCCCGCTCCAGCTTATCATAATTATCCTCCTGATCTATAGCATCGCCTATAGACATATAGACCTCATTGGTGAGCTTATTATAAGTAATACGGGCTACTTTCTGATAAGAAGTCTTATATGTACTCGCCCCCTTACTGGTATTGCAGATAAAATCATATGTATTTTGATATACGACAGATCCACCGGTATTGATGAAATTATATCCATCTTGGCTCATCGTACCTCCCTTGTATCCAACAAGTTCAAAAGAACATTTACCCGTACCTTTAGATCCAAACCATGTAGCGTAGGCCATGAAATACGTCTCTTCAGGTAGGATATCATAATATTTAGCCCTTAAATCCTTCACCGACATCCAAACACATTCCTTACCAGAACCGGTATTATCACCACCCCATTTAAGAACTTCTCTAACAGAGCTATCTCCATTTCCGGGGCCAGACCAACCTACAGCAAGATTATCTATGGTGGGAACATTAGAATTAAGGGCTTCCGTCATCGTGTCCAAGTCCCTTCCGGAACTTGATTCCCATAAATATCTGAACGTCACAAAATCAACATCCCCGATCTTAATGCCTCCAGTATTACTAGGATATGTCTTTGTGACTAACTCATAATACCATTTACCATCACGGAAAGTAGCCCTTATCCTCTCTACTTGCTTGGGGGATATAGAGACATATGATCCGCCAACGGAAACGTTATCGCCATCAACCGCACGGGAAGTCCCATCCTTTGGGTCCTCAGGATCTACGGGGGTGTAGATCGTAGCCTGTTTATCTCCGGTATTGATAATAACTATATAATAGCTATCCCCGTCAAGACCCTCATCATGAGCCATGGTGACAAAACCTTGCTCGCTATCCGGTCTCCATTCAACGACAACCATATGCTTATCCATAGGTATACCGGAAACGCTGTTAACGTAATTGGTTGACGACATGAAAACAGCATGGTCATCATAAGCCTCATCCACACGTTGATGCTTAGTAGCCAATCCGTCAAGACGTGATATCTCAATGGGGTCAGTTACCTCGACCCCATTATAATCATACCACTTATATCCGATCATCGTATTCTCACGACGATATTTCCTTTTCCTTATGACCTCACCGCCGGCTAGGGCGTCAATCATATAATAATCATTACATACCTTAACCATAGCCTTGATATTAACAGGTTTGACATAAACAAGCCACGATAGTAGCGCCATCGGGGATGGAGGTCAGCGTAGTCCCTACCGGGTAGGTCGGGGAGGATGACTCCATCACCATCAACGACATCCGCTCTACGACCATATCGTTATCCACCAACCTGCTTCCCTCTACATAGAACCGGCCATCGGCCACCTCATAGCACTCGCGCACCGGGACCATATGTCTTTGGCTCTTATCCGCGTAATCACAGATCGTGACCTTAGCCCCCTCTGGAATAGAGTTAAGCTCATCTCCAGCATGATAATCAGGATGATCAGAGTACACGACATACAATATGGACTTAATATCCTGTAACGCCGGATTGATCGTCCTGAATCCCTTTAAATGAATTTTATGACCACCAACCTCATAGCAGTCATCTACCTCCATGATATTAAGGTCACAGCTGATAACCGTCCAGCCGTTAATAACCGTCTGCGTAGGGGTAGTATTGATAGGATGATCGGGGTCGGTAGACTCAACGATCTTATAGTCGAAAGTCTTTACATCCAGATTTCCGTTCAACGACTCCTGTCTCCTGATCTTCACCGTACCCTTTCCGGTATCATAACAAGTCTCCGTGGTATCGATAAGTCGATCCATATAATCCGGCTCCTCGCACTCGATACGGGCGAAATTGGATGGCAAAGAGGTATATTGAGTACCAACATGGATATCATTGTCTGTAGAACTCAATACATGATGATTATACGACCTAACATGATTTAAAGGGTTGATAACGTAAGTGGATTTAATCCTTACCGATCCTCCCGGTGTCGAGTAACATTCTACCGCATTTCTGGTAATACGATCATCCAACCTTTCTAGAGCACACCTTTCACGGATAAAATCCGCAGGGATATTATTTATCCTATTTCCTAGCCCATACCTATTATCAGACGAGTCCACAATCTCCCAGAACTGGTTTCTTTTCCCAAGATCACCGTCATAAGACACCACATGTCTCATACGCACGCTTCCGGCTGATGTCTTGTAACACTCCTCGATATCAATAGGCATCCTATCTTCCATATCCGTGAAATCACAAGACACCAAAGAGAATCCGTCCGGGAGGGTAGCCAGTTCGGCCCCAGGAACGAAGCCGGCGTCATCCGATTCAAGCACCTCGAAGCGGACGTATCTTGCCTTTATCTTGGAGTCATAAGAAACCAGCCTACGAAGCTTGACATTGCCATTGCCTCCGTCATAACACTCGACATAAGACCGGATGTCACGCTCCTCCATATCGTCGAAATCACAGACAGTCCTTACCCACGTATCTGGCAAGGAACTGAAGCTGGCGCCCTCAGGTTGTGACGGATCGGTAGTCTCCAGGACTTTATAGCTCTTATCCCTAACTCCTATATTCCCGTCCCATGACGTGAGAACCTCCAGCTTCACCTTACCGGCCGGTGTCTTATAACATTCTACAGTTACCTCAATATCCCGGTCCTCCATATCCGTGAAGTCACAAACGACCTCAACCCAGTCATCGCTTATGCTGGTGATAAACTTACCTACCGGATTCTCAGGATCGGTACTTTGCTTGACGCGATACCATTCCTTTCTGGTACCCATCTCGTAATCAAATATCTTATATCCCTCTATCTGCACCCTTCCGGTTCCGGTATCAAAGCATTTAAGCACCGGTATTATCTCCCTTTGGGTCATGTCCGGGAAATCACATACTATACGACTCCATGTATCGGGTATCTTATCATACTCCGTACCGATAGGATTGCTATCGTCAGTCGTATTCACCACCTCATAATGGGATACCTCCGGGTTCAGGCGGGGGTCTACTGACTCAACGCCCTCGATCTGGACCTTGCCCCCTTCCGTGGCGTAACATTTACTTACGAATATCAACTCCCGATCGGTCATCTCCGCTATGCTACAATCTATAGCTACCCACTCGGCAGGAATCTTATCCAATTCCGTACCAATAGGCGTATCAACATCTGAAGAGTTGATGATAAATATCTTCTCGGCCAATATCTCACCCTTATTATTCATATAGGTATGGATACGAGCCTCTACCTGACCTCCCGGAGTACGATAACATTGGTTGACGATCGACACACGGGCGTCCTTGATGTTAATGAACTGATAGTCCTTTTTAGGAACCTCGCTTACAAGTCTCTTTACTCCTTTATCATCGAAGTACACGTAACACCCGTCATTCCTCATCATGACCGGATACGTCTTTCCGTCTATGACAACACCTGAGAAGTCATCTGGCGGAACGGAGAAACCCATGCTTCCGAATATAGAGGCCAGTCTCTTTAAATACTCATTTATCGCAGACATAATATCATATTTTAATTCTACTGCCTCAAAGATAACAAAAAAGGGAAGAGAATTGAATCTCTCCCCTTTAGGAAATATATGAACGCAAAAAAGGTTCTTTATTTCGGCTCAGTTACGATGGCCGGGCCAAGACCAGCAGCAGCACCGATCATGTTAATCATCTCCTGAACGCCCTCATGAGCGCCGTAACGTACACGTAAGATCAAGTTGATAGGATCATCAGCGATAACCTTTCCGAATCCCTGAGCGTATCTATGAGGATTGAGCGTAATCTGGAAGTCAACGTACTGAGCCGTTTGCTCTACACGACTATATTCGTTCATGAACGTCCGCCCCATGAAATCCTGATGTTTCGGGAAACCGTTGAAATGAGCGTAGCCCTTCAACTCGTCATCCATCATATTACCGCCGACATGAGTACGCGGAGCTTTGCTAGACAGTCTCTCGAAATGAAGTTGATCCCACCAGATAGGAGACCCCTCGTCAAGAGAATCAGGATAACCGCCGCTAGCACCAACGATCTCAACACTATCCTCGATATAAGTCATTTTATCCATCAAGCACTCTGATGGAGATAACAACATTTCCTTGCCACGGAAACGGATACCGCACTTGCAGTTAGTGCCAAGTTCCTGAGCCGACTCCAATTTCTTCCACATACGGTTGCGGTAGGACGCCGGAGCCTTGCTGGTGAAGAATCCCTCGAACACCTTGTCGCACTCATCACACAACATGTTAGTATATACCGTTGTCTGGAAGCTATGCTGGCAAGCCGCCGGAGTACCGTAGTCGGTGATCTCCAGTTCCGGGAAAGCCTGTTTGATTTCCTCCAAAGCACTGTTTCCACACTCATCATCCGGGATCGTGATATAATACTTCTCGGTGGATACCTTGCAAGAACCACAAGCTGACCAAGAAGCGGTACGAACCGTAGGATTCTCACACATATCGGATGTCTTAGCCACATAGTAGATAATAGCCGTAGGATTGGCCTCCACGAAAGTAGAGATCTCCTCATCCGTCAATTTCTTGGAAGTAGCGGCAATATACAAACCTGATCCCTTGATCTGACTCATCTTATTAACCGTATCGGCTACAACGTTAGGCAATGACTCCACCGTAGTAGACATATCAACACCGTCATCCTCCAAGGAAATAGAATACAGATAACCGCCCTTAACCTCGGTATAGTTAGGAGGACAATCCGTACATCCTTTCATGATAGAGATCAGACGTTGAGTATAATCAGCCGGTTTAGCGCCTTTCTTCATCACCTTATAACGTGACATGCTACCCTCGATAGTCTCACGTACGATCTTCAATCCTGGATATTGAGCGCGAACCTCAGCCAACGCCAGATCATCACCAGTATCGCATACCTCCATGCAATAGAAGTTCACGTCCTCCGTCTCAGGCTCAGTAGCCTCATTAGTGCATCTTGTAACCGGAGTGATATCAATATAATCAGATACCTTGCCACCACCTGCGATAGGTTGGTTCTTCATCCGCTCGATACACTTCAATACGGCGGGTAACAAATCAACCTCCTCGCAAGGATCACATTCCTCGCATTGATTAGGGGTATTGTCGCAATCATCCAAAAGGATAGCGTCATTGATCTCAACACGACCTTCCTCGTAGCCAAGAAGCTCGAAAGCCCTGCCGGCGAGAATCAAGCGGATAACGATACGGTCGCCCTTGGAAACGGAGAAAGCCGTGTCGTCAGAGACACCATTGTATCCCAAGATAACGTCATCGACATAAGCGTGATCCTTCTTCGGCCAAGAAGCGTAAATCTCGGTGATCTCGTTCAAGGAGAATAACGGCGTGGAAAAATCCTTGTCATAGATAGAGCGGGAAGCCGCTTGCTCATTACGACCGATACGGATCTCATAACGCTTGTCGTTACGAGGCTTACCGGTAAAATCAGTCACGGCCTTACAACCGTTCTCGGAAGTATCTTTAGTATCATAAATACCGATCTGTCCTTCCTTCAAGAAGATGGAATCAACATCCACCATCTTAGCGTGTGGGGATACGAAAAGTACCCGGTCTTGCGGTCTGTGCAACATATAATTAATATTTTAGTTTAAAAATCATTCACTAACGCAAACATAATAATAAACGAGTTCACGACAATAAAACACGATCACGAGTGTATAGGCATATAAATAAATTACATTTTTTGTAAAAACATTATTTAAGCCACTTTTTCTTATACATCTTCCTCATCATATCAATAAGTTCATCGAAGCTTTTTATATAACCCATATCTATAGCCCATATAAGATTGCCCTGTGTTTGCTCCAATTCCTTTAGCTCAGCTTCCGTGGCCTTATCCCTGATCATACTTTCATGGATATTAAAAACAATATAATTAAGACCCTTGGCGATCTTAACATAATCTACATCCTTAAATCTAGAAGCCGCCCTAGACAAAGCATTATACCTATCACCAGCCTCTATTCGATTAAGAATAAGCTTATCGGTTAACCACGTAACAACCTCGGCATACAACATAGGGTTCAATTCCATAGCTACAAGAACCCATATATAAGGATTACACATAGTTCTCCTGTTCTCGCCCCTACCAACAGTCTTATAAGCGCCAAACTTTTTCATTACTTTTATAAGAGACTCTTTTTCAACCATTTCCATAAAAACAGGAAATCCTGTTTCTATCATATATCCTTGTTTTTCAAGAATATAGTATATTCGCTCAGCACTTTCCTTGTTAGAAAGGATATTCTCTATCCTCTTATCATTCCATCCTTCCTGAATCCTTTTCCTGGTATAGGCTTCCTGTAAATCAGTCAACGACATGAAAGACGTTTTAGTGTCTTGCTTGATAGTAACACCAAAAAGATCCCTATCCTTGGAGATCATAACAACATTAGTTTTCATATTATATATATTTAATTATTTAATACAATGCAAATATATAAATAAAATTTTTACAGTAAAAATATATGGATAAAAAATATTCCAATATAAAATCATTATATTAAATATTTTATAAAAACGCAAAGATCATACTTGCTATTTCTGGAATCGGAGAAATCTACGATTCCAGAAAATATGCATAGGATGATAAAAAATAAGCCTACCCATTTCTGGGCAGGCTTATCAATCAAAACTAACGTTGTTTATTTAAAGGAAGCCACATTATCCTTATCCATTCTATATCTATACAATTCATTCTCATTAAGGTTGAATTGTTTAGCTACCATATCCAGAATCTCCTCCACAAGATAATCGGGCAGCTCCGGGTCGATGTCCGTGGATTGGATACCGGCGGCGTTGATATACCCCGACAGGTCCACCCTGACAGGACGGCGGTAGTACGTCATCTTAACCTCCTCGGTACGGAAGCCTGACTCGTAGACCACGACCTTCCCGTTCCCTATGGAGTAGAATGTCTCACGGTAGTCGTAAGAAGGACGGTTATTCTCGTCTCCAAGAAGCTCATGGATATTCTCGTTCTTAGCCTCCCACATAACGAAATCAGTGGCCTCACACCCTTTGTATGAGAAAACTCCTTTTATGTTAGAGAACCATAGATAGTCGTCAGGTAAGTTAAAGGACGTAGACTCAGGGTCATCCATCCTACCCGCATTATCCAACGACATCCAATAAACAAGAAGGTTTTGGATGGAGCGTATAGTCTCGTCATCCTTCCTATTTAGATAGTACTTAACTAACCGGTCTTGGGCCTCGTTAAACAACAACACGAACCTTCCCGGATCAAGCTTAATCCCGCCATTGGCAAGATTCTGCTCGTTCTTCTGCAAAGACCTTAGATACGCTTCTTGGATTGTCATCGTTATTCCTCCTTAATCTTATCACCTTCCTCTACGTCATCCTTCTTCTTAATATCCTTAACCTTCTTGGTCTTGGACTTATCATCGATATTAGACATAGACATGATCTCCTCATACTCATCCAATACATTAGCCTTTATGTTAATAAAGTCTTTCTTGGTAGCCAAGAACTCAGCGGATGTCCGAACGTCAGGTCCTATGATCTGGCCATTATATTGTAATCCGGATGGAGTCATATTGATACGACCATTTCGTTGAAGGACGTTTACGATACGGTAAAACTCAAGAACTTCCTTGAAATCACCTTCCAATGACCGATCCCAGATATCAAGCAGATAATCGACATTGGTCTTCTTCTCATTCATCCAGTTTGATAGAGATCCTGTATAATACTCATCCTCCGTGAAATCCGGGCGAGTTACGATACCGATGTAAAGAAGAAGATCGATGACAGCCTGACGATCGTCGCCGCCTTTCTTAAGGGCGCTGATAAACTTATAGCTGATGTTCATCTTATTGATCTCACGCTGCTGAACGAAATCCTTCATATTGTCTTTCTCCACGAAACAGAACATGGAGTTCATGAAGACAGGATCGCCATCCATTTCCTGAGGAGTCAACATGCCGGAAAATACAGCCAGATATAAATAAAATAACTCAACGGTATTAGCCGTGTTATAGACCTTACCCATGAATATCTTATCCTTAGCGTCATCCCAAAATTCTAAATTGGTTTGAGATAGATCCATCTGCGACATTTCCTCGAAAGGCTTCATGATATTATCTACCCGCTGTTTGACGAGCTTATCGATCTCATTCTTGTCAAGACCATTATAGCATCTTGATCTTGGATAAAAACCGGTGTTATAGGCCTTGGAGAAATCATCCCAAGGGCAACATACGTGAGTGGCGTTCTCCGGGAACGGAGCTTTAGCTATATTAGCGTCTTGAAAGGCCTGAGGAGCACTTCCATCGTGTTTGCCTACAACCTCATATAAGGTATCTGACATGATATTGAAACCGTTTACCTCGGCCAATACCTTCCTTGATTTTAAAATTTCTTTCATTTCCTTTTTGCGTTACTTTAAAAAAAGAGGAGAGGAATATCCTCCCCTCTAAAAACCAAATTACATATATGAAAAAACTTAGCCGAAGCAGTTCGGTTGAAGCTCGATAATCAAGAACTTACTGTTATCCATAACCCATGCTGCGGAAGCGGAGTGGCACCAGAATTGTTCTTTCATGCCCGGCAAGGATGATACGATCTCATTACCGTTGGCTTTGTGCGCCCAACGACCGTACTCATAGCCCCACCACATACTTACACCTTCTGGCTTGATATAGAATACGTTGTTATTCATATTACCTAACTTAGCGTTAGCCGTATTAGGAATAGCGGAATATGCGTTAGTTGATCCAGCGTCAGTGATATTCTCGATAATACAAGAATAAGAAGATCTAGGATACATGCCATTCACTAACTCGCTACGATCTGTCATGTCAGCGTAATCCAAAGAAGGATCGTGCTCGAACTCAACATTACCGATGCCCGGGATGAAAGCTCCCTTAACCTGAACCGGACCTAAGATCATGGCGTCATTAGTACCAGAGATAGGGTTAGAAGGCAACATCCTATCGCTTCCCATACCCCAGCTTAAGTTCTGCAAGGTAGTGAAGAACGATTCCCTGATCAACTTCTCTAAATTGATCATAGCCATAGCTCCTACCTTGAACTTAATCTTACGTTCCGTAATAGGAAGATCCTGACGTCCACGGAAAATATAAGATGCGGCAGCCATAAGCGTGTCCTTAGTAATACCCATCGGACGGCTATAGTAGATAGTGTAACCACGGCGAAGCTGACGGTAGATACCCTCATTCAAATGGATAGGACCATTTTGATCCATGATAATACCACCTTCTTGCCACATCAACTGTCTAGCTTCCAGCTTAACCAACTCAGCCATACAGAATACCTCCAGCGTGGACGCTACCTTAGCCGTACGCAAATCAAGTCTACCATTAACAGTCTTACCGATAATAGCCAAATCAGGAATATTGCCCTCATACTCGCTTCTCATAGCATTCATACGACGAAGAGCGGTCTCCACGAACTCTGAAGTGCTATTCTGAGCGGCCTGCATGGACTTCATACCAGCGTACATAGTTGTCTCGCCCTCAACACCACGGTGGTTCCCTAAACGGAACTCACAAGTCATAGAACCGGCCTTGTCAGCTCCAGATACTTTAGAGAACTGAGTGCTGTACTCACCAAGAGCATGACCGATCTTCCAGTAACGGATACCCGGATGCAATTTCTCTTTAGGGAAGTATTTAGCCTTACCGCCAATAACACGACCCCAATAACGTGTCAAATCTCCTTCTGTCTTAGACGGAATCTCACCTGAGATAAGGATATTACAGCCGTTAGCGGCGTCATAGGTAATGACATCATAAGCCGTAAACTCAGAGGTATTCAAAACGATATCAAACAAGCTACCGTCAATACCCGGTTTTAGATGATGACCTGAAGTATCCTCAGCCGTAACGACAGCGAATGTCTTTGTAACAGGTAAATCATAACGGAAAGAAGCTCCAATACCGTTAACGGAGATCGTAGCGCCGTTATTAATCATACCCATATACATCGGAACGGGGTAATTGGCGATATTAGAGAACAGATTCAACAGACCCAAATGATTCTTATCAGGATCCTCATAATACCAGCTCGCCAATGAGCCTAAGTTATGCTCTACGAGCGAAGTCTTATAGTTCTTGGCATCGGTGAAGGCAATAACGTTATCACCATTCACGGTAGCCGGAAAACTTTTTGTCAAAAATGGATTCATTTCTATTTATTTTTAATGTTATACACTCTTTGATCCACTCAGATCAAGGAAGTTAGCCTCTATAGTATCATTATCGATATTATTTTTATTCTGCTTTCCTCCCTTATTGCCAGAAAGAAGAGTGATGGTCTTCTTATTGACCTCCATCTTAACCTTGTTAGTTTTCTGTTTAAGAAACTCGTCCTTATTCATCAAAAACAAAGCCAGATCAGCGGCCATGTCCGGATTCTTGATAGCCTCCGAATAAGCTTTATCTATAGCCGTATGACCTTGATTGTCTATCGGCTTGGTAACGAAATCGACAGCCTTACCTATCATCGTGTCAGTCAACTGGAATCCTGAGCTTATAGACGTCTTAAGACCTTTCTTATAGATCTTCATCTGCTCAATCAACTCCTGTTTCCTTTTCTCGGATTTTTTCTTCTCCTCCTCGATAAGGTTATCCATCTCCTTTTTCAGGATATCATGGAACTTATTGGCCTTGGACTCAATAAACTCATCGCCCTTGCCGATCATCATCTCCATATTATCCTTTATCTCGTCTTCCGGCATACCCAACATCTTATAATAATGCTGGATGACCGCAAGCTGATCATTCTTGTTACTCATATCAAGGTTGTCCAACGGCGCCTGAATGTTCTGATATTGGCTTAATAGTTGGCCAACGTTACCACCGGCCTTATCCACCTCTATCATCTTCTTCATAAAGTCAGACATAGAACCGGTATCAACCTTATCCTTCAACAACTCATCAGCCTTATCCTTGATCAATCCCTCCACTATATCGAGTAAATCATCTTCTTTTGTGATAGTAGAAAGATCGACCGGTTTATCATCTACCATAATATCAAGGTTGTCAATACTATCGATAATACCTCTAGCGGCCATCTTCTCCAAAAAAGATTTCCCATTAAACCCTGATACTACATTATTATCAGTACCGCCTTCGCCAAAGGAATCAGGGTCTGGGTTGGTAGCGTCGCCGCCCTTATCCCCGCCACCGTCAGCCGCTCCGCCGTCGGCAGGCTCTTCCTTGGAATCACCTATAGGATTACCATCCTTATCATATTTACCCTCGATATTATTCTTATCGCCATCACCGTCACCACGGTAAAAAAGCTCCTCGACACTCATGGTCTTAAAACCCTTAGCGAAATCACCCATGTCATTCATACAATTTCCTTTTTTGCTTTTTACAAAAGTATTATTAATCCAATTACCAATTAAATCAAACCCATTATAGTATATGACAGAATTTTACGCCAAAATGATTACAGATTTTGTAAAAATATTTACAAAACTTGTAATCAATTCTTGTTTATTATTGACGTAAACCTATCTGTATCAGAACGTTTGTTCCTAGCATCTATCTCCTTTTCCTTTAATTCCAACTTCCTTTTCTCTATCTCCTCACGAGATCTTCGCTCAGCCTCGGCATTAGCCTGTCTGGTTCTCATATCCTCCTCACGGATATCCAGATCCCTTTCCTTCAAGGCTCGATCCGCTATAGCTTCCACATAATCCATACCCTCTTCGTTATCTTGTGTCCTAGCCGCTTGACAGGCGGCCATTATGCTCTTACCCCGTAAATCGAAGTTACCCTTGATATAAGCCAGCTCCTTCTCCTTCTCATGCTCGTCATTACGTGTCTGTTGATCGGCCTCGGCTTTTTGCTGTACAAGTCGTTGTTGATTCTGGTACTCCTCCTGTCTTACACGATCTGCGTAAGATCTGGCATCCCTTCCTATCTGATTCATCTCAGCCGTCGAGTTGGCATTCATCATTCTAGTGATATCAAGCAAGTCATTGCCCAAAGTATTCGTCTGTAATATATATTGCTTCAAATTCTCCAATTCCAGACGTTTCTTGGAATTAGAGACAGCCATAACATTAAGATGACGTAACGACAAGCTATTATCCGTAAGACTGACGTAAGCCAAGGACAGATCGCTGTTCCTGTACATCACGGTCCAATCGTATCCTTCCTTCTGGCATACTTGAGCCACGGCTAGATGAATATCCAATGTCCGTTTCTTGAAGTCATCGAAATCATTAAAGTAAGTCTGGGTCTGTAGCATAGTAGCGTTAACTCCCTGTTTTACGCCCGTAGAACTCTCGTATCTAGTTGACTGACCCATCGCTTGCTCGGATATACCTATCATCCTATAAGCCATCATATAGGCGTAAGACGCCATTTCCATACGGGATCTTATCTGATCCGTATTAGTAAGATCATATACACCAAACTGGTTATATATGCTACTCATCTGCGGATTCTGGTAAGGATTGTTTGTGTCATTACCACCTACACCCATAAATGAGACGGACTTAACGATCTGCATAAAAGTAGCCAAAGCTCCCTTCTTGTCCATCATATCCTTATATTCCGTAGGCAGGAATCCTAAGTCGCCTAAGAAGAACTTACCGATCTCCTTCTCGGCGTTATTGTATAGCTGGTTCATAGCAAGGTTATACATCATCTGGAACGGCTGTATGCGATCAGCGAGACTAGCCCCTATAAATCCAGAAACCGGAATGACATAATCATACAGACTGCTGTCACCATGTATCTGATGAGGTATTGGATCCCCACCAATATATATAGGCTTATCCATTAAATTACCTCCGGTGATCTTAACGCCAAACCTAACCTCAGGGACATACTCCAAGATATAGGTGTTCACCTCAGGATCACCAACAGCATCGGCCATAACCCTCTTTACTTTCTTTATGCCATTCTTCTCCAAGAATTCCGGGAGCAACTCATCGGTTACAAGTTCCTGATCAACCATCCCGGTCTCTGTCATATAAGTTATTAAGAATACCGGTTTCATGGATACCCAATATCCTTCCATAACCCTAAAAAGGCGAGAGTCTATCTCATATCTCTTGCCATCGGCCATACCGGAGTTGAAATATCCAAAGGGATGGAAGCGTGGCAAAAAGCGGGGCTGGATGTGCTCCTCACCGTCCGGCCCGAAGGTGTGGTACTCTCCCATCGGAACACCATAATAGTCCTCAGCGGCAACTATAGACTCATAGTCATGGTATCCTTTCCATGGAATAACCTCATTCTCATACATACCGGTAATAGACGGCTTCTTTTTCTTCCAGTCATACCTATCACCGTCATTAGATACCCATCCCTCATAATCATCATCACCTCCCATAATCCGACGCTTATCCTTAGCCGTCATCTTATGGCCGTATCTTGATATCAACTCAACACCCTCGTAATAATGAATACGACCCACATAAGACCCATATTGCGGGTATTTCACATCAGGATGGAAAACCTCCATCGGACTCCATACCTCCGGACGATAGTAGTCGAAGCCAACGAAATGATTCCGGAACATCTTTCCGCTAAGAAGACGATCCCGGAAATTCTCCCTGTCAAGCTCATCCATATAAAACCGGCTACGGTCAGCCTCGATCGTATGATCCCCCCATACCGCCGCCTGCGTCTTCCATCTTGTACTCATGAACCTCTGGATATCATCAGGGGTCATAGACGCCTTGGCCTGTTGTATTTGCTGAACATAAGCCTGACGTTCCTCCTCGGAGTTGAACTCATTATACGTCGGATCAAGTCCTGCCTCCACAAGACGCTGATTAACGATAATATCCCACTGTTCTTGTATATGACGATGAAGTAAGTTTGACATCGTATCCTCATACTCACTTATAGCCATATCCCCTACCTCGTTAACAGTATACTTATCCTGTAGGTTTGTAAGCCATCCCTCAAAAGCGTTTACGATACCACCTATGATATCATAATGCTTCAAGAAAGAAGGGATTCTTATATCACTCCTTAGCTTCTGCACGTTCCTTAGCTGAGGGATGACATCCGCCATCTCCATAAAAGATAACTTACCATCCGCCATCAGATAATAGTCACGGTACATCTGGTTGCGATCATACTGTTTCAACCCTATCGTCTCAAGAGCGTCCATACAATCCTCCTTCCATTTCCTGTTCTTTTTCTTCGTGGAAATAGCCTGAGGAGGTAATCCTAATAACGCTCCTTTTGCTGGAAACGAATGATCTCTATTAAACACTTCCATGATTATTCAATTTTATTTACAACAAAGATAGGCGTTTAATTGACATTCATTTACCTAAAAGCTCCTATAGATACCGATCCAAAGGCAGAGGCATATACCTCATGGTGTTTATAAGCGTCTTCCTTGCGGGCATTATTCATCTCCTCGATCTTCGATTTAGGCATGTAATTGTTATCGTCAAAATATCTGGCGAGAACCAACGCATGCCCGAAGGCTATTATCCTATCGACGTTCAATCCGGACTTATACTGTATTATCTCATCCAATAGGGCTATATCATCGATCAGCTCAATACCCTTGACAGTTATATCAAGACCAGTCTGATCATCATAACCGACAACGAAATCCTGCCAGCAATAATCCACCACGCAGGAGAAGAGCAGGTTCTGGTTGCCGGGGGTCGGGTATAGCCCCAGCTTGCTGTTCTGCCGGGAGCCGGCCTTCACATACTTATTGGCTATAGCCTCACCAGCGAATAAGAAGAAAGATGCCGGCATACCGCTCTTCCGATTAAGATACTGCTCATACATCTGGTCAGCGTTCTCCATAAGACATATAGCACCATATCCTTTCTGAAGCACCTCGCACGTACGGCAAAACTGATCTATGGATGATGGACGAGATACATAAGAGGCAACTATTCTATAGGCATAAGGATCTCGAATACCAACACGTCTCTTGAATACATAAAAAGCACCTAATGAGGGCGTATCCGACTTAGCCTGTTTGTAGGGGTCGCAATTGTGAACAGATATATTCCTTAATAAATAATTATTCGTATCACATTCAAAATTATACACAGGACCGGTATACTTTTCTTTAGTTATAGATGATATCCTGACATATATATACCTGTCTCTTATACACATCTGACGCTGCCGACGATAAGGCTC